CTTGAATCATTTGTCTATAGAACCGGGAGCCTTCATGGGGCACCCCGATTGCTACCATATTGAAGTGTTCGCGGTGGGATCACGAATGAATCCACACCGCAACTGATACGCCCGACTTTCACGGACGAATTCATAAACACTTTGATTCAAGGATCAACACGGCCAAAGCACAGTTCATACTTTCATCGTCCCGAAGAACGTGTTTCGACACTTTTCTTATGCAAAGGACCCGGGCCCTAAGCATTTACCCGCCTCACCTGTAAGCTCTTTCGCGGGTCTCTCTTCACCCCTGCTGACCGGAAACTGTCTCAAAGGACCAAGGCAGTAACCACGACTTGGCGACCTCCCCGGAGGGTCCCAATCAAGGGAGACCCAGAGAGGCGCCTACACGCCGCCGAAAACAGACATTCTCTAACTCTGATTCGTTCCTATTATTCATGTGTTATGGTGTGCTTCATTTCCGAAGCGTTACCGTTCACATAACAATCAGGAACGTTTTCGGCACGTTTTTCGTGGTTCTTGCCACTAGGCTTGTTTCTGCTGTACCCAATGCCCACTATCGGTAAGAGTAATAGAACCAGCCACAGTGCTATAATGTTGAATGAAATCGTTACTTTCATAAATATCGATATTATTTTTCTCAGCGACCCTCATCTTCTCACTAGTAGACGCATAGTCGCCTGTAATCAATACATCGAATGCTTTACCATCAACGACAATCGCACCAATATCCCGACACACCTTAACCACATCATCACTAAGGGTAACTCCTGTGTGACCAACACGTAAAGTGTTAAAGTTATACGTGATGATCGGCTTGCATTCGTTAATGTGTGCAAACAACCGGGGATCCAGGAGCTTTTGAATGTTTTTAGTTAATCCAGCAAGAGAGTTTCTTGCACTATTACGTTCACCGCGATCAAGTTTACCATTCACATACATAAGGAAGTAATCCCAGCCGCCGCAGCCCTCCAACATGTCGCGGGCCCGAGCCGGGCCGATGTCCGGAATACCGATAGAGCCAACGATCTTGAAGTCATCAGTTTTCGAGATGGCCTCCTGCAATGCAGCCGGGAATTCCATATAGATCTTTCCTGTCAAGCCCTTCCTCTTGAAGGTATCCTCTGTAAGCTCAAAGAGATCAGCAAGAGAAGTTACCTTACAGGTATCGATCATCTTGTTAATGAACGTATCCGCATAACCGATCATACCAATGCCAGTCAAGAACCCGGCAATTCGGCCAGAGAGATTTCCTCGGCAATCAATGTTCGGGCAGTACAGCTTCTTGTTCTTGATCGTCAAGGATTTCCCACACTGCGGACAAAGCTCAGGAAGATTCAGCAATTTCCCATTACCGGCATGAATCACACTGATAGCCGGGATGACATCGCCGACCCTGTGAACATTTACGGTCGAATCTTCCCGTAGATGCAAGTCCTCAAACAAAGCCGCAGAGCCTACTTGTACATGATCATACCGAACGCCATCCAAGAACACCGGATGCTTCAGATCCACCTGAATAGTCCGAAAACCTTTATTACCAGAATCCAGGTGAATGCCCTTGACGACACCAACAGCACTGGCCGGATCAAACTTCAACGCCAACTGATACTTATTGGTTCTGCCATTGCGGCTCAACGCTTTCTGATAATCATCATCAACAAATGTGATAACCATGCCATCGATCGCATAACTCAAACTCTCACGCTTCTCGGCGAACTTGCTGAACTGCTTTTCGATCTTATCCAGCAGCTCTTTGAGATTGCCCTTAATAATCTTCCGCTCAATCATATCACTCGGAACAACCTCAAAATCCTTGATGAACTTCATCCGCTCAACATAGCTCTTATCCAATCCCATCGTCTCAATCGGATAGAAGCTGAGGAACGGGAGCAGCTCATCGTCTTCCTTGGCACACAGCCGACTGATGATTCCGGAAGCTGCATGTCTGTTGCTGGCATAAGGTCGATCAAGCTTCAGATACTCAGCCACGCCTCTCATGTCATCATTGGTCACGAAGGCTTCAAGCTGCAGACCGAATTCGATCTCTTTATCACGGCCGTAGCCTAACTGAATGCCATCCATGCCAATAATCTTCATGGAGTCAGTCTCATCACCGCGAGTCTGCGGATTGAACAGAGCATCACACTTCTTGCCAGTTCTGATAGTGCCATTAACCGAGATGCCGTCGATCTTCGGAGAGAGCTCCAGCTCCACCTCGGTCTCAGAAGTGGCCCCAATGACCTTATAGCATCGAATCAGCCAATCTTCAACCTTAGTGGTTTCCTTAACGCCTTCCGGAATATCGTCACCGCTCCGCAGAACATAGCTCTTGTCCATGTTATTGTGCAAAAGCGGGTACCTGATGGCAGTCTTGCTCTTCCCCGCCTGTACATATCCAGTGGGCTCGGTGAAACCATAACCGAGATACTTTGCGAGCACCCGATCGTACAGTTCATTGTCAATATACAGGTCATCCGGATAGTACTCATAGAAGCTTTTACCGACCCGAATCAACTTCAGAACCGCCTCGCACACCCGATCAAAGTTCGGCAAGGTCGACTCCATGTTCAGGAACGTATCGGTCAACTCATCGATGATGTTATTGTCCCTCTTATCCAGAGCCTTCTTGTACTTGCCGCCCTTAACCATACCAACCGCCTGGTCGAGCATGGTGATAGCGGCATTGGGGCTGTAGTTCTCATAGGGGTCTTGGTTGACAACGATGTCCTCAACCTTCTTGGAGAACTTCTTGGACCGACGAACCCGAACCTCATCCAAGGCCTCAAAGCCCTCAGCCGTCAACTGCAGCACGCAGAACCCATCAGAATCCTTTTTCATAGACCAGTCTTCTACGCCCTGGGTGTGCGTGTTCAGAATGTCGGCCATCGGACTGCTGGGATCGGTGGTGTCGACGACCATCCGCGGAGCAGTCGTGGACAAGATACTCGCGGGATCTCCCCCGCCAAAGGTCGGGCTGCTCGACCCGTTACGCCTGTTATTGTTGAGTCTGTGCTTCTTCCTACTCATAACGTTATACCTCCTTGAGTATATTTGTCACCTTGTGACTACATCTATAGTATATAGATAAATTAAATCTTCATAAAACTGGTGTGGGAGGAGCCGAAGCCCCTCCCACATTTCTTACGCCTCAAAGTACTCATCGTCAGGAGCGGTTTCAATCTCGAGCTCAATCTCCGTTCCAAGCGGCTCGATATAGGCCGTGATCAACTCAACATTCTTCTTGCTCGTCATCACAACCTCAGACATATCAGCCTCTTCATCAAAGTTACCCATATATTCATGCCGAGCCAAAGCCAACTTAGCCTCATAGCTGGTGGAGTTTTCAGTCATAAAGTCAGCAACAGCCGCCGGGTGATTGCACATGGTCATCAAGAGCTCCAGCTCCATCTCGCCAAACCGAACCGGGACATCGGAATGAGGAGCCAAGAACTTCTTATGCAGACTAGACTTCGACGGTAACGTAGTTAGCGGATTCACCGGCCCCTTCGACCGAGAAGAATACTTTTCCAGCGGGTCCTGTTTCAATCGCACATAGAACATCTTCGCACACAGAACCTTGCGCAAGGACTTGGTTCCATCCTCAAAGATAACGTGCTGATAGTTAGGCGGAAACGTCTCATAGGCTTCAGCAAAGTCAAGAATGTTGGCGTTGTCTATCGGGTCTTGGACAATCCGAATGCCAAGACGCTCCCGCTTCTTGCAGTACTTCGCCTTCTCATCATCAGTAAGGGCCTCATAATAAGCCTTGAACGCTTTAGCCTCGTCTGGATTCAGATACTTCAGCAGTTTATAGATAATCTTGCCTTTCTCCTTAAGGCTATTGGTCTGCTTCATAGCTTTTACTGCTGTAGCACCTAACTCATTGGCCGAATGCTCATATAGCTGAGACTGATTCAATCGGCCAATGACACCAAGCGTAGCTACTACAAAGTGAATAGGCGTGCCATCCTCCATGTGCCAGGATTTCTCGGGCGGAAGGATCTTGGCAATGACCCCCTTGTTCCCGCAACGGCCGACAAACTTAGAACCAACGATCATCTTCTCCTCATCAAGAATGTGGAGTATGATCTTGGTATTACCATAGATGGTATCCTTATTATCAGCCATGAATGCCGAGGAGTCTACGAAATCATGCGCCTCTTCACAGATAATGCTGAAGTCGTCGGTATAGGTGTACCCCCCATCGTCAGCACCATCTACAATATCCTGCATATACTGGTAGAGGTTGCGATAGTAATCCTGCTGCTCTTGGTACAACTGGTTGATCTGATGTGTTGCACCAATCTCCAGCATCTTTGCGGGGTCTTTGTTTGTGAGAATATCGATATCGATCACTCGGCCATGCATATAGTACGGCCGGTCCCCACGCTCGATGTGCCGCATACGCTTGGCTTTCAGGTCATACATGGCTTTGTAGTTATCGGCCCGCCGAACAATAGCCGCATAGCCCTTACGACACTTCTCGCCAACCATCGGAATCCCCTGGTAGTGATCCTTATCGCCATACCAGTTAATCGGGATTTCGTTATCGGCAAGATTGATCTCCAGTGTATATGACCTAAAGGTGTTGAACATCTGATCGACGCCATTCATGGCCAAAATGCCATCCTCATAGACATTGGTCGTTACCATATAGACAACGTTGACATTCTTGCCATAGGCGTAGTTCATGGACTTATCGAAGTTTGTGGACTTCTGAACCATATCGCCCTTGTGGATCTTATCTCCAACTTCAAGGGAATCGATAAAGTTGTTATTATACCGGGTAGAGAACCCCTCCGAATGCTCCTCCATCTCCACCCGTTTCCAGGCATGATAGCGCCGATGCTTCTTATCAAACCCGATAATAACGTAGTTGTAGTCATTCTTCACGAACTTCGCCACAACCTCGTAGTCAGCGTCAGCCGGATTGAGCATGTGCGAGAACCCCGCGAGAACGTTCTCGAACCCAGTGGGAACCAGCGGCTGCTCGGGATCCTTAATGCTGACAGCATCGCGAAGCTGGTTAGCCGACATAATGCAGCGGCTGCTGTTGGTGTGGGACTGCTGGATCATCAACGAACTTGCACCAAGACGATCCGTCTCATAGTGAAACGTCTTGGCTCTTTTCAGGATTGCCTTTTCCTGATTGGACATTTTACCTTTACCCATAACACTTCACTCCTTCCTTAGTACACGGTTATAGTATATGGTCGGTTTGGTCTTCTATTCGATCATTACTGTAGATCGTTCTTCCGGCAGTCTTTTTCTCCAACACAATAAACCCATCAGCATCTACAAGAGATGTCCAGGCTTTGCGATACCGGGCCATACAATAAGCCCCTCGATACTTCTCCAGCATAATCTGCTCATACTGCTTCTGCAGATCTCGCAGCGTTCGCGTAGAGTGTAATTCCCCCTCATGATGATTCGTAAAAATCATCATATGATATCGAAAGATCTCAAGAACGATTGGCTGAACCAGATCGACAATCGGAACATGCTTTGACATAAAGGCGTATGCTTGCCGTCCGGCTGAGGCCATCATAGATTCGTAGTCGATATTTACATCAAACCCGAAGTCTACGTATTGACTCTGATACAGCGGATGCAGCATCGCATACAAAACGGCCACTTGAAAAACTTCTCTCGTTATAAGCCAGAGTCTGCAATCCCGGCACAAACGAAAAACATCCTCCAAATAAACATCACAGCGAAATACCGATATTGCCAACGTGTTCTTAAATCGAACCTGAGCCAGCCAATCCTTCTCCTTAGTACCTCGACGATTGATCGAGAACATAATCTGTGGGACTTCTCCAGACATAAGCGACAGCCCAACCGGTTCCACATAATTCGTGAACATGTCATCGGTTATAGCCACCGCTTCGTCCAGAGTTATCATTCTCAATGTGAACTCACCTCCAGTACTCTATGTATAATATATGGATGAATTCACAATGAATCTACACAAGCTTAATTCTCTTGTCGACGATACATAGATTCGATTGAATATTTTTCCGTTTTAGCTGTCCCCTGAACAATAGCCTCACGCTTTTCTCGATCTTCTATCCCATCAAGGTTTAATCTCCAGTCATGCTTATCGGAGTCACCTTCGTCAATCACTTCATCGGTGAATATATGACCATACTTAAAGGTGAACACATAATCGCCCTCAGCATGGCCCCAAGAATTTAAGCGATCCATGTACTCTTTAGTACACCGGTCACAGATACACTTGTTTATAGCCCCATGCCGAAGCTCACAATAATGACTAAGTCTAGTCTCGGAAACTCTCTTATGCCGCTCAAAGAGATCCCAATTCATGTCAACAACAGCACCGCATTGATCACATGTGCGAACATTCCAGACATCTTCTGCAACTTTTGCAGAATATTCAATGGTAAGATACTTATCCATCAGAAATTTTATCCCTCTTTAGCAGCTTCGCTAAACGAAGCTCGTCCTCATAAATGCCGCCGATCTCAATCTCAACATCATAGTGACCATCAGCCCTCTTAAGAAACTCAGAGACGAGGCTGCCCATGCACTCTTCGCAAAAGTGCATGGGCACATGGTCATCATTAATATTGCGAACCACATAATATTTAGTGAACGTAATCGGTTTAGTCAGTCTGGTGCCTACTACCGAATTCATATGAACCAGCTTATTGCACTTATCGCAGTACCTGGCATCCCAGACCTGCTCAGTTATCGTATGCCTAATCTTGACATTGGTTTCCATAGTTGTCTCCTAGCTACTATGACAGTGCTGCTTATAGAATTCAGGATCCTCCGCCTTGCTATAACGTCCGATTTTATTGATATAACGTTTCTCTCCTGAAACAATGCTGTCAGCAACCGGATTGTCGGAGCCCATAAGCCGCTGATACCGCTCTTCCTCTTCGGCGGCTAATCCAGTCAGCGTTTTTACAAACGCCGCGTCGCGCTGCTGTTTTCTTTTCTCTCCAGCATCTTTACGTTTGGTAAGTTCATCCGGATAGACAATGCCACACTGCATCGCAATCTCATACTGGCCCTCAAGGGTATTCAAAACATCCTTGATTGCATCGTACATGCAGCACTCGCAATAGCTGCTTATGCCATCGTTCAAAGACGGATCAATGCTGTAATCACGAACAATGCAGTAGTGCGTGTAGCGCACATCTGTGGCATGCGGCCGGTCTCCAACTAACTTATTCATGTCGATCGGCTCTTTACATTTATCACAATACCGGACATCCCAGATCTGTTCCTTCACTGTGTGACTAATCTCAACATGAGTGTCCATTCGCAGCTTCCTCAGTTCGCATTGAATACACTTGCGAACATATCATCCATATCCATAGCATCGCCGCGATCAAATTCCTCATGAATATCATCGCGAAGATCATTAATGAGTTTCCGCTCAGCATAGATCGCTTGCTCGGGATTATCTAACATTTTGGAACACTTAACCCTGAGCAGATCATACAATCCGCCAAACATCTCCGGATGCTCGCCAAATACATCCCGGTAGTTCTTCATGGTGAACTTATACTGCTCATACCCGGGAATATAGAAAAAATTGCCACTCTTCGGAAGATCCCCAGTCTCCTTAGCATACCACAAGTTTGACAATGTGGCGTCATAGCCGGCAATGTTAGTATAGACCAGCTGACATCGGTTAGCCTTAGAGTTCGATTTGGACTTAATCCAGGATGCGATCGCAATGTGACCAGTGATACCATCGCCAAGGTTCACAGCCGTAGAACTCTCAGTGCCAACACTCTTGATGACATCCAGACGTAGAATAGTAGAGGCCAGGAAGATTGCTTTCTCTCCGCCACCAATAGTTTCACCAGCACGCAGCCCTCGGTACTGCTTAACGGGAATACCATTCACCGGCAGCATCTTGTTGATATGACAGATCGGGAAGATGATGATGTTATACTTCTTGGCATAGTTGACCAGTTGTGAGTACAGAGCTGTGATAATCTTTGCTCTACGTGCACCAGCCGTATTCTGTGTGGCCGTTGCATATATATCAAGAATACCACCCTTCTTGGCCTTTGCAATCATTGTCGGATCGTCGCAGTTCTCCAATAGCAGCTGGGACATAGAGTCCACAATCATGACTGTTGGCGGATACTCATATATCACATTGCCGTAGATATCCAACATAGGCATGGGAGTCTTCGACATATGCTCAACCTTGAATCGAACATGCTTGTCCAAAGCAACCATGAGATCGGTATCTGTAGTGATGGGGTTAATCGAAATGTGCTGCTGAGTCAGCTTGTTGGTATACCGAGCGACCTTCTTGGCGTAATCGATGGGCAGCGTCTTTTCAGTATCAAGAATCTGGATAAACGGGTACCCACTATACTCAGGAAGATTCTTAAGTTTTGCGGTTGCGATTACATCTCGCATACATGCCTCATAGAGCAGCTTATTAACGAAGGCTTCGATGATAGCCACGGCCATAGATACGGTGAGAGTCGTCTTGCCGCCCTGAGACTTGGAGATAATGGTGTTGACCGACCCACAACTGATACCGATGTTGTGGTACTGGTACAACGGGCACTCGTTCTCATCGCAGACAGTCAAGTAGCTGCCGGTGCCGTAGTCCAAGTACATATATCCCGTCGGATACTGGGGCATGGATGTTACCGTGCTAAGCAGGTTCTTCTCATTCTTCCCCTGAGTCTCTCGGATATACTTATTAAAATCCGAAATCATTCATATCACTCCTTTTGCTTATGTTATGGTATTGTTTTTAGCAAAATCAAGATAAAAATGAAACACGTTATGTATAGGCAGGGCAGCGGAGGATAACCCCCCGCTGCCCATTAATCCTACCGCCTATCCGACTGCGGCCTGAAGTCCTTCTTCTGGGGAGGAGCCTTCTGGGTCTTAGCTCCGCGAAGGTCTTTGAACGCCTTCTTGTAGCCAATGTCCACAATGCCCAACTCCTCGATGATGCGCTTGTTGTGGTCGTAGAAGTCCTGGTCAATCCTGAAATACCGAAGACCCTTAGACCGCTTAAACGCCTCAGCATACGCGCGGATATAGTGCGCACGCTTTTTCTTCTTCTTGCTGCACATATAATCGAACAGCATGGCAAGGCAATCACTGTTGTTGCCTTCCACACACATAGCCGCACCCACTGCCCGAACAAAGCGTTTGCCGTAGATCTTTTTCAAGATCTTCAGCTTCTTCTTGTCGGACACAGTACTCCGATTAATGTGCTTGTGGATAAACCGGAAGTTGTACACCGGATCACCCCAGAACAGAATCGTAAGCTCCCGTCGCTGAGACTTCGACAACGTCTCAAACTTTCCAGTAAGCCTGTAGATCTCGGGGCACAGCCTCTTGAAGGCCTTGCCGAGCAACTCGTTGCGCTCGGTATACTCCTTCTCGATCTGGTAGACCCCGGAAGCGCTCTTCTTGTGCGCATCGGCCAAGATCATCCGCAAGGACTCGAGATCGGCCTCTTCGAGATCCGTCTTGATGCCGCGCTTCTTGGGCTTGACGTGATCCTTCACGTACTCATAGAAGTACAGAGTCGTGGAGAGGTTCGCGAAGCCGTTCGAGACATAGGACGGGAACACGGCGCCAACCCTGTGATCCCGATAGGCGGTCACCTGATCGATGATCGTCTTCATGTCGGAATTGAGGATATCGAAGATTTCCGACTGCGGCATGACCTCGATCTTGGGCATGTCGTTGAACCGCTTAGACGCGCGGTTCGTGAACTTGTTATTATTGTTCCGATTCTTGCTCATGAGTTTACTCACCTTCCTTTATCAATAAGTGTGACCACAAGAACACATCCTCATGGTCACACTTATAGTATATAGATCAATTTGCGTCGTCAGACTCGACGGCTTCCGGGTCGTCGATAAACTGACAAGCCCGCCCAAGCATCTCGGCTGTAACGATATCAAAACACAACCGGGTCAATGCGGTCTGCGCATCATTGATCTGCTTATTCACAAACCGCTTTGCTGTCTGTGTCGGCTTATCCTCTGTAAACAACTCGATCAAATACTTGGGAATAATGTTGAAAACGGTAAACAACGGATCGCTACCATCGCCAACGTCGTACGTGATCAAACACGGCATCGTGAGTTTCGGATCCAGAATGTCAATATACATCTCATCCACTCTGGGGGAAATCTTAATTTTCCGCAGCTTCAACGTAGTCTCTTTAGACACACCGCCGTACATAATCCCCATGATAATAGCGTTCACGAAATCAACGATGATAGTATCAGTGAACTCCCGGAGCTGATCTTCGAAGGAGATCTCCCCATGCATAATAATATCTTTGATTCCGTTGTACCAGTTGCTCACATCGTCTCCCATATATGCCTTGAGATACCCCGGATAACCACGAAGAGACGGAATGGTATCGTTATCCGGAAGGATCGTATGCGGCGTGTAATTCGACAGAGCAAAGAACTCCATTTGCGAAAGCATCTCTGCAACTAACCCATCCAGCAAGTCGACAAACACTTTGGGAGTATAGTCGACATACGCCATACGAAGATTGGGCGGGAAGCTGTAGAGCTCGGACTCCGTAAGGACATTTTCCGAGGTTATGACCGGAGCGGTAACCTCGGCCTTAACAACAAAGAGAGCTTTGGCCTCGTTACCATCTGCGGTTGTATAGGTCACATCCTCGAGAAGTCGAGACGCAAGAGAGTTCACCATGATATGAGTCCACACACCAGGCATCTGAACGTTGGGCGCGGCAATCTTCTGCTGAACCATGTTCACCGCAACGTCGTAGATGGACGAGAAGACCAGATGCTCATAGAACCGGTGATTGGTATCGCCGAGAACGGCCTCCAGATACCGCTCGCCCTTGAACGCCAAGCTGAGCTGATTCGGCTGAATCGAGAGCTCGCTGAACGCCGGCAAATGAGCGGTCTTCAGCCCAGCGATGATGCTCTTGTTGATGCCACTGACAATCGACCGCGCGGTCGGGGTCGGGGCCGACTTCTTACTCTTCGTCGTCTTCTTCTTAACAGCCATTGATAAAACCTCCTTAGTCGTGTACCTGAATGGTCTTTTCAGCAGAGTCACGCCGCATCGGAATGATCACCCCATTATTGAGGTAGAACTTGCAATCGGGGCAGAAGAACGATTCCAGGCAGACGCCGGCCTTATACAACGGGCAGCTGCTGGCCATCACCTTCAGAATCGTAGCGGCGTCATCTTTACGACCGTGAGCCAATGCGTCGTAAAAGAACTCGAGCATATCACTCTGATCGTAGTACGTTTTGTCGCTATCCACCAATATCACCTCCTGTAAGACGGGTGGGGAAGATTCCCCACCCGCCGGTGTGCTAAATCTTACAGAAGATCCAGTGCAGAGATGTCGATGTTCTTGTCCGCGATATCCGTGGGCCGCTGAACAATGCTCATGCCCATATCCATCGGATCGTCATCCATATCCAAATCGAAGTCGTCGAGAATCGACTTGGCGGACGACCGGCATACCATCACATCATCATAGCGATTCTTCATCTCGAGCAGCCGCTGGCTGGGCTCGTCGCAATCGGTCAGGAGAATCGCGACTTTGATATCGTCGCCTTCCTCGATGTGGGCGAAGTGCAGGATGGCCCGGCCGTACTTATCCTGGAAACCCTGCAGACTGGTATCGATCCGCTCGATCAGGTCATGCGGGCCGCGAACGAATATGCCGATCCCGCCGATACTGGAAGGCATTGGCTGGTTGCAGCTGCGCAGCATCTTCTCGACATAGTCATCCAGCGACTGGTCGTTGCGCAGGCGCTCGGCGGAAATCGCGATAAGAGCCCGGTGATTCTGACCAGATCTGGGAGCCAGCAGCGAAAACAGGTTGCGGTCATCGATCATGCTGATTCCGGTATTCCCGAACTCCTGACCGGCTAACAGCGACATCATTCTGGCCGCGTAGCTGTTGATCTGTTTGTGAATAATCTTCTTGCTGGTCTCAGGCTGATCGTTATCGAGAACGAAATAGGGAAGACCGGTCTTCTCTACCTCAGCCTGCCACTGCAGCGCATTGAACTGCGCAATGGCATCCTCCCACGTAGCCGGATAGACACCGAGGATCATGACCGGCACGTCGACATTATCCTTGATCAGCTTGGCACATACCGGAGAAATACCAGATCCGGTGCCGCCATCGGCAGTGCTGCAGACCACGATATACTCGAACGGGCCGTCCCGCGTAGACAGCGTGCGGATACCTTTAATGATATCCTTGTAGACACCGTTCTTGAAGATATCCTTGGAGTAACTCCTCGCCTTACCAGAGCCGTCCTCGCCATCGGGGAAGATCTTCAGATGGGCGGACACATCGTTCATCGCCCGAGTGCAGGTATTGTAGGCGATCACGCGCGCTCCGCTCTGAGCCAACGCACCACCGATGTCAGAGGCGATATTGCAGCCGCCGTCGCCAGTGCCGACGAACAGCAGCTTACGTGTAGTGGCAGCTTTGACCTCGTCGGTGGTGGTGATGATGCCTCTGGGGGTTGTCGTCTTAGGGATGAGGGTGGAGATCTCTTCTTCGGTCATAGGTCATTCCTCCTGTAAAGTAAATGTATATCAACCGTGGTTACACGGACGATACCTAATACGGGTACGTTGCATTGCTGTCTGACAGCTTGATACCATACCTGGCGGCATTTTTTACTGCCTTATTATAGTACGTTGAACCCCCGCCGCCAGAGTAGTGTTGAACGGCAGCGGTCATGCTGCCTTTAGCTAAGTCATTGCCGATATGCGCAATGGTTAACTCAGCATTGATAAACGGATCATAGGCCATACGATGATTGTATGTTCCAGATCCATGACCGAGAGTATTCTCATAGAGATACTTCCCGGTTCCAGAAAGAAGCTGCCCTAATCCGCGGGCAGAAGATTTATCGTTATCCACATCGATTTTCCAGTTCGACTCAGACCACCAAATGGCCCACATCCAATGCGGATTAACATTCCAGTCTTTGCACTTCGAATCAACGAAGGCTACCAGCTCAGGTGTAATTCCTGAACCATTTTCTGCGTCCTTAAAGACATACCAGTAGCGCTTTAGAACGGTGAAACTCAGATCATCATCGATCGATTCAAACAAAGCATTGAGTTCCTCAAGAGAACCTGACAGCTCTTCAATCTTTGCATCACGAGCAGACAACTCTTTCTCGTGTTGTTCATTAAGCGCACTGATGTAATTCTCATACTTCGAGATAGTCTCCTCCAAGGTCTCCTGGTGCGTGTACCCCAGAGTGACAATGTCCTCCTGAAGATTAGTTTTCTCGGTCTCCAGGAGCTGCATGCTCTTATCGTAAACCCTCAAAAGAAAGAACGCCATCGACACAGCTCCGACAATAGCCGCAAGCAAACAGGCGATGATAAAGAGCCGTACGTAGTGTACCGAATCAAAACCCACCCGGTACCGGTGGTCTTTAGTAGGTTTAGTTAACACGTTGATCTACTCCTTTCTTTTATTGCCTAACTATAGTATGTACCCGAAACACATTTCTATAGTTGCGGCAATAGCCCAGGGTGTTTGAATGACACCCTGGGCATCTCTTTTACCGCGCCGGCTTCACACCGACGTCTTTGGGCTTAACCGGACGCTGAATACCGGGAGTAGCAATCTCGTTGAAAAAGCACGCTTTGCCATCTGCGAGGTTCGCATTATTCTCAACGAGCTTCATCAGCTCTTCACGAAGCTGCTCGGGAGTTTTCTCGGAATGCATGACAGTACTCCTTCCTATCGTTTAATTGTAGACAATTTATCTTCGCGGCCTTTCAAAGTAACTGGGAGAATATATCCGGACTCATCAATGAGATTAGATTGAAGACATGCGCCTATCATGTACACGTTAATCGTGTTCAGCGTGACCTTATCGAGCGGGTCATTGGGGAGATCGCGCAATTCAACTTCGCCATCTCTCTGGATTCGCCGCAGCATCTCATAATGTGCTGCCATGTCATCTGCCATCGGCCCATAGAATTCCTGCGCCGCATTATACTGACCTTGAACGATGAGCGAAAATGTCTCAACGTCCGTAACCCTGGCTGTACGATCCTCACCGGACATCTGACCAGTCTTAGGATCACGCTTACGAGCAGTCGTAGACGCATGGTTCTTATTGAACATGGTCTGCTTCAGCCGTTTGACCGGAACATCGAGAACCATTATCTCATTCACAGTTCCAGGGGGATCTTCGGTATCACCGGTCAGATACGGCCGGTAAATACGCTCGTAGATGGGAACGTTGTGTTTCTTGGCGACCTTATGGGCAAAGTCCATGTTCACCGGATTATTGTAGGCATCATAGGCCACAGGGAAATTCTTATCCGGATTATCAAAGAACTCATCCATGTGCTTATAGAACGTCTTGTCATCCATGGTCTTGAAGAAGGACCGCATACGGTCAGTATTCTTTCCAGATGGGTCCATATCATCCAAGAGCGCATAGATGTCGCTCTCGATATCCTTACGTAAGCCCATGCTTCTCACCCTCAGCCGGAATCAGCTTAGCCGCCTTGCTGTTCGGGTTCCTCTTGAGAAGATTCTGCGGATCCATACGCCTGGCACCGCGCACCAGAATGGCATTCCGAGCGGCATCGACATAGTGCCCGAAATTATACGAATCCGTGGGATTTTGCGGATCATCCTGACAAATAGTGTCAAAAAGATCCTGCGCCCTGAGCAAGGACTCCAGGCACTCATTCTCCTCCGGTGTGAGGAACTTAACGCATGCCGGCCTATCCATATTTAAAGACTCCTTTCATTAGGAACGTTTAGCTTCATAGTTGATAATGAACACGAAGAACATGTACAGGCAGCGGCGATACTGAATCTTCACCGTTTTACCGTAGTTTGCCCGGCCGTACTTATACATATTCTCTGCCAGCCAGGCATCAATGGTGCTCTTGATAACACCCATTTGAGCGACCTCGGTATTCGATGAGAATGCCGTTTTCATATAGGCAATGAAGTCACCCTTGGCTACATAGGATATGGGTTTACCTGCCTGCTGAACATAGAACTCAATCATGGCGCTAATGAGTGCACGCATACGCCCATCATCGCTGTCGATAATGTCCTCGATGAGATTATTCAACCTCTGGTATGAGGTATTAGCAGAAGAGATGCTGTATTTAATGAACCGTTTGTCATATTGCCGGTTCGTCAAACTTGTATATACCTTGTTGGTTAGGCGATCAATATCGAACGAGATATTATCGATCTCTCGATACTCATTGCCGGTAAAGACGGCTTCATCCGCATTGAGATAGTTTCCCTTTTCATGGTTGTAGTAATATTCAGAAGCAATGTTCTTGATCTTACCTTTTAACCGAGTCCAAAGAGAATCCACAACCCATGTGATGTCTGTGTCCTCACACTTGATAATACGATCTTTGTACGTAGTTACTGTTGTCTTTGCGTTATCTTGAATGAACGCAAATAATGACGGGAACGATCGAATTAAAAACGTATTGTCCAAGTGTCCTAAGGTATAGTCCATAATCTCTTTTCTGGCCTCATACTTGAAGAAGCCTTTATGAAGAGATGTCCACATCATAAGGGACATATACGTGAAAACCGTAACTACCATGCTCTCGTTTTTCTTGGCAAAGTATTCGCTGCACACAAGAACGCACGAGATATAGAACGGATTTGACTGGATCTTGTTGTTGTTGTGAATCTGCTTGCTCTCCTTCACGGCCTTCTCCATCTCTTCTTTGGAGACGCCCATGGCCTCATAGACAACCTGCCGGTCATTGTCGGCGAAGGAATAACGCCTGCTCAGATCAAGAGTCAGCAGAATCTCAGAGTTCCGGTCAACGTATTCCCCAATCTTTCTTTCAAGAGTCTTTGTAGCTGCAGGGGTAAGAGATTTAGAGATCCTATCCCCAAATATCTTTTTGAGCAATGTAACATCACCACCCTAAGACCTGTCTTAAAGCATCTTACTATAGTGATGTCCAAAGAAAAAGAAACGGGCAGGTAAATAACCCCTGCCCGTTCCCTTTCTACCGCCGGCGACGATTTATAGTAAGGGAATACCGATTCCTCCGATGACAACGCCAGCAGGATCAACCGTACAGAATGGAATTCTGGCTACTGAAGCTGGTGGGTTCCGGTATCAGTCGCCTTCGTCCTCATCGTCCCTGGCCTCGATGGCCTTGCAGTTAATCCCGTAGCAGGGATACATAAACGGGCACGCAGACCTCACGAACTTCTCCGGCTCGTCCTCGTCGTCCTCGTCGTCAGGCGTGCACACCGCGCCAGTGATATGTTCGGTATTGCCGATGTCAAAGTTGCAGTAGACCTCCGAGCATCCGCAGCGTTCAAGCTGCGCAATGGCAGCATTACCAGGATTGGATTCCCGCTCATCGATATCCACGTTGTCTTCTGCAGATACAGCATCATCGGTAAGGTCCACTAACATAGCAATGCAGCTAGAGAGGTTAGTGCCGGTATACTGGATATACGACTCGAACTTGTCGGTGTAATCCGGCATGGTCTTTTCCAACTTACCAGCAACCATCAAATCCACAATCTGGTAATGCATGTTATAGAGCTGATTGAGCTGCTCCTCGGTGGGCATGTGATAACCCGCGATATACTGGGCAACGATGCCATCCTCGCTATAGAGCATACCCATAAACGCACGACCAGTTCCCTCGTCATCATTATGGGTGTACCCGCACATTTTGGGTACCATCCCAATGGCAAGGCTTAATTTCTTGGCCTGATGCGCATTGTCCCAACCGGGGCCGAAGTGATACTCAATCTCGGTATCATTGGGTTCATATTGCCCAGCATCAGTGATAAGCTGCAAGGCATAGTATGCACTGAGCAGAGAGTCGCCCTCGTAAATGGGCTTGATACCCGTGGCCTCCTCAATCGTACGAGCACCGCAGTTGATGGCAAGCCACCTATCAATACAGCAAAGATCCTCTTCGTCATAGCACTCAACACCAAACGTCTTATACTGCTGAGTCCCGACGGTAGCTCCCTCATAACGCAAGACCGATACCACAGCCCACTCACTATCAACAATACTCGCCGGAATCCGATAGATCCTGAATTTGCCTCCGCAAACGCCAGCCGCGAGCTTAGGATCAACCACGATCATCATATTCTCAGAGATCACTGAGTAGTACTCATACAGCTGGTCGGGGCTGTTCACATCGAACATGCCGCCCTTGGAGTTACTGATGACCTTCTCTACCATCTCCTGGCCCATCGACAGAGGCAACAGCGGCAGCTTGGCGAAGTCGGAGTCGAGCTTGGTGCCCCACTGCTCAATGCCAACCTTGACACCGTGGTTCAGCCGCAGAACCCCATTGTCGACAGCCAAGGTATAGTACTTCTGGCCGGCGGAGATGTTCTCCACCTTCAGATGCGGTACAGCCGCCTCCAAAAACGTGGAGAGCATAGCCGCACTGGTCTGGCTGTTAATGATAATGCCTTTCATCATGAAACCTCCTGTTGTAAATGTAAGGAGGGGACGTGCCCAGCATATTACTGAACACGTCCCCTCACTTCACCGATATAGTATATATCTCGAATATTCTCTCTACTGAATATGGTACCACTCGTTTTTGGATACCTTCAGAACTTTTACCGGGCTGCCAATCGATGTTGACATCTTGAACTTCTGTGTCTCGCCGGTAGCAGCTTTGAACAGCACAGTCTTGCCGATCTGCAAGTTGATTTCCAGTTTGCCCTTGCCCCAGTACAACATAACGCTGTCGTCAAACTCCGACCGTGTATCTGCCTCGGGGTCATGATTCGACAACGCTTTAGGTTTGCCGTGAATCAGCGCAGCGCCGATAATCTTCTTACCTTGAAGGGACACCGAGTTATTGCCGCGCTTAGCAAACGACAGGAACGCCATATCAAGAAGCTTGATATATCCAGATTCCCCGTAGATCAGCATATAGTTCGACCCATCGGTGGCGTCAAAGTATACTGCTCCAGTGATCTGAAGATCTTTTACACCCTTGATGAGTCGATTGCCGGCAGAGGCTCTCTTGTAGACCGGGAAGCTGTCAAGACGCAAATAATACATCTTGTCTCCCTGAATCATCCCAATAATCGAATCCGGGTGATTATTTGTCTTCACCGGAATCACCGCTGCAAGGGAATCTCCGGTGCTCAGGTTAATGACGCTGCTCTTAACGGACTTGGTCGCCTCGGCAAATGATATGCGCTTGCCGTATCCCTGCTCAGTAACCATCACCAGATCCATATATTCTCTGGTTGGGTTGCCGTTCACGATACTAGCGATATCCTTGATCCCGAGGGTACTGACAGCAATTCCGGTATCCGTCAGATTAAATGCATAGCCATTAAGAATCTTTAACTTACCTGCACGGGTAAACACCAGGACGTTATCAGAATTCTGAACCTGAACCATTTGATAGGTGTTGTTCAACGAATCAATGATTCCAGGTAAATCTTCCGGCTTATCCACACAGAAGTAATACTCGGAATTATAGATCAAATACTTTGTATCAGTATCCGATCCAACACCCTCGCTCTCCAAATTCATAAGGTTCGCGACTCGCGGCTTTCCATATTTCTTCATGCCAGCCACAACCTCATCATAGACCGCCTTCTGGATAGATCCATCGTCACTGAGCATTTTCCGATAGTGCTTATAGGACTTAATCGCCTCATCACGCTTCTGAATAACCTCGGTGATGCTCATTTTGGACAGGTTACCAAGAGGGATCTTGATCACCTGCCGAGCCTGGAAGTTGGTCATGCTGAATGCTTTCTGCAAAGCTTCGATTGCGGCAGTCTTGTCTTTGGATTTCCTGATCAGCGCAATGGCCTTATCGGTCGCATCAGAAGTGCTAAGAACCATTACCAGGGCATCATAGGTGGCACGATCAATAGCCGATTGTATAACCAGCTGATGAAAATACCGACGCTTCTGATCATAGCGCTGATTAATCCAAATCAGCAGTATTTCCCGAGGCGTTTTGACAACCGGCATATTATCAATGATCAGATTGTAGTTGACGCCGATTGTCTTCCCCAACGATGTGGACTTATAGAGCTTTTCGGCCAACACATGCGGATCATACCCACGCTCATACTCCACAATGATCTCGATGCCACCTGGGGATACATCGTCCACAGCAATCTCAACATTCAGCACTTCGGGGAGTCGCTTGGATGCCTTCTTGGCTTCATCTTTCTTGATCCGGGTTATCTCATCTGCGATCTGATTACCAACTACGCCAAGAGGCAGTGCCGTGAAGACAATAGCTAACTTGTCCTCAATCTTGTTTCCAGACCGGCGCTGATCTACTATTGTGTGATAAGGAGCACGCATCATCACTTTGAACTTAGCTCGATCAAAGCACCCTGCAAGTTCATCCTTATTCACAATATTTACCGGCACTGGGGCATCCGGATAAATATCAATCACCGCATTGGGGTCTTTCATTAGATCCAGAGTCGCCTTCATCAATTCAATGCTATTGAAAGCACCGAGCCAACTGGCAGCTCCTTTGCCAATACCCAAGTTCCATTGCATCAGAATATTCGGATACCGGCTGATCAGATAGATAGGCTCTTTGCTGGTGTACTCATAGGTGTCACGCTCATCATAGAGCGGTCTCCTGGGCCCAATATCACCAAAGAAGCAATCTCTGGCATAATCACTCAAAGATGCTTCAGCATATCTTGATGCAGCCGGTTCCAAATCCTGCATGTTACCATAGTTGCCTTTGGGCCGCACATACGGCAACATCATAGTCTTGGATCGTCCCAGACGATATATGGTGTCAGCCGGCGCTCTGTCGCCATGAGGGTAATACTTCTCAATCATGGCACCTACAACAGATGCAACTTTGATGCTCTTATTGCCGTAGTAGCCGCCAACCCACATTGCATACAGTGCCCGGCGCTCAACAGATTTGAGACCATCCTCAATCCACGGAATCTGCCGGCCAACGTTCATATTCATCGCGTGGATAAGACCTTTGGAGAGGGTGTAATCCCCGACACCAACCTCCGACATATCTTCGATGTTAACACTGCCGTTGATATCCACCAAAGTAGTCAGATAGTCATACGAGTCTTTGGGGATCTGCCTGATCTCCTTCTGACGTTTCCTGTGCAGGAACTGCTCATACCGACCGCCAGGAATCGGTATGAGTTTAATTGGTCCACTGCTCTGTTCCTGTTTCTTGCGTTTTGCCATAACTTAACGTCTACCTCCGGCTTTTCACTTTATTCTTAGCCGCATCCCTCAGCTGATCAAGGAACTGGGTGACCTCGTTGAACGCCGAGAGATCATACTGCGATGCATCAACGATCTCCTTGCCACACGACGAGCACTTGGTGTGGATCTCCCCGAGGTCAACCGGACTGCCCGGGATGGGCTTGGTAAGCGGGTTGTGAATCAGGATCTTGTAGGAGTCCGGAGCCGGCTTGGTCGGCTTGCCGCAGTGCGGGCAAGTCTTGACCACATCGATCTTGTCGTAAGCGGCCTTATCCGTGGGACTCTCCAACAACACAGTGATCGAGACAATGCTGTTCCTGGTGACGTTCTTATCGACAATCTTCATTAGTCTTCCTCCTCTTAGGTGTCCAGGTCACGATTGGCCAAACGAATGGATGTGACGATGTCCGCACGGGCCTCTGCTGCTTCTGCCTTCGTGGACATGATGATGTCAATCTTATCCATGTCGGATTCAAAGTCTTTGAACTTGAAGATGATGACCGTTCGCTTATCCCGGTTCATACAGAGTTCCTGCATCTCAGCCGTATCCAGCTCACCAAGTCCCTTGTAACGCTTAACCCCGGACGGCATATAGCCCCGGAACATGTGCATCACATCGTACAAAGTCTTCTTGTCATCCGAATCCCCAATCTTATACCCGGTTATCTCGCTGTTCGCGGACTGCTTGACTTTGAATTCCCGAATACGTCTATCGAAATTCTCGTCAAAAGCAATGTTGATGAAACTACCACCGGGAAGCTCACCATCGAGAACAACCGAACCATTCTCCAGCAGAACCCGGATATCGCTATACCTCTTCATAGCGGTCATCCAGTACGACTTCTTCTGCTCTTTGTAGTCTCCATGGTACTTCCAGATGATATACTCCATGGCCTTGGGCTCGCAGCAGAACCAATCACTCAGTGCCTCAAGATCGGTGTCGTATTCAAAGTTATGATCCAGGAAAGCATACAGCTGCTTATTGGTCATCTTCTTCCCATTCAGCGAAACCGTTACTTCGGACACAAAGCGATTCATGATGATATCAAAGAACTCACGCTTAGATCGCACAAAGCGAGTTTTGCCCTTCTTAGTCGTAAACGAATACGCCGGAGGCAGAATGCGTCCGATCATACCCGCATCGATCATCGGCTTACAGTGCTTAGCAAAGAGCGCAACCACTGACACAGCGATATTATCACCATCGACATCACCATCGGTCAGCATGAGAATCCTCTGCATAGTGGATTTGCTGGGATCACACTTTTTGCCAGGTTCGATGTTGCAGATGTCACACAGATTGTTGAACACACCGAGGGTCGTCCGGGCCACGTCATCAATGTCAACATCGTAGACGTTCTTCGGCTTCTTAACCATATAGATCGCCTGGTTATTCGGATCCCTGGCAGTGGCTGCTGCAGATGCCGCAGAGTTTCCTTCTGCGAGCACCAATTCCGGAGAAGTCGTTTTCATGTTATAGATGATCGGGGTATACATCACAATCCGGTCATTTGAGAATGCATTGTCGACATCCTTCTTTCGGCTCTTCTTGGACGCAATGCGTCCTCTGGTGACACGTTTGACGAAATCAGCGATAGCATTGATCACAGCCGGCTTCTGCTCACTGAGGGTATCGAACACGGCATCCCTGACCGCGTACTTTACCTCAGTGTTGGTCAGCCTGGACTTGTGCTGAGCGCTGAATTCCGGTTTATTGAGCTTAACACTAACGACACCACACAGACCAGAAGTGATGTCGCTGGGCATAACGGGCAAACCCTTGTCCCGTTTGCCAAACTTAGGAACAACGACTTCCTTAAAGAACTTCACAATGCCAAGCTTCAACCCCTCAACATGCGACCCACCATCGTAGGTCTTAATGCTATTCGCATAGCTTGTGATGAAGGTATCAGTATCAGCATCAAGAGCACCATCTTTGAACGCGAAAGCCGCTTCAGTCACTACTTTAATCTCACTGATGTCATCATCGGCAATGTTCTTCAACAATCGAACCTTACGGGAATCAGACACCTGGATGATCTCGGTATCCGGCTTATCCTTCTTCACTAAGTCGAGCAAGGTATTGCCAAAGAACGTATGAGTCTTAACCTCTTTCCCGTCGTCCAGTATCGTAAACACGATATAAATATCAGGGAAGCAGAAGCTTTTCTCATACAGCCGCTGTTTGATGTCCTCAACCGAAACACCATTGATCTCGATGATATCGTTATCGATGGTGAATTTGGTCATGGTGCCATGCTCTTTGCATTTTGTGTTGATCGTATCAGTCAAGAGGCCGTCTTTGAACTTATACGTCAATGATTTGCCCTTTCGCATAGACGTCACTTCACATGTCTTGGAAAGGAACACCGCAGTTTTGTATCCAACGCCGAACGTACCACCGCTATGCGCATAGGCAGTCTCTTCGGTGTTGTTAAACTTGCCCGAGGTATTCAGTACTGTGCACACTTCAAGCAGCCGCTCCTGCGGAATGCCGCGGCCATCATCGATAACCGTGACCTCCTTGGTCTTAACGTCGAAGGTCACGGACAAGTGATTACCAACGGGATCATCAATGGACAACTCATCGATCGAGTTATCAATGATCTCGAAGATAATGTGCAATGCACCATCGGCATAGGTGCTGGGAATAAATTGCGTAGGACGCAGTCTCAGCCTTGTCCGGTCGTCCTTAATCGAAACAATCGAACTGGCATCATACTTGGTTGCCACTTGCGGTTCTCACTCCTTTAAACTCATACTATTCTGAGTTTCTATACTGTTGTTTGTCATACGATACAAATACAATAGGACTGCCGTATACGCATACGCAGAGTAAAAGAACGGGGCCCCGAAGGACCCCGTTTTGTATGCATGTCTAGCGCATGAACACGCTGCCGTCGTTAGCGTTAACCGGCGTGCCGGCGGTGACGCCTGTCGGATTCGAACCCGAGCCGTTCTGCTGAGAGCAGAGCTTGATCTCGCCCAAGACCTCGATCAGCTGGCGGAAGTCATCCAGCTGGCCCTTCATCTTGTTGAACGACTTCACCTCATCATCCTTCATCCGCTTGTTGCTCACGGCGACGTTCACAGCCACGTACAGCGTGGTCAAGGCGTCGATGACATTGTCGCTGTCGACAACGTCGCGATCGACCACAACGTCGAAGCAGCTCCGGCAGACGTGGACGTGGTTGGCACCGTACTTCTTAACCGCCCAGTCCAGCATCGGGGTGTACGCCGCATAGTTCGGCGTGAGGCTCTTGTAGTCGTCGACACTCATCATCTGGCCGGCGTGGTTGCACTTGGCCCGATTCTTGGCGAACTTGTCCGGGATGTCGACCGGGCTCATGACGATCTTCCGGTTCTCCTTGACATCCTTCTTGTCCAGGGTCAGCTTGACATCCTTGCACTGGGGCTTGCCGTAGTAGCTCTTACCACCCTTGCTCTTCTTGGACTTCTTCTTCTTGTTGCCGTAGTCCCTGTAGTACTTCAAGCTTTTGTTCTTCTTGCCCATAGATCATTCCTCCTGTAAAATTTGTCTAACCCTTATCCGTGGACGGGAAGAGAAGACAGAGGTGCACGCCAACGGCTATGCACCTCTACATCTCACTACTATAATATGTACCCGGAAAAGACTTTCCCAGAATACACACCATAGTACAGTAGGGTTATATGACTGTTTGTTGGCGTGTATTTAAATACAGTCCGAGAGATTGAAGTGTTTGTTCACAGCCTTGCAAAAGACCTCGTGATTCTTGATAAACTCCTGGTACCCGCCGATCTGAACGCCAATGTAATCATACAACGATTTACGCTCAGGGTACAAATCCAACGCAGAGATAATGCGGTCATCTTCCATGCAGATCTCTTCATGCCTGCCGCCAGAGACATACTGACCGTTTTCGTCCAGAGTGTATCCCTTTACCGTAGCCTCAGAGGGCAGCGTAGGAACTGGGAACTCATCGATCCCAGAAGGTGTTTGCCGAGAGTAGTTAAACAGATGAGAATCGAAATGCTGCAGATGATCCCCACCGGTACAAGTGAACGTCTGGTACAAAGACAAATGCCGGTCATCTGCCTCAGCCAGATAATACCACATCATATGCTGGGTATTCACCGAGTCGATGGTGCTTGTGGAAAAGAAAACGTCGGCCGACGGAGAATAACACACGCGGCCGGCCTGTGTGAATGGGAAGATGCAGTAAGAGTTATCGAAGTACAGGTTGGCAATAGAAAACCAGCCTTTAGCCTTGACCTGTTCAATGCAGAAATCGGCAATGCGCATGGCCATCTTAGATACCTGCCTTTCTATTCGATTGGGTTATACTGTTGTTGGAAGGTATCAATAACCCGGTTTTCCAGGCTCTATTGCAGGCTCGCCAGCCTTAACCCAATCAGAGATATTCTCTGCCCGATAGCCATAACCAACTTCTTTATTGTATGCTAATCCATCAGGATCGGCATAGATAACTTGATCCAGGCCGGAGTTAATGATCATCCGCCTGCACATGATACAGACATTAGGCCGACGAACAACTTGCTGAGCTTCAACGTCCCATCCATACAGGTACATCGTGCCGTGAATAAGCTGCTTGCGTCCAGCCGAGATCAAGGCATTGGCTTCTGCGTGCACAGACCGGCAGTTATGCACAAATATGCAGCTCATGTCGCCAAGATTGATAGCGAAGTTGTGATACTCGGGAACAGTGATGTCATACACTGGACCGCGATAATCGACGTGTTCAAGCTTAGTAACCTTATGAGTGTACCTAAGCGGAACAATGTCGGCATGAGGCGCACATCCCATAACAGACACATAGCGCATACCCATTACCAAGTCATCAAGTTTAAGCTCGCTAGCCGCCTTGTACGTGAAGTTAGACATCATGATGCGATGATCCTCGGTGCAATCGACATATCCACCGTGATCAAAATGCACCCGTGTTAGTTGCATCACATCTTTGGTCTTAAATGCACGCTCGGCCTTAGTTCTGACGAACTTACCGGTATCAGGATCAACCGCATATACGTCAAATTCGGCCGCATTAGCATTAGCGAACCACTCAATGCTCAGATGAGATCCAGCCGGAGACATAATCCTGGTATCACGGGCCAAGCACGCCTCGTAGTTGGTACCCCTGGGGATACCGAGTTCTTTGCGCGTGCAGGTGCCTCGCTCAAGACAATCCTCAATGCCACGAGCAGCACCGTTGTAACCGGTGGAGACGATCTCATCATCTTTCACGATTACAACACCATAGTGCCTCCTCAGGCAAGTAGCACGCCTGGAGGCAGCCTTAGCTATCTCCAGGTAATAAAAGATCTTCGGCAAACGTTCAAGTTCCATTAAAATACCTCCCAGTCTGGATATGGTGTATAGGGCAGAATATATATCACTCGCTGTTCCGCCCGTGTTATTGCGGTGTAACGTATGCGCATCTGATACTCAGGATCACGGTTGTATGAATCCATGTACAACACCGTAGGAAAACTGGCCCCCTGAGATAGATGTGTGGTGATGGCATGTGCGAACTCAAACTTCTCTCCAGGCCGCTTATATGCCAAATCATCAGTCACACCATAATTCTTGCGAAAGAATTCGCTGTCACACACAAGATTGGTATAATACATCCCAAGATGCTTCGTGACATCCGGCTGGAAATCCATAAAGAACGTTCCAGCTTGCTTATCTATCTGACTCCTGCCAACTGTATCCAACGCGGTACCGATAGTACCATTGGTGAGAATATACTGATCCAAGAACAATTGCCGGTTATTACGACGACAAATAACCTTCTCACCTTTCATCGGATATGGGGTCTTAGCCTTCAGGATGACCTTGCGATACAAATCAGTCACAATCTGCCGCTGCTTGTTGGTATTAGTAATGATGATATCCGCAGATCGAAAGAACGGCAGGAACCGATAGAACGTCTCTTCCACCGTTTGCTGTGCATGAAGAAACAGCATATCATCATGGTAATCAGACAAATAGATATTATCTCCACGACGAAGTTTATTGGCCAGATCATAGATCCCGCTGTCTCGGTCTTGACGCATTACTTCATCGAAGAAATAATTAAGAGTATCCATGGTGAATACCTGCCTATCCCCAACAGGAGGAAGCTGTATGGGATCGCCTACCTCCAAAATAGGAACATTGTATCTCTTCAGGATATTCTCAAGTTCCTCAGGGAGGAATGATGCCTCATCAATGATGATAAGTTGTATCTCCGAAGGGATTCTTCTCAGAGGAACAAATACCTGCTTGGTTACAGGTACACCACGTTTCAGCAGCGGTTTCCCGGTCTCTTTATCATACACGGGTTCCTCTTTGGGATACATAACCGTGGAGTGAATCGTGTTGGCCAAAATCTGATTCTTACGCAGAACATTCACGGCCTGTCCCGTGTATGCCATGACATAACAATTCGACTGATCGAAATTGTATGCATCCAGCAAGTAACTGATCAGATACGACTTTCCGCTTCCTCCGGTTGCACCTATCCGAAGTATCTGAGTATCAGAGTTCTTTTCTCCAAAAAACCAGTCACTGAAGATCTTATCGGCCTTCTTCTGACTGCGGGTAAGCGTGTTGTATTCTATCTTATTACCTATATGAATAGGACCATCTTTAGGAGGCTGCACCTTTCTTCCGAGTTTACCCTTTTTACTCATTTGTGATGTATCACCCCTCTCTTGGACAAAGTTATAAATCAAATTACCATCGTGATTGAAGGTGTCATGTATGGAAAAGAACTCCACTCTTGGACGTAAACAGAGTCACGTAATCAAGAAAGACCGCCTTATCATGAAGGCATATGCGGCTCGTGACTATAAAGATATCACACACCGCATCAATTTCAAAGTGCAGGTTAATGTTCCTGAATATATGCCAACTGTTCCGCAGGATGACACTGTGGACAAAATCACACTGAACAGCGGATATTTTGTCAACGAAAACTATCCGGTAACCGCCGGACTTATTGAAGCAGACCACGCGCTGGAACTTCCAATCCTTGCTGGAACCCGATGCCCGGTCAGATTCAATAAGGGTGCGGAGTTCCTTCTCATTTTCCCTACCGGTAAAGTCGATGAGGGATTTCTAATGTTTATTCGAGATAAAGAGAAGGAAAAGAAGGAGGGATAATTCATGGCCATCCCAACAGAGACACAAACCAAGGTAATCCGGACTCTTGACGATATCATTAACCGCAAGGATCGGTATGACGTCAACAAAATCACCTTCTACAGCACGACCGACGATGGAACGCTTGTAGTGCCCGATAAGAACCTGTTCGAGATATACTACAAGTTTGTCGCCCCATACGTCGAGGAGTTAAAGGTGACTCTAGCTGAACGAAGGTACTATAAGTTCAAGCCGTACCTGCTCAGTCTTGATATTTACGATACCCCGAGTTTGTGGTGGATGCTTATGTATCTAAACGATCGAGAGTGCCCATCCCAGTTCTACCTGAAGCAAACTATGCGGTACATTCCGCCGAAGTTGATCGGTACTGTATTTGATACGATCGCAACCCGGTCAGCAATAAGCATCAAAAAGAACTGGAATGAGCATCTCAAACACGTCGGGGAAGACATCGTGTAGCAGTCGGGTGGGTTATTATGCCCACCCGACTTTATTTACTTCTCGGCTGCAGGAGGCTTTTCGTCGATATCCGAGATCATAACGTCTTCCGTGCTGTTATTCCCAAAGAGAGCTTTGCCGAGGCTGTCACAGGCGGTAACCTCGCCGGTATCCAAGTCCTCCATGGCATACTCGCTAAGGGGCACATCCACCTTAGGGGTACCGTCAGTCGCAGGCTGAATGTCATACGGAATAGGAATAGTTCCGTCGTTGAGAGCACTGGTAACGGCACGAGCCACAAGCAGTGTAACATCCTTCGCCGAACCCTGGATGGTTCTGACCCGGCCACAGCACTTGCAGCTCTCGATAATGCAGACGATGATAGGATCAATGCCGGCATTAAGCGTGACCACCACGCCGTACTCAAATCGATCAACGTCGGCCTGAGTGATCTCCACGGCAACAGCCCTAGCTGTAGACAGATTGGGCATCAGCCTGGCCTTAGCGATAGCGCGCTCCTGCAGCTCCTTCTGCTGACACATGCACGGCTGGGTAGCCATGGCAGTCAGCTTCGGTAGGAGTGTCTCGTTGAGAAATGCCGTGGTGACCTCCTCGGACTTCTTGGCATCGATCGCGGCCTCCTCATTGCACTCGATCCAAAAGATCTCTACGTTCTCGGCCTTAACAAGGGGTTTGTCATTAGCCATATGTAGTTCCTCCTATTTGTAAAATCTATTTGGTAATCGTCATCATCCCCGGAAGTGCAGGAATCAAGACGTAGAACCCATCAACATCGTCGATACGGCCATCAGACCGTTCACCGGTAGACTTGGCCAGATCGCTCATATACTCGCCAACGAAGTTTGCGATATCGATATCCTCAGGATCATCGGTCAGCGGCTCCAGAATAGTTCTGGTCCTTCTGGTGATATCCTTCATGGCTACAGCATCATCGATGATTCCGGCGTTGACCTCATCGATCATAGAGGTTCGATACAACGGCTGCTCCAGATTAATATCCTCCATGAGCTGAATCTTACTGTTCTTGCCAACAAACGGTTGAACAAAGTAGCTCAACCTATCGGTGTCGTCACCGCGGAATTTTAATCGTCGGAACGATAACCAGAACCGCTCCTCGTTAGCGTCATACTCGATGATAATACAGATATTCACATCGAAGTTCTTGAGCATACCAAAGGACTCAGAAATGTCCTTGCTGCCAACCTTCATGCCGATGTCATGCTTATTCGAAGCACGCATATCCTCAATAACCGCAACACCATTACGGTTAAACTGAGAACCGGTGACAATCCAGATGTCCAGGTCAATCGCCAGGTCATGAAGCTGGTTAGAACAATCGCTGAGTTGTGTGCGGCGATCTACGCTCATAACCGGCGGACGAAGCCTCTCAATATAGTCCTGGAAGATACCGATGACCTCGCGGTTGCCATTCTCGATCTCTTCAACAATACCGCGGATATCATTGACACCAATGTCCATGTTCCCATAGTACCGGAATTCGATATCGATATCCAGATCATCATTAACCAGGCAGAAACCACCCTTGGCCAAGATCTCCATAATCTCAGCTGCGGTAAAGTTACGCACGTTCTTTGTAGTACCAAAAATATTAAAGATACGGAGAATGGTCTCCCAAATATTATTCTCTTGGGACAAAAACAGAATGGTCGGACGCTTCTTGGGATCTTTGTGCTCATGACCCTTATTACGAAGCTTCACCATCTTCATCAAGTTCAACAGAAGACCGGACTTAAAACCACCCGTTGCACCAATGATATTGTACGTACGGGAATTCTCAAGACCACCACCGAGCATATCGTTCAGTCCTTGCATGCCAGTTTGCCAATACTGGCTATCGGACAAAAACCGAGCACACGCCTCGGACATAACGGCATAGAAATGATTCGCGTCAGTGAGATTAAACCGGTTATCCTGCTTGGACCTACGCTGAGCTGTTGTGAGTTCATTCAGCGCAGATTGGAATAGCTGAATAGCATTCGAGCAGTCTTCAGGAGTCTTACCAAACTCATTGTTCTCAAGGTCTTCCAGAAGACGCACAAGAGGAGCACGATACTTATGCAGGAACATGACGTTCAACTGAGCGAACACCATGTCATTGATGAACTCGATATCTTTCTTCTTCAGCGAATCCTCTTCGATCGAGTTCAGGATGTCCCGCTGAATAATTTTCCAGTACCGGTGCTCAACGTTTTCAGCAATATAACGCAAACACATCTTGCGCGAAACGATACCACGAGTTATACGGGCCTCCAGATAGCATCGAACAAATTCATACCGAGCCATCTTGGCATCATTGGTGATAAAAACCTTCGGATCCATTCTCTCAATGTAATCCTGAAGATTAGTCAAATTCGCGTAGTTAATGTATTTGCTGGTATCATTCAAAAGATACTCGCAATATATGTCAAGAGTCTCAATGTCGGTATGAACCGGAAGCTTATCGACAGCCGTAAGCATTTTCAAATAATTCATGCTCATATGGAAACCCCACCATGCTCAAGGTAATAGTATATAGAATAGTTCAAACGGATGTAAGAACAGAAAAGCCGGACCCCCGAAGGCCCGGCTTTGTACTAATTGATCCTTTACCTAGTTTGTAGGGGTGCTTAAAGCGCGGATGAAATCTTCAAGAACCAGATTATCAGCCCCGCTGTTAGCCGGAATTGTAGGTTTGATCTCCTCTTCATAGTACCGATACAGAATTACCGGGAGATCTTCAGTTTCATCCATGAGATAAGCAAAATGATCCTTACGATCCTTCTGAACTTGCTCGCGATCCCGATCCTGCTTGTTCTTGATCTTCTTCACAATAGAGATCCGTCGGTCAGAACGATACCGATTCTCTAACATCATAACTTTTTCAGCAGAACTGATCTCATCCCCACGAGTAATACGAAGTGTAATCAGATCATTTTCTTTTGTCTCGCTGATGATCTCATCGATAGACTCAATGATCTCATCGATAGGTATGGTATTAAGAATATGCCGAGTGACATTAATTTCAGTATACGATGCGGAATCCGGATTTAAGTAGTGCTCAAACTTGAATTTCGTTGTGTCCTTATTGTAGATAGCGCCGATAACGAAACCAGCGTCCTGCCAGCCACGCTCAAGCATCGTGAACGGTCCCACATAGCAGAACTTATTGGCGATAGTCTGGTACTGATGAATATGGCCAAACATCACAGGGCCTTTCGATGCGGCCATCAATTTTTCGACATCATAGACATAGGTCTTAGTGGGCATGTTTTCTGATTCCTGAACAAAGTACTGCATAGTATCGATAGTACCATGTCCAAGGATCATATCGTACCGACCAGGCACCAGCTTATCTCCAATGTCACTAAGCTTCTTAACCTTCACGTCAGGGAGAATGAGCAGCTTATAGGTATCCCAAATCTCGGTCTCTTCAACCGTATCGTATACCCTGAAGTCTATTCCATCGTCATTGTTGACATAGTGCTTAATAGTAGACAACTGTTGGCCATCGTGAGACAACGTCCCAGCGATCCAGATAACCGTGGCGTTTCTCTTCCGGGCCAACTTATAGATCTTACTCGCAAACCACATGAACAGTTCAGAATAGTCGCTGTTCAACGACGTCGTTGTGGTGTGCAAAGTATCGCCGAGAATAAAGATGCCATCAAGATACGGCATCCGGTCAACGGTCTTGAAAAAGTGTTCCTTCAGCTGATCCCGCATACTAGCGGCTGAGACATGCTTTACGCCAAAGTGAAGATCAGCCAAAGACACAAATACTTTGAAATCCCTCATTCGGTATCCCTCATACGCTTCAGAGTTGTTGTGACATAGTTACTTGCATTCCTAAGGCCTTCCTCAAGAATCACCCCATACCAAGTAGAAATGGGGTGATCATTACTCGGATAGAGCATTTTATGATTATTCTTATCATCGGGAACATCAACGGGCTCTAACATAACGCATCACATCCTTTATAAAGATGATCCGTATACAATCAAAAATAAAAATAAAATTTTCACTCGCCGGCGGCAGATGCTATCTGTGGGGTATACAACATTGTAATACATGAAGGTCCTAATCACTACGTTGATGGTATGATAAGCAGTGTCGATTATCGAAGTTCTAGTGGGTTCCGTGCCCATCACAGGAAAAAGAAACGGCCCGGGGATTTCCCCGGGCCATCTCGTTCCTGCTGCTACTACACAATCTCGCAGGTGCGGATCGCCTGCTTGGTGATATTGCCAAAACGGCTGTACTGGTACACGCAGCCGTCCTCGCATTCGATGGCATCGATGAACTTGATGCCGAAACTATTCATGAATTTTTTTACCGACTGAACCTGCCAGTCGATGTCGCTGCTGCTCTTCCCCGCATTTGCCTTGCGGAGAGAGTTGATTATCAACCGCTCCAGCACGGAGCTGTCGATCTTGTTGACGATGGTCATAATTGTCTACCTCCTATATCTTGATCTTCTGACCTTCATGATTATAGTATATATGTGGGTTGGAATTCAAATCAGATATTAAAGGAGGTGGATTTACTTTACTTATTCCCGGAAGTAGTCTTGCTGTAGAGTTCCATAGCTGCAGCGTACTTCTGATCGAACTGCGTGCCATGGTACGCACGCTTAACCATGCCCATCGGAATCTGCACGAACAGCTCAGCCATACTGGGCGGCATCTTAGTGATCTTCTTCGGATTGAGCCACGGCTTCACCCGAGCCAGGTATTGCTTGTAATCCGGAGATGTGGATTCCGTGACTGCCGATTGATCAGCAGGCTTAGGTGCCTGAGTCTTTGTCAGTTTGCTCACTGCGCGGTTGACGATTCTGGTTTTGTATTCCTCGGTATCCATATCGCGCATATAGTTGCACAGAGACTTCAGCACCAGAGTGTTATCGTAGCTGAACCCGGTGATGTTGATGAGGACCCTGGTGGGCAGACGAGGCCCGAGGACAAACGCATCGAAGGGCGTCAAGGTCTTATAGTACTGGGCCATCTCATCAAACTCTCTTGCGGTGAGATTCTTACGGATGGTATCAATCTCGTCAGGCCGCAGAACGCTCGGATCCCGCTTGGTGATCGTGTTGTTATAGTAGCCAGCGCTAATATTAAACCGGGAAGCGACCTGGTGCAGGGTCTCATCGCTGAACGTCGACGGCGGGAACTCCTTGGACTCATCACGCGCTCTCGGTTTGAACGCGGTAGCTTTGGTTACGACGGTTTTCGGGCGTTCCTGCTTCTCGACAGGGGTGTCGGCAGGAATGATCTTGAATCCATTCATCGTCAGATCCTCCTTACAAGTCAAGATATTATTTTCATCGACGACGAGCTCCGTTTCTGCTCTTATGTCGTGATGATCTAACCAGTTATTGACCGGCGGTATCTTTTTAGCTCTTACGTGCTGGTAGATAGACGGGACTCTACAGGTCGGGTTTTCCTGCATGGTGGCATCATGGATCCACGTAAAAGCATATAAGAGCTCCTTAAGCTCCTCTCTGTCCAAAGAGCCGATATACTTACCCAACCTGGACACCGGAACCGTATACGGGTTGTGCGGGATAAACGGGTACTCGGCTTTGGACATCCGCCCATACCGATCAGTCAGATGCATCTTCAAGGCGGGGTTGCCCTTGCTCATAGCGGGGATAACCGTAACGGTCTCGAACTCATCCCACCACGCGGGAGCACGGATAACAACAGCCGGCCTCGTGGACACTGTTCCCAGGAGGTAGCTCAATTTCTTCTCCTGCTCGATACTGTGACTAGTGCTGATAATAGGGCTCTTCAAGAAGTACAGGTCCCCTACCGTAATGGAATTCATAAATCGCACACTCCTTTAGTAATATATAAAGTACGAGCGAGATTTTATTCCCGCTCGTACTTATAGTATATACGTTACTGCTGCTCGCCCAAAATGGTATTATAGAGGACGACAAACCTGTCGTATTTCTTTTTCTCTTCTTCAGTCTCATATTTGTCTCGGCTGTTGTAGATCGTTCCCAGCTCCTGGAACAGCGTGAAGAACTCCTTCAGAACCTCAGGATCAGAGGTATCGAAATCAGGCATTTCTATGGGTTCGACGTCATCAGAGGTGTTGCCCATTGCCGACTCAATGTCCTTCTTTGCCGACTCTCGCACATGCTTGTCCAACCGGTCAATAGCATGACCAATAGCTACCTCAAGAACTGATGGGTTATCGAACGACTCGACTAGTTTATGTACGAATTCGATAAATCCCATCGGAGCAAGATCGACATCCTCGACATCCTTACAGTAATTCACCGCATAAAGATACCTGGAGTATCCCACATCGAGAATCTTATCAGCCATAGCCTCAGGATCGTCGATACGAGCATTCTCCTTCTTCGCAGCAGCCACCGCATCAACAGCGGAGAACATACCCTGGAAATAGCAGAGCGGCAGTAAGTGGCACAGGAATCTGCTAACTACCATATCCTTAGGACCACCCTCGGACTTAGAGAGGTTAAGGGTATTCTCCACAGCCAGAAGGAAAACCTGCGGAGAAAGGGTCTCCTTTACCACTTCATCGGGATACTGTTTGTTCATCGCTTGTATACATCCTTATCCGTTTATAGTTGCGGTAAACGGCGAACCGATATTGCACATTTTCACCGTTATGCTTAAATTCGTACCAGGCAGAACTGCTGGCGATCTCGCAGGACACATTCGGATCAATGCTCCGATGAATATCAAACATAGCGGTATCAGCATTAGAATCTTCAATGTGCTGATTCACGCATGTGATATAGAAATGACTGCAGTACGGTGCTAATGTCCGATATACCTCCGCTCCGCCTATGACCCAAACGTTCGGATTCTCCACATAACACGGCCGCAGGATATCCGACAAACTGACCACCTTGAACCCCTCTGGGTCAGAACCTTTGAGGGAATCGGAGAGAATCCAATTAATCCGATTGGGCAACGGCCTTTTGCCGGGAAGGCTCTCGTACGTCTTGCGGCCCATGATGACAATGGGCATCTGGGGATGCCAGCAAGGCGTATACGTCCAGTCGATGCTGGTTGTGTGATACCGGAACATACGGCGATCCTCGGGAATGTCAAACAGCAGCTTCCCCGCATTTCCGATTTTCCAATTGCAACTTGTACAGACGATCGCTTTCATACCGCAACCTCAAACCGACTATCAAAATTATGATACGTGTAGTCTTCTAGCCTAAAATCATCCAAGGTGAATTTGTAGAAGTTCTTGATGTCGGGATTCATCCAGAATTTGGGATTTGTGATTTGGCGGTTAGTGACTATATCCGCCTCATACTGTTTAATAAGGTCTTCAACGATAGGAATGTGCCGGTCATAGATATGGGCATTTGCGATAATATGCGTAAGTGTTCCAGGTATCATGCCGCAGCACTGGGCAATCATATGTATCAAAACCGAATACTGCAGCACATTCCAGTTATTAGCTGTGAGCATATCCTGGGACCGCTGATTGAGGAGCCCGTTAAGGTGCAGCTGGCCCTGACTATCTTGCGTAACGGTGTAGGTCATACTGTACGCACAGGGCCTCAGGTTCATATCAGCCAAATCAGCATGGTTGTAGACATTAGTGATGATTGCTCGGTTCATGGGGTCGTTCTTAAGCATCCACAGCACCGCATCCATCTGGTCCATCCACGCCCAGCTATCCTTACGCAGCTGCAAGGAAGGATACATATCCAGAAGATCATCGCTAAGGTTCATGAAATGCTTAGAGGGATATTTCGCGACCCGATACCGCTGACGAATCTGATAGCCATACGCCTTGCCAATGGTCCCATTTTCGTCAGCCCAGGAATCCCAAATGTGCGAATGCAGCCGGCTAACGTCATTGGACTTCTTCTGGTAGATCCACAGAATCTCGTCGATGGCATTCTTGTAATTCTGCTTACGCAACGTCATCACCGGAATACCGCCGCTCAGATCATAGTTCGTGACGACGTTGCAGGTGTAAAGAGTGTGAGCCGGAGTTCCATCGGCCCACTTCGGTCTCACTTCAAAATTCTCATCACTGATGCCGTGTTCGAGAATCTTCTTGCAGATATAAACGAACGCCCTATCAGCATAACTCATTGGTGTACCTCCTCATACTCCGCCATATAACTTTTGTGCAATATAATAGAGCCAATCATCCGACGGAAGATCGGCACTATCTGCCAACTCATCAGTAGAACCAACCACAACGGTACAGTTAAGTACATCCGATGCACTATTGACGACGTGCATACTGCGCTTAGCGTGATAGATCTTATCGCCATGCCTGAAAACATTAAATGCCCGAGCAAGTTTTGCGTTAGGTATCTTATCCCCCTCGATGAACAGAACACAAGTAGTGTCCGTAGGGATGATAATATGTGAGATAACAGATTCCACAACTGGTATATCCGTGGATTTTGAATTCATCTCAATAACCTTATACCTGAACGTCAGGTTTATCATCGGATTATCAGGATCAGTGGGAATCACCTTGTATGATTCTACCGAAGTAACCAACAGAATCTTACTGGAGATAACCGCGCCCTCCCCAGGCTTGAGCCCGTTATAGAGCTCCAGATAAAACGCGGACTCATTAGGGATAATCTGCGGAATCTTAGACGCGGACAACTCACCGTAAAAGATGTCATGCGCCTGTTCCGAGATGATCATCTTGTTCGTATCTCCTGCGGGCACAGGATTCCACGAGATCATAGGAAGCCGGATTCTCCCGATAATCTCAAAAGGCTTTTTAGCCAACGGCCCTATTGCGTATTCCATTATTTGATATCCTCCGAAAGCTTCTTCCAAGTCTTATTGAGCATCTTGGTGGTCAGTGCGGTATTATACAGGCAGTCAAAGCAGATCATCAGCATATCCAGCTTTTCCCGAGGTATGATCTTGGCTCTGGCTTTCTTGCCTTCCTTCTTGTCAGCCAATATGACCATAACACCTTCAACCTTATCAGGCCCATAGAGCTCCTCAAAGATTCTGACGTAGCCACTCAACTGAAGAAACTGTGTGAGGTAATAATCAGGACTGGTCTTATAGTCCACAAAGATTACCTTCTTAGGGTCGATGATTCCATGTATCCCACAGTCAATCGTACCGCCCATCTTCTGACCGATGATCTGCTTCTCGCTAAACTTCACGCGATACCAGCCGCTGTTATCCTCGTACCAGGAAAGAAACGACTGAAGGGCATTGTCCACCTCATGCCGAGACTTGCCGTCACGAACCCCATAGTGGTTGTAATCCATATCAGCCGGAAGCTCACCAGACTTCATGAACTTTTCGATCATAACGTGGACCATAGTCCCAACGTTACCGCAGCGTTCAAGCTCCTTCTTGTAGTCGATATGCTTGAACCCAAGCATATTCGCCCAGTACGGAATCTGATCTTTGGCCAGAGACTGAATGACCTCAGTCACCCGCAAGACCTTTTTGCCGTCCTTGTTTATGTATACCTTATTCTTATTATCCGTAGCCATGGAGAGTAATCACCTCGCATTCCTATATCCAAATGTCTCTCGTAATATCATAAATTAATATCCCGAAACATGTCTATAGATCAATATGAGAATGGAAAGGAGAATCAGAATGATCAAGGGTACCACTTTCCTGCCTTCCATAACATATCCGGATACAGAAGAGGCCTTTATGCTTGGCGAATCCGTCGCCGAACGCCGAATCTTCTACCGGCTTGGCGAGTCAGAGGTCTTCGAATACGCCAACAAAAATACCATGATCAACGGTCGGAGGCTGATCGATGTAATTCCGCTCATGGTCTTGCCTGATCAGGGATTCATGCAGATCGAATTGTCTCAGCTTGACCCAACGGTTATGTACGAACTCTTCGAGGGTCCCAGGTACAAGATCTCCTGCAAAAAGCAGCTCAAGGAGCTTATCCTCAATGGGAGCATCATCCCGGTATACAGCGAGACATACAAACTTCCGACCTGCATTCCTTATATTATCCAAGGAAGCGGTTCCAGTGCCCGGGTATTTGTAAACGTCTCTGACTTCTTTATCCTGGATCAATACGGCAAATACCAGGTTCCTCTTGCCCGAAATTACAATGCCATTATGGCAGTTATATTCGCCGCAGCATTGGCTCTAGTAATTACACGCAGCAGCTCTCAGGTTCCGGCTGACTTCGGTGATGGTATGGTTCTGGTTTATGCGAATATGCTCGAGCGGGCCATCAACAGCGTTGCACACATGGATCCGATCATGAAGGATAAGGTTCGATACTTAGCCTCAGAGTTCGAGCTGATTCAGATGTACGGAACCGATGTTGGCCAGAAAATGTTCCTGCAGCGGTTCAAGAATACATACTTCCCGAAGTTGTCCAAGATGATCACCGAGGGTATGGATGCCCAGTTCCATCTGGACAGCTTTGACCGGATGTCGTTATTCATCACCGAACTGAAAAACATGTACCCCTCTATGAGGGGTCTTGACGATGGCATCGTCTATGATAAGTGGATCAGGCTGTACGGCCCGGCTACTACCATGGGAATAGACTATCCCGGGTATCATCTGTATACGATTTGCATGGTGCTCTTTGAGTCACCTCTGATTTCCCGTATGGCTCTTGAGCCTGTTATGGAGAAGAATAAAGGCGCCGACATGTATAAGCGCATGCAGCTGATGTTGTCCTGAATTACGGTGGGAGGGAGGCTGCTCCCTCCCACTTACTTTTTAAGAAAGGAGATGAACTGTCAGTGATTATCTCTGAGATAAAACGAAACAGCGAGTTCTACAATACGCTCAGTGAGATGGGTCTCCTCTCTACGGAAGATTATCGTATTCGCTCTACCTGGAATGTAATCAAAGAACGCAAAATAAAGCACTGCAAGGTTCTTTACAATGATATCGATCGTATTGGATATCTTAATCCGCACTTTATGACTGATATCGGCGATAAAGGGCTCTTCGAGGTCTGGGTAGATGACGAGTATGTCAACCCGGAAGATATCACCTGGATCGAAGGCTGGGTGCATCTGTACGGCATTTTGCCCAAGCAGTACTTCGAAACACAAGATGTCAAACTGATCTTTATCGACAATATCGCTAAGAGATACAGTGCTGTTGATCCAGACGCAGAAACTGCCGGCACAACGCATACTCACATTGAACGGATAAACCTTAGAGCGCATCCGTACTGTGATATGTCGCACCCGGAACATTCCGCTTACTATATTGCCGATGGGGTACTTAAGATCCCCGAGGTAAAACGGATCGATGCAGACACACTGGAATTCAGCTGCACCTATAAACGATCGATAGATTTAATCTTCAGTGGTTCATTACTGGGTATCTTTGAGATCAAAGCTGGCGTTGGAACATATATTGATTCCATGTACAGTAAATACTGTTATCACAGAATGATAATAAACAATGGAGCCGATGATATCAATGTGAATACAATGTTCTATCCGTGCATTACTGCGGATAAGGATTGCATCGTTCGTGTATTCACCGATGATAGTTCCTATGTCCCAATGCCCGAAGTATCTCGACTAGTCACATATCCGGAATTTGATTACATTGAAGATCCATACAATACAGACAACGAATATTTAAACAATCTGAAACCGATCGATGAAGAAATCCGTGCTGCAGATGATGATGTGACTATTCTGGATAAGTTCAGTCGTATAGCCGCATACTGCTATAGAGCTTGGGAAAAATTCCCGTTCTTCTGCAATGAACAATCAGACTTTCTGATGTGTGATAACCATATCTTTGGTAAACCTACATTCATTAAGACAAACATCTACAGAATCGATGGAAACGCAGTCTATGGTATTGTCAGTCTCGTACCGTTTGAGTCACATAGAGACATACTCTTCTATAATGGAATGATCTACAGCGACTATGAAGTCATGAGGCTATTTGATAAGCATACTGAATACATTGAGGATAAGATCGGGATTCTCCGGTATGTAATACTCGACCCGGAGATTGACATCGATGGACTGACTCTGATCAAATTCAACGCTGAACAAGATACACAGATCACAAACCTCGGTGAATATATCGATGAAGAGAACTTGGCCAGACTCCATATTAAGATGAATCGATTCTATCGAAATCTTTTGATTCTTCGTGGTAAGGTATATGATTACAATGAAGATCAATTCGTACGTGTATCAACCGCTCCTCCGAATGAACACGATACGAATATGTGGTACGAGTTACTGGTCAACGTTGTCCCTGAAGTATTCAATCAGGACACGATCGAAGTTATCGAGTCATTTGGTCTTGACCCGTATAATCTTCCCGAAGATCTCAAAGAAGGTATGTACTCTCTTGGTTTAAAACCCGATGAAGGTCCGGAAAGATATACAGACCTGCTGTTCACATACTACAAACTCAGCAAGCATCATCAGAAGTATCTGGTCATTCAGTCTGGAGATGGAGTGGATGATCCGGCTGTTAAAGTTTATCACCAGATCGATTATGGCAAACTGCCTGATAATCCACAGATGAATGATTCGGCCATTGAAAATCCAGAGATGGATACTACAGAGGTTATCGATGAGTACGAAGTCCATAGCGGACCCATGTCAGCCGATCCTGCCGTTGGAGATATTATCGCAGATACCGGCGAAGATAATCCGGATATGGATGATGTTATCAATGAACTTCTCGATGGTATTGATCGAGTTGATGTCGAGGAAGAATACTCTCTTAGCAATATCTCCTATATGGATGAAGAGACTGGCATCACCATTACCGGAGCGGAGATCGCAGCTCTAACGGTCAAACAAAAGAAAGAGCTGATTACCAGCTACATTGATGATCCTGATTCCATGTATCGCAGGCAAGTTGTAGATCTGTGGAACAACTATCTTGATCAGATGAACGAGCAGAGCCTGAATATGGCTGTCTATAAAGTACTTCTCACAGCCTACATCTACAATAAAAATACCGAAATGCGGCAAGGATCCACTGATCCCACTAAGAGATCCAAACCGATCAAGTATATCATGTCTGATGACGAACCGTTCGATGTTGACATCGGTGACTACTGGTTAGCTGTGCCAGAGAATGCCAGCAATGTCCTCATCAGTCGTGCGGAGAAACACAATCTCACATACATTTACTCCGAGTTTGAACCCGACCCGATGAATGTAGGAGATTTGTGGATTGATATCCCAGCACTGACCTTGCCTGACTACATCCAGGAGATCATCAGTCACCCGCTGACAGAAGCTTACTATTATATGCCCAAAGGATTCTTTGATGGCAAAAATGCTACAGTAGTATTCGACTATGGAGCTCATGGAACCGCGAGCGATGTTGAACTGTTTAAGCCGCGAACAGACAATAAGCTGCACAAGATTCACATGGGAGAAAGTTTCGATGCAGAGGCCCCTGAAGAGAATGATGTGTGGTTTGAGTTCCTGGATGACATCGATGATAAGATTTGCTACTCTGATACAGAATCTATCATTATCCGAGTCAATGAGCGACTCATACACGTTCAGTTCGATCATGATAACGTTACAGCATTCCTGTTCGACGATGTTGTAATGAACTTCAGAGGGAAACTCGGTATTCGATACATCAGCATTGTTGCGGACCTCTTGAACTCCGGGGCAATCAAACAGGAGAACGTAAATGTCTTTTACAAACGTCTGGTCACCGGGCCTGATCGATTTGACCTAAGACTCGAGCGTCTGTATACAGGACGTTCTCATGTGATCTCTACGGCATTGATAGACACCACCGATTTCTCTGTAATGTTCTCAAGCAATATCGGGAGGCTTCATATCGATTATGAATCTCCTGACACTGATGTGCGTGAACGTGAATCCGCATATCGAATGGTCATAGACTACAGTCTCAGAGAAGTAGCTTTCATTCAGAATCGGATGATGCTGTTCGTCAATGGTCACTATGTATCCAGGGATAAATACCAGGAAATTACAGCCGGAAAGATTCTGCTGCTTGATTTCAAAGAAATCATTCGCTGCGTTGATATCTTCTACAGCAAGAAAGATGAATGGCTGAGCAAGGCTAAGAAAGCTTGCATCGCATACTGGAATGAACCTGATACATCCGAGAGTATCCAGCGGCCGAATCGAAACTATGCACGAATGATACCCATTCATATCACAGAGTATACCATGCGTGGTTACTATGACGTTCTGCTAGAAGAGTATATCTTCAACGGCAGATTGAAAGCAATGCTTGATTACCTTGAGCAGAACAAGCATGAAGCTGAAGAATGGGTCAAGGATTTCAAGCGTAAGTTCCATGATATTGCCGATACCGATCTTGTCGGCATAAACGAACGAGACGCTAAGGTTGTCATTCCTGGACTCATTCATCACGGGAATGCACCGTACGCTATTGACGCAAACTACGAAGACGAATAGACTTGGGGAGGGACGATTCCCTCCCCTTCTATTATGTCGAAACAACCTTATAAAAAGGAGGTAAGAGCTGTTATGACGCGTGATCCTGTTAATACCACGCTGTCTGCGTGGCAGTGCCAACTCTTATCTGATATCTTTCGGATCATATTGCCGGAGGTGATGAGCGAGGCTGATGGACAGAAACTCGCTCCAGGAGAGCTTGGAATCAACTACAAGGACGGCACACTTGTTATACGTAATCCCCATACAGGAGAGCTGTTTTCACCGAACAGCCTCAAATATCTTCAACCCATACTCAATAAGTATAACTACAGTAAGGATATTCTCAATGCCGATACTGTCGATGGCGTAACTATCTACAGTCGATTAACACAACTCGATGATGTTGGAATAAACTTTACACCCGACACGGTACTTCGGCAAATGCATCATCCGGCCATACTATTTGCCCCAGTTACATATGAGAACTATGAGCAACTGAACTGGCCGTCAGATAACGGCATATGTGTCGCATATAAGTCCGATGAAGGCCATGTATTTATCCGTTATTATGACAACAACGCATGTGCTGCTTATGAAGGCAGATACAACTATATTAAGCAAATGTTTGAAGGTTGGGCAGACATCAGCGGACACGGCATCTTTGCCGAGACAATCAATGGCGGGCTGATGGCTGATATTCGGCACAAACCCTACACCGGAGATCTTCCTGATCTTTCTGTCATCACCGTACGAGTAACCAATCCGCTGTTTCCCGGGGCAAAACTCTCATACAATAATGGAGAATATATGCCCATTGTCGATACAAGTGGCGAGCCCCTGGCCATCACAATAGCCCCAAACAACATTATAATGCTTGTATATGACAAACAGAACAGCAATTGGGTACTACTGCGATCCACGGATTCGGCCCTGCAAACAACGGTTTCTATGCTGTCTGAACGCCTGAGAATGTTCCGTGAAGAGGCAACTCGTGAAATCATAGAACTTCGTGACTATATCGATGAGAAGATTCAAAACAATGCCGATGATCTTGAGGCTGCGCTTAAATCTTACACCGATAATGCCGTTAATACGGCGGTCACGGCGATCGAAAACAAGTATGATCCGTTGATTGACCGGTTGGATAAGAAGCCCGGCAATATCATCTCGATTGTCCAGAATATGGAGATTATCGATGATAACGTTACTGAGATTTCGAATATCACTGGGTTCAATGGTGGTATCGATAAGATTATCGTCAACTATGGTCAGACGATGCTGCGTCCGAGTATCGATTACACCGTTAGCAATAACGATGTGATACTCAAGAATAACATCGTGCTGAATTCTGGTGATAAGATTCAGTTTATCATACTCAAGCAAGAGCAATCAAGCCCCTAATCTATTTGATAAAGGAGTGACTTAAAATTATGGCTACTATTCTGAAATCTACGATTCGGCGATTCAATGGCACCGATTGGGACTCTATCTATCTCGGCACGTCTGCGGACATCGTGGGCCTGGGCAAAGCCTCCACTATCGAAAAGCTCGAGACCAAACCGTTCGGCTTCGGTACCGTTCTTGAGGCCGGCGATAACGTCTCCGATCTGCTGATTTCCCTCATCAACCGCGTTGCCACAATCGACCATGAGGTTCTGCCGAAGCTGGAGGACGGCTCCGGTGTTACCGAGGTTGAGGCGTCCAAGATCACCGGCGTAATCGATCGCAGCAACCTGCCTGACGATGTGGGCGGTAAGGTGGTCGATGCTGCCTCTCTGGATGCTGTGGACAAGGCCTCCGTGCACATCGGCGACATCGTTCAGATCAAAGACAGCGAGGGCAATGTCGTATCCACCCATGTGGTCAAGAATGTCACTGCCGGTGCTGCCGAGGGTGACCCTCCCACAGTGGAGTTTGCCGCGCTGACTGATGCTGCCTCTGACGTTAAGTGGGATCGTATCGTCAATACTCCGACTACTCTGGCCGGTTATGGCATCACCGATGCGGTTGGCTCCGCCTCCATCGTTGATCATGGTGCCAAGAATGCCGGCGACGCCGAGGACTGGACTGCGGCTGGTAAGATTACCCAGACCAATGCCGACGGCAAACTGGACTTCGATATCACCGGCGACGCTGGCTCTGTCGGCGGCAAGAAGCTGGCTGACCTGGCGCTGAAGACTGATATCGATGCTATCAATGACACTATCGGCGATGCCGACACAGACGGCACTATCAAGAAGGATATCGCCACCCTCCAGAACGACCTGAAGAATTCTGACGCCTCCTGGATCAAGACCGGCATCCTTGACGTGGCCGTTGTGCCCAAGGCGGCCCTGTCTGAGATGCATGTCATCACATCTGAGGCCGATCTGGCTGGCCTGACCACTACTCAGGTACAGAAGGGTGATACTGTTAAGATCGCTGATGAGACCGACGGCGAGGGCAATATCACCAAGGCCGGTATGATGTACTATGTGGTCGACGAGACCAAGCTTGGTACCTCCGACTGGAAAGATGCGTACCTGCCCTATACCGCCGGCGAGGCCTCCGCTGTTGCGTGGTCCGGCGTTACCAATAAGCCCACTACTCTGGTCGGCTATGGTATTACCGATGCCGTCGACAGCACCACGTTTGATGAGCACAAGACCGCGATCGACCAGATTCTGAACGGCAAGCCGGCTGATCCTGATACAGGCACCGCAGCGGTTGCCGGCCTGGTTGAGAAGGTCACCAATATTCAGACTACTCTGGGCGATGCCGATACAGCCGATACGGTTCTGGGTGACATTGCTGCGCTCAAGGGCGGCAGCGGCATCACGGAGCTTGATGTCAGCAAGCTGAAGGGCATCATCTCCAAGGACAACCTCTCCTCCGATATCACCAAGGCTGTTACCAAGGAGACTACCGATGCTCCCTCTACCTGGGTTACGAACACCATGGTCAACCCGGGTGATGTGGTCATCGAGTATGATCCTGCTAATGCCGGCCAGGTCCATGGTGTATGGATTGTTACCAAGACTGATCCTGACACTCCCGACGGCGCCGTTACCGAGTATGCAACCGTATACCTGAAGACCGGCAAATACGTCGACTGGAGCAGCATCGACAATACTCCGACTACTCTGGCTGGCTACGGTATCACTGATGCTATCGGCGGCGACCTGCTGACCGATGACGGCATTCCCAGCGACAGCAACACCGACGTGGCTGGCAAGATCGTCAAGATTGCCGACGACGAAAAGCTGCATGTGAATATCGCCGGTGATGCTACCAGTGTTGGCGGCAAGACGCTGGCCGAGCTGGACAGCACTTACGTCGATCAGACTACGTTCAACGAGCTGGCACTGCGTGTGCCTCTGATTGTGAACAGCCTGTCCGACGTCACCGATCCCCAGGTTGGCCAGCTGGTACTGGTACCGGTTGAGACTACCGAGACTCCGGTGGGCTAAGAAAAACATACTGCGGGGCCTGATGGCCCCGCTTTTATTTCTTTAACGGAACCCACCAGGTGCAGTTGGCGGGTTATTTACATATGTGTAATAGTTACTTATCCCTGCACATATAGCAATAACTGCACTATATTCCGTAATTGTCGCCGGCGGAGGACTATGGGTTTGATACTGATGAAATTTTTATAGTTGATGAGCATGGTATATATGGCTTTATATTTGCTCCTCCAACTCCAATGCATCACGGTGGGTTCCGTCTATCTGAAACAACCATATAAAGAAAGGAGGTCTGTTATCCATGAATAGGTATATCCGCATGCGCCAATGGAATGTAAAGCGTAAAATTTGGGATACAATGTTTCCGCAAACAGTTACAAGTAACATTCTAAGGCGCGATAACGGCGGAGTGCTTGAAGACTATTTGCACCAATACGATAAGCATGTCGCCAGTCCGCTGCGTCATCTGAATCACACTCGCAGCTACGGAACTTACAGGCACCTTGAAGCACATATCCACGATAAGGTACTTTGTGATGGGTTTCCCCTGTTGTTGACTGTTCACACTAACGTGGAGTGTGAACCTACTCTCGACTTCAACAACAGCGGCCCGAAACCTATCATTAGCGGTTCTGGTGACAGAATCCCTGGTGGTCAGAAGCCGGGAACTACTATGTTCATGGTCTATGGCGAAAAGCTTGACTCTTGGATACTGCTCAGCAGCGATATATACAGTGATGTGACAAAAGTGGTTCTTCCTGTCGAGCGGGAGTATGCTTACGAGATCCTATACAATGGCCAGTATGTTATCGACGTTCCAGGATTTGACCACAACATCGATAAGATCACGATTAACTACGGGCAAACCATCTTCAGATTCGGGATTGATTATGACTATGTGCCCAGCGTTAAAGGCGGTATCAGATTCCTCAATGGTATCAGTTTCATGGAAGGCGAAATCATCTTCTTCAAGATTACCTCGTATATTACCACTGCCAAGAGAGGAACCTTAAAGTATGATCTCGAAACCAAGGAATACAAAGTAACCGTTGAGAAAGATACCGATGAACTGGATGTCCCTGTTGCAGCTATTGGTGCACAATCATACGAAATCAACTACGGCCAAACGATACTTCGAAACAACCTGGACTATACATTGAGTGATGATGAGAAAGTCATTAAGTTCAAGTTCCCTCTCACCGCGGGAGAAGTTATAGTCTGGAAGGTAACAGAATTCATTGAATCCAACGGATCGATTGTTCCTAATAACTTTGGAGCTACTGGTAACTACAGGTATGCGCTGAAGGTTCTTCATGAGGAATATGAGGCCGATCGCGATCATACAACCGTTATTCCGGTTCCAAACTACAATAAACGACGGGATGAACTCACAGTCATTCGAGATAATCATATGCTGGTGTACGATGTCGATTATGACATTGACGTCATGGGCGCTGTAGTTCTGCTTACAACAGAACTTAACAAAGGCGATCATCTGTATTTCACGATCCTCCAAGGCGCCATGATGGATGTCCCTAACTTCAACGTCATTGATGCTACGGGAACATCTGGACAACATATTCATCTCGATATCACATACGATCAGCTGTGCGATCATTACTGCTTACTGGTAAAGTTAAAATACGACCTGGAAACCGCACCAACTGCCAAATGCATCGATGGACCTGCTGAGCCTATTGCCGACTGTTTCGGTTCTCCTGTTCGTGGCGGCTATGTAGCTGGATCGTATATCTGGCTTGTGTACAATGAGGCCATGCACACTTGGTTCTCATTGAGCCATAGCCAGATCGATATAACCAAGAGGTATCCGACGTACATCGAACACAAAGGCGAAAGCAACTTTATCGGTGGTGCTCCTCTTACTGCATGGGATGGATCAACATATATTCCAGAGGTTGCTATTGAACATAATCTTGGAATCACACCTACAATGATTCATGTCCGGCCTATCGAGCCTCCCAATGTCGACCCTGCAACTGGTAACTATACGGTCATTGGCGATATCTGGATGCACGCGGATGAGAAATTCATCTATGTGGGCAACAGCGGAAACGCTACCAGCAAGTTTGAATGGATTGCATCTACTCAGTGTGGAGTTGCTGACCTTGAAACATATCTCAACGATCAGATCAATGCAGTTAAAGCACGTATCGGCAATGTTGTTACCAAGCTGTTTGTATATGAACATCAACCGGCGGCACCACTTGCTCCCGGTACAGAACTTACGATTACTGTGCCTGATTATGTCTTCGGTCTTGATAAACTTCTGGTAAACTACGGACAAACCGTTCTTCGCGAAGAGCTTGATTACAATACGTGTAATGAAGGCATCAGGTTCCATGCTGGATTCGACCTTGCGATCGGAGACATTATTCAGTTTACCATTATCAAGCAAGAACCTCTCGATACGAATAGGGCGCCTCAATACTATACAGAAAGTCAGTGATTCCCATGAAGATCAAGCTATTCAAATCACGGGAAGAAAAAAGAGAAGAGATATCTGCGGCTAAGGTGATAACGTTCAAACAGCGCTTGGCATATTCTCTCAATAGTACATCTAAGCAGCTTATCTGGATCTATACCATCAACGGTGTTCTCTGGATCTGGTGTTCTTACATACTGGCGTTCATGGATAAGATTGCTATCGCCGAGACTTTGTCTAGCAACGTCTGTACGATTATCATCGGTCAGATCGGATTCTACCTCATCACTAAGACGATCGAAAACGTGTTCAAATATAATGACTTCCCGTGGGCTAAAACGATTCGAGACAACCCCAATCCAACTCGTGGTATGAGTACGCCTGAGCCTACTTTTAACATACCAGAACCACCAAATACCATTGTAACAGAGGAGGAAATAAACAATGGAGGATCAGCAGACCAATACTTTGACACAGGAACAACTGACGATGCTTGCGGATAACACCGATGAGCTCATCCGATTGGCCAGCACTCTGGTGGAAACCCAGACAACCAGGCCGAACTGGAAGGAGAAAATCAAGTCCCGCAAGTTCTGGATGTCGGCGGCCGGATGCATCGTTGGTATCTGCGGAATGATCGGATGCAGCAACAACACCACTGCAATTATCGTCTTCGCCATTCTGGAGATTGCATCGATCGCAATATACTGCATCAGCGAGGGTGTTATCGACGCCAATCGCTCCAAGCAGTTGGCCGAGGCTGCGTCCAAGCTCTTCGAGATGATTGGAGGAGCCATTGACGCTGAGGATTATGTCGAAGGGAATCTCGGGATCGATATTCCTGATCCTCAGGCAGAGATGGCGGTCCTTGACTATGAGACCGATGAGTCCACGGAAATAAACAATACCGAAGAGTAAAAGCAACGGGGAGGCCATATGGCCTCCCCTGTATATTCTCCGTTTAGTTTTCGTACTTCACGCTATCATTAATCGTGAATGTCGCAGAACCAGTGATTCTGACTGCCGACAGTTGATAATACATCTCATATGCCGTACAGTTTTTGTTGTACGCCAAACTAACTGACAGTGCCCCGTAACTCATCAGATCACGCACAATTCGATCACACAAACCCCACCGTTTCATATAGTCCATAAGCAGAGACATGCGATCTTCAATGCTCTTAGTCTGATCGATAAGCGGAGTCATATCGTCAGTTAATACGGTCCGTCCTCTTACGACTGTGAAACGCTCATCTCCCTGCGGATCATCCTCAATGCCGGTAACGATGCATGTAGATCCAGGGATAGCCATGTCATTCGAAAATTCAAAACATGGGGAAACATGAAGTATGTCCCCAAGCTGTGTTTGGAGGTCTTTTATGTACTCCTGATTTTCGAACGGCGCATCCACCAGCCGTTTGTTCTGCATATTGAGGTCCAAATTCTGAATGCTGAGCTGATGAACCTCTTCTTTCAGCTTGGCCATATCGCCCTTCATGGTATCGATAATTTTCTCATAGTTGCTATTATTATCGATGCAACGTTCAAGTACCTGCTTATCAGTGTAGAACCCAAGTTTGTTCATAAACTTGATGAACCACTCTTTAATCTTACTCATCATATTACTCCTTTGATTTCCTTGTGGGACGGAAATTAGATCGGCCTCCGGGCATGTCCAAACCCGGAGGCCAACCTGAAATCCATCTAGCCGCCACGGTATAAAGAGGAGGAAGTGACACTGCCGCTGGCAAAACGACAGAGGCGCCCAGACTTCAGGTTATGAGCCTCGTGGTCCCGCATGGACAAGTCTGGATATAATGTGGGAAGCGGCACTCGTTGCCGCCAAGCATTGTTAATGCCGCTTCCCAACCGCTTTCAGTTACACGCCTGTGTACCAAAGAAGAAGGACACTGTATTAAATTGTATGAGCATGAGCTGTTTCTGCCAAATGGAAAAGATCAGATATTTTATTAACGGGATCACCGATATAGAGTCCACGCAGCAATCAGCATGTTGCCTGTCGTAATTTGGCCAGATTACAACAACGGTCTTACCTAGGATGACCAGCAATAGCCAATATGCAAGGTATCATCGCATCCATGAACTCCCGTTTATACATATATTATGCTGTGTATCAAGCCATAATTACAAAGCCTGAATCAGCAATCATATTTGGAACCGGAAGTGTGATCACATTACAGGAACCAGTCATACGATACCCGGTAACTTTGCGCACAAAGATGGTATCACCTGGAGGACCACCAAGAGATCTAAGCGCAGTTACATAATGCTTGGTATTCGATGGGTAGTTCACTGTTATATGAGGTGGATCAAAATCAGCAAAATCCAGTAATGCTCCAGTAGCGCCTAGGGTTACCGACAACTCATCCTCAGAAGTAACTGTTACCTTTTGATGAATGCCTTGATTTTGAACGTCAGTTATACTCATGGCGCCTACCAGAGGTTTCAGGATCTTCTCTTTACGGGAATCCTCGATTGACTGCGGGTCTACATAGTATATTTGATACTGACCAATGCGGCCAGCAACATACTCCGCATACAGGGTTCCCAATGTAGCGGTAGTTGTAGCGCCATTATGGATTACCCATATGGCCTGACCAATAGATGCACCAGTCATTTATCACACCTGCTTTAATCGCCCGTATGGAAATAATGTCCTGGGGTATTTGCTTGAGCTTGCTGATATGCACGCATAAAGCTCATTCCAATAGCGCTAGGAGCCGGGATAGCGCCCTTAATGGTTTGTTTAGCATTCACCGTGCTAACTTTTGTTCCGTCGTTATCAGCAATCTGTTTATCATAGAACTGAAAATGTAGTGTATAGACATCATTCTCAGGGCCACCCTGCTGCGTAAATGCAATGGTAATGTCGTACGGAAATATCGATTCCGCTTTAATTCCCATGTGCTCAACATGCGCAAGGACGTACCCAGATGTTGTCAAAACAGCTTCCGCGAAGTTGGTGTCGTTAGGAATCGCAAGAACAGTATCGGTCGTAATGAACTCAAACTGCTGAGAATCCTCAAGCCGATAAATGGTCTCGAGCGATTCCACAAGAGTCCGAGCCGCCTCGTAACACCGGTTGCCCATATAACCCAACTCACGGCTGCTGCGATTGCGGCTGGCGTTCAGCTTCTTACGCATGTAGTTCAGATCTTCGTTGCGGTAGAACTTGGCCATACGCTCTTCGCCATTACTAATACTTACCTCAGTACGAAAAGCGTACTGCTCGTTAATATCAGGTATCATTTGTTAATACACCTCCAAAACTTCACTGGTCAACGTATTTAAGCATATCATGCAGCGTGACCTTATATGTCTTTATTGAAATATCGTGCTTTTTCTTCATCGATGCATTAAGAGTAGAGCCGGAGATTGACATAAATGCATACCCGATATTACGGATTCCAACGCGATACGGCCTATCACCAATACAAGCAGAACAGTACTCCGGATCAGGACACTTACAATGAATACCAGTTCGCATATGCACCGTTTTTCCGATGTAATTGCCAATCGTATCCGGCATCAGCATGACAAGTTTCGATCCTTCAAGGATATTGCGATAGATATAATTATCAGCATTATCTGCTGTTATGGTAACATCAATAGTATCCTTAGTGCCACAATCAGATCCACGCTCCCGAAGTCTCACCCGCTGGAACAAAGCGTTGTACTTCTTACCATTAGTTCCAGAATCCTGCGTGGATACTCCAGTAGAATACGCACTGCTTACTACAGTATCAGCAATCTTAGGCATGTCCTCTTTGGTAATTCCTTCGTCATAGTTTGAAGTGATGACTTTATATCCAGTAGGAGATTCTCCTGTATTATCCTGTACGGCTCCCTTCATGACAAAAATCGTCTTGTACTGGTTCTTAGGATCGATGCCGCATCCGGAATCAAAGAGCGCCATAGCCGGATCATCCTTCTTGCGCATCTCATTCAGTGCGGTATCAACAATCTTGAGCTCCATATTACGAACAGCCTGGGCATCGTTGGCCGCGATCGCATCTTGATTCTCTTCGATCAATTGCTTACGCTGTTTCTTTGCCGCGGGAGGCAGTTCCATAATTGTATGAGACAACGAGACACCAGAGATAAACCCAAAGGGACCACCATACAGCCACTGACCTCGGTCGATGTAGTTAGCATACTGTTCAGGAGTAATTTCTCGAGCCTGACAGGCTTTTCCCATTGCATTATCGATCTTCTCTTGCAGTTTCCCGTTGATGTTCTTATTTATGTATCCGAAGATACCAAGATCTTCAAGCAGGTACTTATTTGCGATATAGATCCCAAGTGTCGTCACAGTATTGGGCTTCACAAACGGCGACTCGTTGGGGCCGATAACTATCCCGTCCTCAACACTGAACTTGATGCCACTCTTTTTGTGATAAGCAAACAACGCACTGAGAACATGGACATCGATATTCTTAGGATCCTTCATTATCGCAAAAGCTTCTGCTTGCTGCTCAGGAGTTAACATTCTTCCCATAATGTATCACTCCCAAGACTTACACAAAATACAGCCGATAGTTATATTTGATCGTAGACTGTGAATCCTTCAGCTCACCGTTCTCAGTATTCAGCGTGGTCATCATCCGTGCATTGTAAACCTCATCGAAGTTATCTTTCTTCTCATCGGAGTCACCAGCTCTCCCGAGATACCCGGTGAGCAGACCGATAGAGTTCACCAAAGAATGTTGTGTTGAGCCTTCCGTTACCTTGAAATACTCTCTGATATCAGTCTCATCGATCGTGCAGGTGTATTTGGTGAACGTCTTGATAAACTTCTTGTTAGTATCTCCAATGAGATTCACATCGACAGGTACAACTGTTCCATCCTCATAGAGGACATTGATCTCACGATCAACGCTGAACCGTTTGCCGTAGTAATAGGCATAATCACCCTTTACAATCCGCAGAAGATAACGCCGGCGCTCTTGTGCCTGCAAATCTCGATCCAGCTTAACTACACGGAACGGAACCATTGTGGGAACGGTGAGATCAGTCTTATGCACTTTATGCACAGTATTATAGGTGCCGCCAGTACCACCAACGCCCACGCAGAAGCCGACGATATGCTCCTGCGGAACAGTCTTTGACGTACGCTCGATCTCCTCGATCTTGTGAATACCAAGGGAATAATCGATCGGCGTAGTTAAGAACGATGACCGGACGTTATTAACCTTCTCGGACAAGAACACGGCACCAGTGACCAACAGATCATTCGTATAATGGGTCTTGGTAAAAATCGGCTTCCCATTCCGCGTGGATCTATAGATGACTTCTACGTCACCAATGATCTGATGTCCAGAACCAGCGGCCAGGATATTACCGGCGGAATCGCGCAGCTCATCGTAGACCCGAGCTTTGTCGCCTTTACTAAAAAGACGTGCCATTAGCCTTTAACGCTCCTTCCTCTAAATTTATTCTTCGTAAACCTTATTGCCTACACATACTACTTCATCGAGAAATACCTCTCGATGAATCGTGAGTTCATCCTGTACATGTATCCAATCGTCTACATTATGAACAACTTCGCCCTCTTCTTCATCGATAACCCGCACAGGGGTACGTTCGCCGATATTGAAGAATACATTGACGGATCGAAGCTGTGTCGGTGCAGACTTGAATACGTTGATCGCAATACGAATATACTTACCAATGAGAGTAGAGTAAACTGTTGGAGTATTCAAAAACAGATAATGCAGTTCCGGAGAATTAAACATCTCCTCAAGACGCTCCAGAATATACACAATGAGAGCATTCTGTTTATCTTCGTCATCGGCTACACTGTCAAGTTTGCTCACCAACCGCAGATCAAGATCGCTAAGCATATCACGATACGTAGCAGCTATTGTTCCATCTGTCTTAACAAATGTCTTTCGTTCTATACATGACGTGAATAGCATATCTTTAGTGTTAGATAGAGCGATATAATGTCCAATATCATTAGTTGAATTCATTTCGTCTAAGATAGCGTCAAATAGCTCACGATTCTTGACGTAAATGTTAATCATATCGGTAGCATTATTGTTGCCGGCAGGTCCGGCAAGCTCAATATCGAAACCTTCAACCAATGTCCTGTCTACATCAATACGAAGTTCATACTTGTCAACAATTTCCTGAAGTTTATCATGAATGTCTCCATAGTTGAATCGCCATATCTCGGCGATTGACTCTGGTTCATAGATAATATTCCCATCGAATCCCGCTCGCAGAGACATTGCCGCAAGCAAAAAGTTCAACATCGTGAACAAAGAACACTTTCCTTCTGTAGCATATACATTGGGAATAGTGACTTTTGCCAGGTTGTCCCTGGCATACATCAGCAGATTGATAAAGCAGCATACCTCAAACACTAAAGACGTAATGTCATACGCAGCATCAACCCCAACGTATTTTGTAAACATCAGGTTAAAGTCTTTAGTGAGAAGATTCTCCTTCTCGTCTGGTGTAAGCTGCCACAGGTAATCATTATCTGTTACAGATTCATATGATAGCCGGTCTTCTTCCTGCATGCTGATATCATGCTCAATAATAGAAGACTTGACAAACTGAAGGGTATAATCCGTATTAGGATTACCGCTGAAGATTACGTTACCATCAAGATCTTTGGTTTGTGTCTTCATGAGATAGTATCGGTTAGCTATCAGATCATTATCAGGAGAAAACAATCTGCATACGTCGACTAGAACCCCATCGGTACCTTTAACCTTGAGAAGTTGATCAAGAGCAATGACCAGTCTCCGTTTATACGTAAACGGAAACTTTTCAAAGTACCTGAGGAATCCATAAGATTCCAGTATGGCATTGAGCATCTCTTCGAAGTTAAGGTAATCTTTCTCGCTGGGCACAAGCGTATTGGCAGCCGCCAATGTTACCATTAGCATGCCAATAACCGGATCATAAAGAGTCTTAGTGGTAAACTCTTCCCGATGATAGATCGTAGCCATTATATAAGATCTAGCTCTGTAATATTGCTCCCGGAACATCTCCTCAGTACGAGGATTGGAGCATATTCCCAACCGAAGAATCTCAAATGGCTTAGCTAACCGCGCATCAAGGTGATCAATGGCATTAATACCCAGATAATCGAGATATTGCTTTGTAGGATTATTTCTGCGGAGTTTGGGGAGAATACCCCGAACCTCCAAGCGTGAAATCTCCTCTATCGACAACTTATGAATCGGAACATCTTTGCGGATATCCGGCTGGTCGGTTATGTAGATCCATCGATGATCATCAAGCCTGGGCAATCCCATGAGTATCCGATAATACTCATTCTTCTCTTCATACGTATCCAGAATAAGCTGAGCCTGATCCTTAACGATCATATTTCGATCATCTACAGGAATAGCTTCTGGATTGGCATAGCATCGATTCGCGAAATCTTCCGGATAATACTTTTTGAGAACTCGAATATCATACGGCTTGAATGTATGAAAATACCGAGTCCCATTCACGCATGATAAGTACGTTTCGAACGCTCGTATCGTATCAATGGTATCATTTTCACGAGCAAGGTCTGCTCGCTTTACGACCATTCCCTTAATCATTTGAACGATATCGGTGTATAAGGTCTTAAGAAAGTCATAGGTCAAGTCACAACGCCCTCCTTTCTTAATAATATAGACTACTTGAATCTATAGTGTTGTTCCGGGTTTACCTTTGATAACTAAAAAAGCTGCCGCTGGGAATTCCCAGCGGCAGAAGATTTGGCACCAACAAAGGAGTGTGTCGAACAAGCAAAAGTCCAGTGAAACGAATGTGGGTGTGTCCATACTACAACCAGATATACACGAGTGGATGCCTACCTTTAAAAACGCGTACGACATCCTTATAAATCTGTTACACTGTATATGAAAGGAATAGGCTGATATGTTTGGAGCTACACGCATATATGGATCTGGCGAGTTCTCTGATAACTATGTATCGTTCGAAGCTGAGCCCGATGACCTGCTGGAAGACTATGACCGGTATGTAAAATATGTCAAAGGCTGCGAATGGGTTGTACGGTCTGACGACAGGTATAGCGACTACATAGCTAAACTGAAAGCAGGCGGATTGAACCGTTGTGCTATCATGGGACGACTCCCCACCGATGAACCCAGGCTCAAAATAGAAATGCACCATGGTCCTATCTTTAACCTGTTCGACATCTGCGATATTGTGCTCAAGGCTAATCTCAGAAGGGGAAACGAAAAGGTTACAACATTCTCCATTGGCGACCAGGTACTCACAGAGCATGAGGAAAACAACATCATGATCGTTATGCTCTCTAAACCCATACACATGGGAGGAGCTCACAACAAAAAGTCAAACAAAGGAATCTTCCTGGATGTTAAGGCAACCTTTGGCCGGTTAGATCGCTTCATAGATAAATGGGAAGATGGATTGGAACCTGAACATCGTGGATATATTCGCCGGTACTGCAATGAATGCCGGCGAGCTGAAGGTCAAACTCTGGATCAAGGTCTGTTTGATGTAGCCGATAAACTTGCCAGTTTCAAATAGAAAAAGAACGGTGCTCGGGTTTCCCCGAGCACCAATTCTATTGCCACGTAGCCAAACGTTGCGCAACATCCTTACAACTCACCTTACCTTGCAGATGAACAATGTTGCTCACTACTCCGTCGAATTCCAATGATCGGAACGCGGACTCGGCCCATCGTATCACATAATTATCACCATAATGGTAGTCCAATGCCTTCATAGTTTCCGGGCCGAGATATTCAATCATTTTCGCCAGCGCTGACGCATACAGCTGCTGGTAGGCATTAGGATCTTTTTCACTGACATTGGCGTCAGAGGAGAGAATCAGGTACCGGGAGAACATCACAGACAGAACCCGGTTGAGCTTGTCGTAGTCAAGCAATGCGATGCGGTTATATTCCTTCCGCACTCTCTCCTCTGTAAGCTTGACAACAAGCTCAGTCTTCTTCTTATTTTCGCGGGCAGCCCGTAGAAATTTAATCGCATAGACAGTTACCGTTCCGGCGAAAGCCAGCAACAGTGCTGCCAAAACATACAGTGTTATCAGCACGGGAATGTTCATTATCATGACAACTCCTCCGATCAGATATACTTTTGAATTAACGGGAGTACAAACCTTTTATAGTTATATACACCATCAATCAATTCAAGTTCATCTTCACTGGCATAATCAAGAGCAAACGTGTAGTCGCCCAAGGCCATTTTTGTTCGATAGAAGTTGTCACTGCTGAGTTCCCGGTAGTAACACGGCGGAAGTTTCTTTTCCTTATAGGCCGATGAGAACTCAATCAGATACTTTCTGAGAGCATCTCGCCGGTCCAACATTAAATGCTTCATTACAGTCACAAAGAACTGCATCATCCCTGCTTGATGATCGGGATGTTCGACTATCTCATCCCGGATACCTTTAACAGAGACTCTTTGCTCAGTCTTATCATAGTAGAACTCTGTTCCATCTATGTTCATGTAGAGCGAATACACATGTTTCGGCCTAAACTCTATAGCACCAAACGATGTATACCTGAGCTTTCGCCCTATAATGAATACAGCATCATTCTTAATGCTTAATACATCAGCATCTTGAATGAGATTTGCCGAGAACAGATCCCTCTTTGCACGTATAACACCTCTGACTATAACCTTTTGCAGAGAGGGGTCGTTCTTGATCATTTTTCCTATAATAACCTTACGGTCTTTTCCAGGGAGACTGTTGATCGCCTCCAACGTAGCTTTTTTGAGCTTGTGATTCTGTTCCAAAATTGACGTGTTGGCCGAGCGGATATCATACTCGGTAATCTTGTTTTGGATGAGATCGATGTCCCTCTGGATATAGTTCACACGTTTGTACAGTTCGCTGTACTTACGCTTCAGGGAATAGAACCCCTGGCGATCACGATCTGTCGTTATCTCCGGAGTCATCAGGGAGCTCCAAAAGCCCAATCAGATCGCATACACCGTGAACACTCTCATTGCACTTATGCACAATCTTCAACGGCACCCACAGATGCTTCGCCCAAGACACGGGAGCAGTCTCAGTCCGCACTTGCTCCCCTAACGCGTTGAGCTGATCGAAAAACTGCAGATCCTTATAAGTCTCCAGATTTCTGACGTCATACTTTTCATCAGACATAAAATGAGCACCACACTGCCGGCACTCATACAAGGCTTTAACCTTAGGCATCAAAACACCTCCAGCGATAAAAAGATCGGGCCCAAGAATCTCCTGGACCCGACCTCATCGGTCACTTACTTCGTGGCGAGAGACTCACCCTTGACGTACGCAGCCGTCGACGTCAGATACTGCTTGATGAACTCCGGCTTGAACAGAGAGGACAGCAGCTTCATGTGGGCGTTGTACTCCTTAGAGCCAGCCTCGACACCGACCAGAATGGCCAGGGTGTGCCAGTAGATCAGCACCAGCAGGGCGCGGTTGTCCTTCTTCATGAAGAACTTCTTGAACTTCTTGCAGTTCAGCTTGGGCTTCACCGCGCGGCCGTTCTTCTTCTTCTGCCCATACTTGACCTTAGGCAGCTTCAGGTTGGCGTTGACGGTCAGGAGAATCTCCCGCAGATCATTGTAGGCCCGAACAGACCGGCGATCCTTCTTGGCCAGCTTCTTGGCCATGCTCTTGCTGGAAGCATCCTTCAGGTTCTCGGCGGTATACACCCTCAGCAGCGTCCGCACGCAGGCGTTGACCACATCCCGATCGGCCAGGTCAGCCAGGTCCACGTCGACCATGCCGCTCTGGCGCAGCTCCATCTCAAAGTAGACAAAGTTGAGCTTCTTGAGCTCAACCCCCTTCTGAGAGAGGTTGCAGCCGTTCTTGTTCTTGCTGCAGTAGCTGGCCACACGATCACGCGCCTTCTTGCGCTTCTTGAAGATCTTCTTAATTACCTTAGCCTTATCCAAAGTCTTGATGCCGAACTCGCCCAGGATCGCCTTGATGAACTTGACCAGGATCTTGTTCCGCTCGGGGTCATCCTGATCAGTGATGAAAGCGACCACCGGAATCCCCTTCTTGGCCTTACGGTCAGAGGTGATCAAGGTGATCAGCTGCGTAACACCCAAGCCCAGGGTCGCGGACTCGCTGTCCATGGACGGCTTGTGCAGGACCTTGACGGCCTTCTTGATGACCTTCTTGAGCTTGATGTCACCGGACTTGATGCCGTTGATCGTGTCCTCATTGGGCAGGAAGCCCAGCTTCTCGTACTCGATCTCACGACCGACGGAATTGACGGCCGAGCCCTTCCCCTTGCCCAGGTTGAAGGCGGCCACCTGCCGGTAGTTAGTGAAAACCTCATCACGAATGAGGCTCTCAGAGCCAATGATTACCATAGCCATAAATGTTCCTCCTTTTATACACGGGGTTGATACTTACTGACTGCTATGGACTTATAAGGATATTCCACAAGCAGTCAATTTATAATGAACCACTGGAACTATAGATCATCCCAGCGGGTTCACTCGATGATATTCAGATCCGGATCGAAATTCCTCATATATTTGAGGTACCTGCGATCGATCCACGTATAGAACGGATACTGATGATCCGAAAGCGTGTCATAGAGACGTTCACCTTCGTACATCAAATCGTCATTCTTAAACGCATCTCTGAGACGAGGCAGTAGCCGCTCAACTTCACCGGCATCGTCATCTTCCAAAGCATCATGGAGTTGTCGGATAACCCGCATAGACTCATAGAACGGGCCGCTATCGTCGTCATCTTCCTCGCCGTCGGTCTCATCGTCATCAGAATCTTCAGCGCCTCCCAATATCTCAATCTCCTCATCGCGAAGTTCCTTGCAAATGGGAGTGAGAATATCAATGAGAACCTTAGTGCTGATAGCCGTGTAGACACTAGAGCCTTTGCCGAACGACACGCAAATCGGAGCCAGCCCGTTGTACAAAGCTGACTCAATGTCACCGGTTATCTTCAGCTTGATCGCCGAGAGCTCATCGTTGTCGTACTCCAAAGAGACAAGACACTCAGGCTCATCCTCATTCGAAGAAGACTTCTTGGTATCCTGAGGATCCACCTTTTCCGGCTCGGGCTCAGTGGTATCAATAATGACAGCACCACTATCAGCGGCATCTTCCTGAGGGTCATCTGCCGGTTCCTCTTCAGGCTGCTCATCGTCGTCGTTGAAAGAATAGATAACGGAACAGTTATTCCCTCGCTTAAACGACGTATGAGTGTTCTTGAGAGCTTCCGGACTGGGGCTCTTAGGAGACTGACGCTGAACCGAAACGTCATCGTCATCGACCAGGATCATAGTCGAACCGTTAGGAGTCCTGACCCCGGCGGACGAAGAATCCATCGGGACAAACCTGGCCTTGGACTTGGCCTGCGGCGGCTTGTTCCGAGCTTCGTCAACCTGAATCACGGGACCAGGTCTCGGGATCCTGCCGTAACGACGACTAATCGCATCGATCTCATCGCGGTACATCTGCTCCCGCGTCTCAATCGACAAGCCGTCCATCATAGCATTAGACATCTTCGCTTTGTCCTCCTTATCGTTTGGTCTTATTTCCAGCGGGAAAGATTCTGTGCCGCACTTACTGCACTTAATCCTGCTGAAATCGGGCGTATACCTCAAGCTTCCACCGCAGCGGATCATCTTGTTGGCATCATCGTCCCAACCAACCGGCTTCTTGCATTTGATACCGCCTTTGATATTGGAAAGCGGATACAAATCAGACGCGTCCAGGAACCTCCAGTTCCCCTGCCGGTCTACGCCATAGTTAAGATGATATTCCGATGGTGCCAGATCCACTATGAGAAACTTTTGGGCTAACTTCTCAAGTGCTTTCAGGATACTAGCCCGAAACGTATCCATCCGATCCTGATCTCGGATCACAACCCACCGTTCCTGAACCGAGACAATTCCAGAAGGATGTCTGGCCAGAACAGGAGTTGAACGCCGGATCTTGCCGCCAATGCACTCGTCAATCATATCCTGAAGAATCGAATCGTTAAAGTTATCGGCAAGGCCATTATCATCCAGCGCAAATTTGTACACCACACCGGGATACGCGGGATTGTGCATTGCGTACACATTCGTGCCCAATCCCACTTCCATGAAGCCGTAGTATCCCAACTCCTCCTTAATATACTCGGCTTTCTGCTGATTGTTACTGCTGCTATTCATAATTGTGAACAGATCACTCACGATAGCCGGAGTGAAAATCTCCAGCCAGTGCTGGGTCATGTCAGGCTCCCCGATCACACGATACTGTTCCAACTCATACGGGAGCAAGTGCTTCTTGGAGAGTTTCTCGTTTTTCTTACTAGACTTGTTGCCCAACTATCTCTCACCTCCTGTACCCATATATAATATATACCAGAATCTACTTTATCACCCTCCTGGTTCAATCCCTGGATCATAATCTAACCGTAATGGGGTTGGACTCATTCCATGGGCTTTCATAAAATCATGGATACGTTGTCGATGCTTTTGTTGTATCACCTTCGTTTGCTCGTTGAACTTGGCCATCGCCGAAGAACCTATTGACTGGTCTGCTACCAACGAGTCTAAGAATTTGTGGAACTCAATTATTCGCTGCTCATTCTCCCTGCTGATCCGTTGCAGGTTCGCTAATATCTCCTTTTCATCCGTAACAGTAAGAGCAAATAACGGATCATACATCCGTTCGATGTACTTTTTAGTACAATACTTCCTGCTCCTCTTGTTACGCCATTTCTTGAACTTCTTCCGACGCTTAAAGACGTCAGATACGTTCTTTACGGGATGCTTTTCGCAGTACTGATCAAACTCCTCCCATTGCTCCTCGGGAATATCATATTTTCCTACCGGAGTGTAATCCGGAAAGACACTGAACAGATCAATGTCTTTCTCGAGCTCAAAGGACTGAAGTTGTACCAGATTCATCGCCTGTTCGTAGGCGTACTCCACAAGCTCCTTATAGTCCGGGTGCTCAACATAGATTTCCTGCGCATACTCAGGCTTCAGATACTCCTCCAAGTACCAGTATGCGACAGCTTTCTTATGGCGTTTACCGCCGACCCTGTACTCATTCATCTCCTTTTCAACTTTAGGAAGCTTTTCATGAATTGTGGGAAGCTGCACTTCCCGAGGCCGAGCCACTTCTCTTACGGCCTCTTTCAGTTCTTTATCGGTTAAACCGATATCCTTCTGAATCTGATGGAGTCTATCGGCACAACTTCTGCCCATTGTTACTCCACCTCCTTTACCCAAATATAGTATATGCGTAGAAACTATTTACTGCTTGGCCTGCGCGGCACAAGCTGCATAAACATTTCCGGATCATCTGTAGACCTGAGATCCCAACTGATGTCAGAAGCGATGCTGTCAGCCAGCGCGTTCATCTTGAGACACAATTTCGACGTGTTCTCATCTGCGGTAACACCAAACTTACTCAACTTAGCCTGGATCGTCTGCCAGTCGTCTTCTTTAAGGTGAGAATTGATATGGGTTACCTTCAGTTTCATTCGTTCGCAATTGAACACCAGTTCCAGTATACGTCTGTACAGATCCTGATTCTTAACCTGATCCTCGGAGTTGTGTTTCTTCCAATGCTTCCAGTCACTGATGTCCCAGCTGCTCAAGTACTTGCTCAGCGCGAGAACGTTGAGCTTACTATCGCTGATGAGCAGCACTCTGCAGAGTTTGTTATCGGGACGGCTCTCAATAATCTCCTTGGTCTTCAGCAGCCCAGACCAAATGGCCCAGGCTTCACAGTGCGCCACGCTCTGATTCCCGAGCGGGCCTCCGAAGCTCGTGTACTCGTTATTTGCAGTATTGAGTATCACGTCTCCATACGCGCAATAGTGCCGATCGTCAACACGCCGGCACGAGGCGTCAGTGAACAGTAGATAATCAACCCTATGACTCATCTCTATCGTCAATCCTCTCCGTTCATTATTCACTTGTATAGTATATAGACAAAAGAAAATTGGACAGGCTCGGTACTTAACCACGCATGTCCAATTTCTATATCTCGTTTTTATTCAGCTTATCTATGAACTTGACAAGTTTTGTCGTACTGATACCCTCAGGAACAATGGCGTCGTCCTCGGTGGCATCAATATAGATGTATTGCTTCTGCAATTCTAAAGGAAGTTCATTGTTGATCATCGTGTAGGACTTATTCAACACCTGCACATTCTCCCACTTGGTTTTCATGGCAGCCGGAACAAAGTCCCCATAAATGTTCATGAACTCACCGGGATACCCATAGACGTTAGCCATAGGAATGAACAACTCATCACCAGGAGCAGAGTGAGCAAAGTGATGGCACAGCTCACACAGTGGGTACAACCCAACAAGACCCAAATAATGAACCTCCATTACCTCACTGGCGATAGCTGACATCTTCAGCGTCTCTCCACGCTTGATCCGCTTGTTTATGATAATCGAGCAGTAATCTTCCAAAACCAGCGGCGTGTGGTGCAGCTCAATTCGAAATCCATCACACATCTTCAGATTCGGATGAATACCACAATAGTTCATCCCATACTGCTTCTTGAGAAAGCTGATGGCCTCAGTGTACTCAAACGAGTTACGAATCATCTGTTTGAGTCTCATCATGAACTTGACGTACTCTTTCTTATCCTCAAACAGTCCGAGATCATCGATGTATCCTTCCGGTTTGATATCAACCTTGATTTCAGACGTAGGCGCAGAAAGAGTATCAGGCCCAAGCTGGTGCACATGTGGTATTCTCACATTACATCACCGCCGAGAGCTTTGTACAATGCAAATCCATAGGCGATAGGATCATCACGATACACGAACTCCGTATTCAGTCGATTCTTGACAATCTGTTCAAGCTGACTGTCGTTGGTAATCTTGAAGTGCTTATAGATGTCCAGTATCTGAGTTTCCGCCTTATGAGTAAGGACATTGTTGATATACTTCACTGCCTGGGCGTTCCATTGTCTCGGGAAACAACAAACAACCATAAGATCTTCTTTCGGATTATCAGGATCATTAGTGCTGTCTAAGCGATCTTCAGCGGCGATAATGCCGTCGATGATATCATCCAATGCCTGGTCTATCGTACGAACCGGAATGAATTTGTAGTTATACCCGGAGACATTTGTGTACTCATCGTATTCCTCAACGGACATGCCATCCTGATGATACACCTTGAAATTGTAACTTTCGCCGGCGCAGGGGGGCCTAAGGTCACAACTGAGGTAATTGACAACGAAGTTTTCTGTATACTGATGAATGTTCTTGACCTCATCAGTATTAGACGTAAGTACAATGAGCAAAATGTTCACGCTCCTTTAATTACTCCAGTCCAACGGTCTATGTTGACTGGAGTCGTAGTTTTAGTGTTTATGAAATTTTAATCGAGCGTAGTGGAAGGACGTCAAAGTCCGAGAACGAAGCGAAAAAGTCCTTTACAACTATCACAACTAGAATCGATGTCGTGTATAAATTACTAAATTTTGTCCTTCTATTTTTTTGTTGTTGGTTGCATAGGAATGGAATTCCATGCAACCAACCCTATATTAAAACTTTTTAACAGCGAAGCTGCCCGTATTAGAAAGTTTAGGTTCGAGCTGATTCCCGAGACTTGAAGGTCTCTCCCATCAGCTCTCAGCGAGAATCATTTTTAGGGCATCTTCGAAGGGCAGCATATTCGCTGCTATATATTTTACTTACTTATGTCGGTTCTTTCTTTGAAGTTTAGGGTAGAAAACGATTTTCAGTTAGTGCTTCTACATTGTAATTCTTTTATGATTCATCATATCACACTAAGATAATGCAGAATTGAAAGGAGTATATCCATGAACAACTACGACGAAGACGGGTTCTATATCCTCAGACCCAAGATTCAGATGGAGTATCCCATTGGCGAGTGCAGGATCGTCGAGGACACCGTGGTTTTCCCGACTACCACCAAACCGGTTGCTGGTGCGAGCGTTAATATCAACAGGCACTACAAGATTAACTACGCCGCCAAGTCCTGGCAGAACAAAGCTTGGAAGAGTGTCTGCAATGATATTAATTGGTCCACTGGAACTAAATTCTCGGCCATTAAAGATGGCTCTGAGAAATTGCGGCATGTTAAGGCTATCGCGCTTTCCGTAAAAGTATTGCTTGAAGGCGGTGGTATGGATTCGATTGTTATCGAACGTCTTGAAGGATCGTCTAAGAATAGCAGTATGTACTTGCTGATTACTACTCCCGCGGAACTCAAGCGTGCATTAAACTGGATTCACACTGTGATGTATGATAACCTTGATAAATACATAAAGATGGGAAAGCATGGCGGATACAAGCGAATCAAATATGTTGAGAAGGTTCTTATTATCTATGACGACATGACCTTTGATCACAGCTGTGGCGATCCCAGGAACCTTCAGATCATACTAGGTCTCAAATTTGACGATAAGGGGAAGGTGATACTATGAGTACAAGCACTGGGGATGGGTTCTATACGCTCATCCCCGTAAAACCGAATAACCTCAAGAAAAAGAAACCGAAGCAGCCTAAGTTTAAGAAGAGCTCCTGGAAGTACTGGTACTACAAGAGGCTGAAGCGGTTTAAGGGTCACTCGTCGTTCAAGTGCACCAATTCCAGCAACTTCGTTGTTTGGAAGAATGTGTACGGCTGTGGTGAGCTGAAAATTGAGTCTGGGCAGGATAAGGCGGCTTCTAAAGAGCTGAAGCTCATGAAGACTGGAGATCACGAGAAGAGCAATGGATTTGTTCTGGTCGATACCGGTGATATGATGTACACCAAGATTCCGGTGAAAAGCTACTTCAAGCTTGCCCATATTGACAAGATGATAATCGGAGCCAGACTCGTTGCTGTTGATGACGATGGGAATGGAAGCAAGATTGATGTTTGGCAGGAAGAGCGGCTGATTCGTAATCTCGGCGAACTCTTCCAGTTCATTAACTTTCATCGACAAGGGATCAGTGGCGTGTACGACATCATGGCCAATGGCTATCTGGGTTTCTCCAAGTACGAGTATCTGATAAAGATTGTGGTCTGTAAGACCAATGGTTCTATTGAGACCTATAAAGGCGACATGAATGATTTTATGAAGGAATATGGACTTTACCAGTTCTGATTAAGAAAGGAGATTTCAACAATGCAGTTGGATGAGAATGGGATTAAAGACCTGCGGCCTGAGTCTGATACGGGATTTAGGTCGATTCTCAAACTGGTGCCCAAAGGAAACCTGGTTGGCATTCAGTACGTTTGCACCAAGGAAAACTTCCCCGGTAATCTGCAGCAGGTGATTGAGTGGCTCGGGGATGCTTTTTGCTGCATTACCGGTGGAAAGACGATTTCTGTCGACAATGTGGAGATTGCGTGTGACCATGGTCACAATGCACTGGATGAGCTTCACATTATCCTCAACGATGATGTCTCTGGGCCGCTTGTAGTGTGCCCTGGGCAGTGGATTGTCTGGTCAGAAATCTCTGGTTTCTGGGTTATGGGCGATAAAGAGGTTCATTCCTTCTACACACCTGTCGACTGGTTAGACACAAGTGCGTTCGATGAGAGTGCGCCTGTTGAGCCGGATGATGCTGCAGATAACTCTTTCAGCGAGGATCGGTCTGACAACTGCTGGCAGCAAGAACCTCCCGCCGGCGACAGATAGTTATTACGATCCAAAGGCACTGGCGGTATATATCATTCTAATGAATGGATCACTTATACTATCAGACGGTTATCTAGCAGCGATGTCCGTGAATCGTGGTGCAGAATGTGGGTTCCTTCTGATACAGTATAACAAAATAATAACGAGTCTGGAGTAAAAAAGAAACCCACCAGGCAGTGATGAGTTTCTTCCTGTTCCGTCACAAAGATCGTGACGATACGTGGTATATCTATACCTGACCGTGCTGCCTAAGGAAGCGTGCCAGAGAAGCCTGATACAAGCGCTCCTCTTCTTCCTCAGACATATTAGCCAGGTAGGGATAGGATGATGCTTTACACTGCTTCCGCAGCTCATCAGCCCATTTAACCATGTTAAACATGCCGATAATCCTCCTTTCTCGTTTACCTGAAAAATCCCCAGGGTGCGGTGACACCCTGGGGTATTTATTTCAGCCTGCCTATCACGGATATAGTATGTATCTCAAAATACATCGTGGTGAATTGATATGACCTTATCAACTCTTAGATCGCTATTATCTGCTCAACAAGAGAGTAATACCGAGCAGATAGGTGGTGAATCTATGTTTGTACTTAAAGATGACAGTACAGCCAATATTAACGATCCCATAGAAATCCAGTCTTCGGGTGACACAAAAGCCGTGTCTGCACATATTGCATCGTATGAGCCTCCTAAATGTCTCACGATGTACGAGTTGGATCAGACTAGCGAATCGATAAAGAGCTTTCTTGATTTCTTACGTCAGGTTGAATCTCGTTATAAGACCGCACAGCAAGAAGAAGTTGAAATGAATCGGGCTACGTCGGATATTATGCATGCGGTTGAACTTGAGGTTAAAACCGACTATACTCCGAGTCAGCTTGTGAAATTAATACGGCAGATTCGTAAGACCCGTCGTGTTGCCAAGGACACGCAGATAGTTCTGGCACCAGTTGTTGACTGGATCAATAAAAATAAGAACATCATTAAAGCTCTGGAAACTTTGCTTGGTGATACACGTAAAGCGGAAGGGAAGTTGGTAGATCGATCTTATGTTCCCCGTACAACAGTTATGGGGGATAATGATATTTGGTCAACCAGGAAATAAAAATGGGCAGAGGGGGGATATCCCCCCTCTGCCCTGTTGTTTTCTTCGCCTAATATACCTTCTCTAAATGACGTTTTCTTTTACGATAAAGCGCTGTTTTAGTGATAAATAACGCTATAGCGTGTATTTTTCATGATTTTTGCCTTTTCGTAAAATTTGAGTGAAGTTGTCAAAATCATCACCACAAGCACATTATAAATCATCTACTTCTTCTTTAATTCTGCCTTGATTTTCTCTCCGTACTGTTCTTTCATGCGTCGCTTTTCTTCTACAAGAACCTTGGTAAGAATGCCGACCTTCTCGACGTCGGCAACCATGCGTTTAAATGCACCGAAGGCCGATACATACAGATCGATTTTCTTGTCCGGGTTATTCTCGCTGTAGGCTGCCAGTTCTGTAGGTATAACCTCACAGGTAGTGAACTTAAGAGCACCAATAGATCCCTTATCGCCATTGCCAGCTATGTCCTCGTACTCGATATAGAAATCGATGATGACTCCTTCACCGATTTTAACGCCACCAACCTTACCTTGTGAGTCAACTTCTGAGATCGTCGAGTTCTTGGTTATGGTGTTTGCATCGAATACGCTAACATATTTGCTAAGGGTCTTTTCTCGCTTGGCTGCCTCTTTAGAATAGTCCTGGACAACCTTGCGAAGACTTGGTGTCATTTGTTCAATCGGTACGGTGTAAACGATGTCAATATCCTTAATTGTTCCTGTGAATTTGGATACGACAGGAGCACTTGTAGCGATAATTTCATCAAGATCTTCAGCCTGATCCGCAATAGATGCAAGCAGCTGTGACGAGAATTCATCTTCGGTATCATCAAAAGCCAGAATAGGATCATTGGCTTTAACTGATTGACCAACCTTTGCGATGTACTTGATGTTTGCAAATGGGGATATGATAACTCTCTTTTGTCGTGTTATGTGTGTAGCAAACTTATGTGCAAATTCATCTGTTATATAACCAGAGTCTTCAAATACACAGCCGTTACATTCAAAGGCTACTCGTGCTAATGTACCGACGTTAGCCGAAGGATCTCCAAAGAAATCCAAGTCATTGATGTACTTCTTGTCATAAGCAAGAATTTCTCCTTGCTTAAACTTCTTTCCGGCTGTGAGATTAGTAGACAGGTTATTCATGATATAGAATCCACCGTCTGTATTCTTAGCCGGGTGCACAGAGAGGTCTACATCGTCGAAAGTTCCGTCCTTGTATTTGATAATCATGATATCATCTTTGATTTCAACAACCTGACCATCCTGCTTAGCTTGGAATGCAAAGTCGTTGCTAAGGTACGGTGCAACTCGTTCGAAGTCATATGAGATTGGAGGAGAACACTGTGAGTCCACCGGTACCAGGTGTTTAGCCTGACCTACAGACATACACAACCTCTCAATGTCAGCAGACTCAACGCTGAACGGAGACAGAGCTTCACCGGGAGTCATAAGCTCAGTTCCATCGTATCCTTCACTTTTGTTGACATCAATGAATCCTCTGGCATCAAGAATATTGGGATTAATCACCATGTGCCGGCAAATACCAACCTCACCAGAAGCTGTACTGTTGGTTCCGATAATCCCTCGCATAGTAGGATGATATGCACGTTTCTCGATTGTGAAGGAATGATCTTCGTTCATCCCACTCGGACCCTTGAGCTTCACATTACGGTCGTTCTCCAGTTCGAGTGTAATGTTCAGCCTGGACTTTGGGTCTACGATTTTGGATGTAAGAAGAATCTTGATGATGGCATCCTCGGGTATTGAGAATGTATCTGTGCGCCCAGACCGATAGTTACTCCAGGCAACAGCAAGCTCTCTGTAAAGATGGGCCATAATGATCTCAGTAGACCGTAATCTGGAATTCAGATAGATAGAATCGATCTGATAGGAGTTATCAACCAGAACACCGTTGCAGAAGTGCAGCAGTGTTGTGAAATCTGTAGGTTGTCCGAGTTTATTCAGAACCTCTTTAGTTATCGGATCTACCATCATATAGTAGAATGCCGGAAGGTTATCGGCCATAGTCTTTCTGCCACACATATGATCGAATATATCAACGTACGTATCTCTGGTATTGAGATCGTAGAAGTTGTATTCTTTTGTAGGCAGTATCATGAGGCCGTTCATCAGCAGAGAGTTCTCATACGGATATCGGTCAAACACGAGGTACCCATCAGCAAACGGTATAACCCCAGTAGTGTTTTTGTCGACCTTGGGCCTCTTGTCTACAAACTGATAGTTAATCTTACCCTTTTCAAGAGCTCCGATCAGACCATCAGGATCAGCAGCTCCCATTACCAGAATTAAAGGAACCTCTGTATCCATGATGTGCACACGAGAGTAAATAAATCGTGATCCAACTGTAGTTGCATCAAGTTCTTTTGCTGCATCGGGTATATACTCTATGAGCTTTTCAGTGAAGAACTCTGATAGTTCTCCACAAGACTTACCAGTGGAATCGTAGATATTGTTTGTAATTCCAGACAACCAGTACTGAGTTTTGGTAGATCCTTTTCTGGATACAGCGATCGGAAACAGTGCACTTTCATCTTCGCCATCTGGAGTCGGCTTCTTTGCAGTGGAAGATATTGTTGCCATATTGATTTCGGGGTCAAAACAAAACCGAATGTTATCATTCTGGTTTCCGATGTCAATGGTCACAAAGTTAGAAGCGAAGTCATCAAATTCGATCGTTGTAAGCTGAGAATTTAATCGTGTACAGTCACCTTTACGAATAGCCAAGTTAGGAAGCTTGTCTCCACTGAGGATCTTCTTCAGTTTCGTCATTCTGGGAGATAGTGCTGTTCCGTACCGATAGATAAACAACTTGTTGTAGTTTGTAACAAGCTGGCATCGATCTGCAGATACCTTGGTGATCGGATATGGGAGCTTTTGGTGTGTAATGACAAGCTCTTGTCCATTCAGGTACAGATACTTGTGCTTGTACATCTTAGGAAGCTTGAATGAGAAACTGTGACGTTTGCGATCCTCATCCTCAAACTGAACGGTGTATCTGATGACCCGATCGACATGAGTAGAGACATCAACGATTTTGATGTCTTTATTCAGATACATTGCCGGTTTTGCAGTGGAGAAATGAAGAAGGATATTCACAAGATCATGCTGCATTAGGTTTTCTTCGTAAACTTCCTCAAACCGTTGACCAGTGATATTTTCCATTGCAGGATTAAGAGTTTTAGCATGGATTGCGACTGTAGGGACATCAACTTCCTTTTCTTCTTCGACCAATTGTTTAATGGAAGTGTCTCCCATTTTAAGTTCGGTGTATTTCTTCTTGAGCATCTCGTTGCGCTTTGCTGATTCTGCGGACCGGCCTTCCATCTGTGCAGTAAGAAGAACGTCTGCTTCCTGTTGAGAAAGTTTGGTATCATCCACCTCAGGGGTATCAGCTTCCTCTTCGGGTTCTACCAGCTCTTCTTTCTCCCTTACTGCCTTAGCTGCAATCTTGCGAACCTCTGCAGCTTTTTCATCGCTGAGTTTTTCATGGTCGATTTTGAGATCTTTTTCAATTTTTTCCTGAGCTAAGTCTACAGTGGTCTCTTTCTTGGCCTGGGCTAACTGCTTCTCCGCGGCAGCATCCTTGATGGTTTCTTCATCATCGCCATAGTCAATAACCGAAGCAACGCTCTTTTTCGCTTTGGTAAAGAACTGCTTGTATATATCCTTAATGAAAAGGTTGTATTCGTTGCCATCAGCACTATCTGCTGGGAGTTTACTCGGTGTAAGCCTGATCAGTGTATTGTTATCAAGCAAAACCAATGAAGAGTTTTCACCAGGCCCAGCGAGCAGATCTAAGGTTTTCCGGTACGACAAGAGTGACCTTAACACATGTCCCATGGGATTTTTCGTTGTGGGCTTCCACAACTGATCAGGATTAGTGTAATCTTCATGTGAGAACCACAGAGTCAATGGGATCAGCGTGGTTATCTCATAATTGCCGAGAGAGCTTATCGTTGCTATAGCTTTGCCGAGTTCAGTCAGCACTTGATCTATCTTAACTGACAGCTTTCTATGATCCTTGGCGTTATTCAGAATCGTATCAAATACGTAGTTCACTTCTACCAAGACGTTAAACTGTTTGAGGGGATCGGCTTTTCCAGGGATAAAGCGATCCACTTTCTTGATACCAGAAAGGTTTCCGTGCTGGTATTTGGAAAGCAGATCAGATACTTCTCCCTCAGCATCAAATTTCACAATTTGGTGGCCGCTGCCGTACAAAGAAACGTTCCATTTCATCGGAATGAAGTACTTGGTCAGATTCCGATATTTGACGTTGTTGGTAGTAGACAAAAACTGAAATCCTTGCTCGATCGTAGGAGCAAGGACCACGTACGCCCGGTTCTTTTTACGGTTCTTGGTTGCTTCCGGCATGATTACCGGCTGCTTTGCCTTATAAACTGTAAAGCTGTCAAGATAGTCCAGATATACCATTGTATCACATCCTTCCGTATTTCCGAACTTTATATTGGTGTTCGAGGTATTATAAAATGGTCTTATAATTGTTTATTTAATCGTATCAAGACAATTAAATAACGTAGAAAGGATGTGTTACTATGTCTGTGAATGTGCGTGCTATGCTCCTGGAGAAGCAGGAGAAGAAGACCGCGAATAAGGTCGTTATGAAAGACGTCAATCGGGATCTGATGATCGCGCTCCTGGCTATCCCTGTGTACGGCAAGGAAGCCCGCGATGAGGAGATCCTGTCCATTATTATCAATGCCAACAACGCCGGTGAGAACGACATTCTGACTCGGATCCGTGACCGGTACAACAAGATGCTTAGCGGTAAGAAGATCAAGAAGACCAAGAGCGGTGTCCGGGATACCGACGGCTACATGGTTCTGGTTCCCAGGGTCTGAGAGGTAATCAAGTATGATTGAAAGCGGTGAACCGACGGATACCCTTCAAAAGAGGGGTATCCACAGGTCTGAGCTTGAATCGGCTGGTGGCATGACTGTCTTGATCTATGAAGGGAAGCAGATGGTCATTGAGGTTCCCGACAGCATCAAATTCACCAGCGTTGATATCAATGCCAAAACAGGAAATATTGTTCTCAATGCCAAGAACATCACAATCAACTGTAATAAGCTGAAGATTAACGGTGATGTTGAGATCAATGGCAACTTCAAAGTATCCGGCGGAATTATTCGCCTCAACTAAGGTGATTGAATATGCCTGGAGCTACAAGACTTGGAGATAAGAACTCGGGACATGATTCTTGTGTTCCTACGAGTTTAACCAGTGGAAGTTCAAATGTGCTTATTAATGGGAAGCCTGCTGGGAGGGTAGGCGATACGTACTCTTCCCATGGCTGCATTGCTCATTCCAGCCACAATGATGTGATAGCATCAGGCAGCGGTTCCGTGTTCATTAATGGACTTCCTGCCGCTCGTATTGGCGATAGCGTTAGTATCGGAGGCATTGTTGTTGAGGGAAGCAGCAACGTTATAATAGGAGGTTGACTTAATGGATGACAAGAAAGAGTACGCGGCGAGCGTAGAGCAGATGATCGCCGATCTCAAAGAGAATCCGTCCAGCAGGTTTTCGAAGTCCGATTTCCAGGGACTCGTATATGCAGTCTTGGCCGATGAGAACTTTAAGGCTAAGAAGTGGATTCTTAAGCACGATCAGCTTATCGCGGATGATGTCGATATCAATAGCAGTATGAAGGCGTTCCTGGATAAGCTGCTGAAGCATGCTGGTATGGTTAGTTCCAGCGAGCGGGCCAATATCATTGACACCTTTGAGTATGGCCCTAACGATATCGAGTGGGTATCGGATGCCATTGATGAAGCTATGTATATCTACACTGAGTGTGGTAAGAATATGCGGGTATTCCGCAATAAGCTTCTTATGGTTGGCCTTCGTAAGATGGAACGTTCCGGCAAGTACGCTGGAAAGATCACATATAAGAAGAGCCTTGTTGACCGCATGCTGGCTCTCCAGCGTCGTATGGATAAGAAATAGGAACCCACCATTCCATCCAGGGATATTTTCCCATAAATAACCAAACGCTTCATAGTTCCCATTAAACCCACCGATTACCCATAAACTATCACTCTCCGCCGGCGAAATTCCCCCACCCCCAAGCAGGGGTGGGGTTTTTACTGCCCCGGAACATCCCTATAGAATACGTACAGAAAGGAGCGACGTATTGTGGCAAAAAATGCTGGCAATGATAAGATGTCTAAAGATGTGCGGCAAAGCCTTAAAGAATGTGCTGCTAAAGGCGGCAAGTACTTTAAAGGTACCGCACAGCTCTTTTTAGCGTCAGGTTCCGAGTATGTAGCCAAGGAACTGCCAACTATTGCCGGTATGGTTGATACCAACGAGGAACTGCTTCAGGATGTTGCACGATTCTTGAGAAACCCTGTTGACAATATCAATCGTCAGATCAACAAAGCCATGCAGACCGAGGATTTTAAAGCCCTCAAGAGGTTTGCAGGCAATGCTTTGGATGATTTGAAAACCGGAAATCTGTACGACGCAAACCGGAGTAGGTCTGAATTCGGAGAGGCCGCTGAGGGTGGCCTCATGGATAACTTCGGTGACGTTGACATGTCTGCATTTGATGAAAATGGCGACTGGAATCCTGAAGCTGAGGATGATGAAGCTTGGGAGAAAGAGATTGCCCTGGCGGAAGCCCAGGAAGGGACAGAAGATAATCGCACTGAGGCTACGATTGAAGCTGTTGCCGAGGGCACCGCCGCTATTGTTCATACAGAAAACGCGAATGCGCAGGCTGATATACGTCTTTCTTTGAAACAGCATTCTCAGATTATGAATGCGGCTCAGAACATGGTTACTCAGCAGGCTGCTACTGTACAGGCTATCAATCAGACAGCTGTGTCCATCCTTGATGTCACCAGAGAGACACACAATCAGATGATGGGCAAGATGCAGGAAGTAATGAATGTTCTGACTAACATCGAGAAGAACACTAAGCCGGTTGAGGCACCTAAACAAACAATGCGGGAAGAGCTTGAGATTTTTGGTAATCATGGTGAAGTCGATATTAGGAATCTCTTCAAGATGGCAGGTAAGAATCTTGATGAGAAATACAATATCGGCAGTTATCTAAGCATGATAACTGGTGCCGGTAGTCTCAGTAACATACTGGAGTACGTTGGGGACAACCCCTGGCAGCTTGTAACAGACCAGCTTCTTACAAAGATCATGCCCGAAACATTTAAAAGGCAGCTTCACCTTACCGGTGAGAAACTTGCAGGGTTCTTCCCTGCATTACTTACCAAGTGGGCAGACGCTGGTAAGAAGTTTGACTCCGGTGAAAGCACGAAGATAAGTGATCTTATTAAGGGTATATTCGGTGCCAGCACACGATCCAGGAAGTACATCGACACCGGAATGAGAGATCCAACTGCTCAAGCATTATATACCAGTAAAGCAGCAAAAGCGATAGAAGAGGTTATTCCAACTCTGTTAAGTCAAATTCATTCTGACTTGACAGGACTTCCCTTAAAGATTTTTGATTATAAAGAAGGAAAGTTTACAGACGCGGAGAAAGTACTGGCACAGCAGACAAATCAGGCGAATGATCTTGTAAACCGTATGGGCTCTGCTGCCAACCAGTTCGTAGAGAATACACGGGCTATCGAATTTGTCGATCCAGAGGACCAAAAGCGTTTTAATGATGTAGTCTATCAGTACCTTCAGAATCAAGCTGAGAATAGTGCATTTATTGATCCGCATATAAGCCGGGAGGAATTCAGGAAAACTCTTCCGGGTGGTCTTTCTAGAAATGATTCAGTTCTATTCGGTGATATTATCCAACAGGCGTTGCTTACATTGGATGACCTTGACTTAGAGAAATTATCTTCAGAGATTATCGATGCAAGAATGGCTCGTAATCAGAATAATGCATATCAAAATAACATGCTGCATGATACCGGTAAGATTGCTGCATATATGGGTATGCTTGATCCAGGCATTGAGAGTCAGATCATTTCGTTGTCTAAGTCTGTCGCCGGCGGAGCATCTTCTAATGAAATCCAAGAGATGCATGATAAAGACATAGAGAGACGTACGGTGCTTGGTGTTCCTTTGCCGATGAATACAATGGTGAATGATATTCGTACTATGCTGGAACGCGGAATCATCACTTACACATACTTACTTGGAGACAGCACTAAGACAAAGGTTGTTAAACCTAAAGGCAAAAATGGTGAACGGATCGTTACAAATGGTCTTCCGGATAATGTTAATGCTAACATTGAAGCGGCAAAGAAACTTTCCGATAAAGGGTGGAAGCGTTATTCATATCAGGAAGATCGAAAAGTACAAGAGATCAATCGTAAGAGAGCAGCACATGATAAAGAAGTTTCTGATAACGAACAACGAGCAAAAGATAATGAAGCCTTTGGCGGTCATATTGTTATCGTTCGTTCGGAAGGTGCTGATGTTCTGCGTATTGGTAATACGATGAAACAGTTTAGGGCTAATACAGCTCCTACAGATAAAAAGACCGGTGCTCCTATTATAAACAACGGACGTATACAAGAGTACGAGAAAGATCAGATACCGTCTGGCGCTAAACGTACTATGGACGAAAAGGCCGCAGAGTTATCCAAGGAAGTAAATGGAATGCTTGATAAGGTCGGTTTCAAGAAACTTGCTGAACTTACAAGAGAGTACGGTAAGGTTCCATTTGATCTTGTTACGGATGGTCTTAAAGTTGTGGACAGCTTCCTGTTCCGAGTGCTTTATGGTGAGGACGCGTCTGCAGTCTTGTTGGATAAGCATAAACTCCCATCGATTCTTGATTCTCTTCAGGCGACATTGAAGGCTAACTGGCTTTCTGCTAAGAGCTGGTTTGCTGAGAATATTGGCAATCCGTTTAAGAAGTTCATGTTTGATCCGAAGAGCGGCCTACTCCCGCAAATTGCCGATAGGCTAAATCAGAAAGTGGTTAAGCCAGTCAGCGAGAAACTTACGGGATATAAAGAGTCGTTAATTGGTAAGCGTGATAAGAATCGCAAAGTTACTGAAGCCGGAGATACAATCATAAAAGATAAAGATGGCGTATGGCGGTATCAATCTGGTACACCAGTACATGAAGATGCGGTAAAGAATGCTCATTACGAAGACTATGAGGGTGGCAAATGGAGCGATAAAATTAACTCTATTATTCATAGAGGGCGTGAACTTACTTCTAATGCCAAAGAGACACTTAAAGGCGGCTCATCTTCCAAACGTAAAAGCGATGAGGAATCAGAAGCCGAAAATAAAGCTAAACTCAGCTGGTGGGATAAACTTCTGTGGGGCAATGAAGAAGGTAAGAAGTATCGTGGCCGCAAGAAGGAACTCTATGATACAGAAGGTCATATTTACGATGAGAATAACGAGCAGGATATATATGGCGGTTATAAGTTCAAATATCATGGGTTAGTCGGACTGTTCAAAAATATTGCTGATGATTTTAAAGATCTGATGCTTGGTCCCGACTACGCTCGTGCGGATTATGATGAGTTTGAAAAGGATACACATGATTCCAGGAAGAAATTTGACCTAATGGCCACTGAGATGAAAAAGGCTTTCCCGGATATGGTCATTGGTGCTGGAGTTGGCATACTTGGCAGCTTATTCCTTCCTGGTGGACCTATTCTTGGAGCACTTATTGGATCCTTCGGTGGATTCTTATCTGCCTCTGAGAAATTTAAAGAATATCTCTTTGGTGAAGTGAGTAAGGATGAAGACCGAGTCGTATTTGACTGGAAGACGGGTAAGATTGATAAGCACGTAAAAGTCGACAGTCGAAAGGGCGGCCTTATTGATAAGACCGTATACGACGGGTTTAAGAAATACTTCCCAAACATTGCACTCGGCAGTGGTCTTGGCATTATCGGCAGTCTATTCCTTCCTGGAGGTCCATTTATCGGTGCTCTTCTTGGTGGCCTTGGTGGAATGATCTCTGCATCTGAACAGATGAAAGAGGCTTTGTTCGGAAGTGAACTTGATGCAGAAGGCAATGAGAAATCACTTCTCGGGCCAAAGACTCGCAAAGCCATTAAAGATTCCATTGGTCCTGCTCTTGGTGGTGCCGCATTGGGTGGAGCTGCGTGGAGCCTGATTTCCGGTATTGGTATTATTCCTGGGCTGTCGCTGCTGCCTGGTGGACCTATCTTTGCATTGCTCGGCGGTATCACAGGTGCGGTTAATGCTGATGATATTCGTAAGTTCTTTATGGGTGAAGAGACCGAAGAGGATGAGTTAGATAAGAATGGTAAGCCTACCGGCAAGAAGGTAAAGAAACGTAAGGGTGGCTTATTCGGTAAAGCATTTGACTTCATGCAGCACAAAGTCATGGAGCCTCTTGGCGATAAGATCAATGCTGTTGGTAAGTCTATTGGAACATGGTTCCATGATTCTATCGTTGAACCATTTAGACGTTCTATGCAGCCATTACGGGATCATCTTACTGAAGCTGGAGTATCTATCTCCAACTCCATGAAGAATATTGGTCAGCATATTAAAGACTCAATTACGAAAATCTTCAATGATCCGGATGATCCCGAGAGTCCGGGTCAGAAAATGAAACGCTTCTTTAAGGATAAAGTTCTTAGTCCTCTGGAGAAAGCTCTTAATACAATCTTTGATGCTGTCGGTAAAGCTCTTGGAGCCATTATCTCTGCTCCGTTTAAGGCTCTGGAGTTGGTTACTACTGGTGGTATTGATAATAAGAGCGTGGATCAGTTAAGCGCTGAAGCTCGTGAACGTCGGAAACAGCGCGAAAAAGAACGGGAAGAAAACCTTAAAGCCAAAATGGAAGAACGGCGAAAGAGAAAAGAGCAGAAGATCAAAGAGCGGATGGAACGCCGGCAATCTCGACTCGGATTTCTTGATAGACTCTTAGGCCGTAATAAAGACAAAACTGATCAGAATGCGAGTAAAGATAAGAACAAGACATCTACTCGTACTTCTAAAACTACCAAGGCGAAAACTCCTACTCCGCCTCCTGTTCCTGGAACGTCTGATAAGAAGACTCCTGGAGTTAACGCTAATCGTGAAAAGAACAGGTCGGATTCAGATGCCGCAGATGCAAAACGTAAGAATGAGAAAGCGGCTACTAATGATGAACGTAACAGGCTAAAAGCTCAAGCAGAAGAAGATAAAGCGAAGAAAAAATCTTCTGATTCTGGAGACAGTACGACGAATGATAAATCTACGAGCAGTATTAGACTTCCTGGAAGAAAAACGAACAACTCATACCTTAAAGAGATAGCCGCTAATACCCGCAAGATATATGAAGAAATTCATGGTCAGATCGGCGGTGTTGGCTGGAATACGGCCTATATTCGAACCGCTATCGATAAGAAGTGGGGTGGCGGTAAAAAGAATCCATATCTTAAGGAAGACGAATACGATGAACATATGGAAGGAAGCCGTAAAGATGTAAAGAAATATCGGAACTTCTGGGGCCGTATGGCTGATCGTATCAGCGGATTCTTTACTGGCATCAAGGACATCATTCTTGATAAAGTTTACAGTCTATGGGATTTGATCAAGGGCATTGTAACTCTTCCGTTCAGAGCTATTGGTGCTGCCGCTACCTTCCTTAAGGATCACCTGCTTGATATTGGTAGCTTCCTCTTTGAAGGTGCCAAAGGTGTTGCCAATGCACTCTGGACTGTAACTAAGACCTTGGGCGAGGGCTTTGTCGGTGCAGTTAGAATTGTAGGCAATACCCTTCTTGGTGCTGCTAAGGGAATTGGTGAGGCAGTTGGCAACACTATTTCCACATTGAGCGGAGTTCTTCATGATGGTATTTTGGCAATATCCGGGGTTATCTCTGGTGTGGTTCAACTAGCAGGGGCCATGATCCCTGAAGTTGGAATGGGGATATATAAAGGGCTAAAGGCTATCGGTAAAGGAGCTTTAAAGGCTGTTGGTTTTGTTTGGCAAGGTATCAAAGGCGGTGTCAGCTGGATTGCGGATAAGATCTCAAACTTCACATTGGATCCGAAGATTGTTCTTCATGGTCTTAAGATCAAGGGAATGGTTCCTATTTCCGTTGGCGGTGAAGGACTCAACATTCCGTTCCCTGTGTCGTATGTGGATCCATTAGGCGGATGTGCGATGCCTCCTGATGCAACAATTCCAGTGTATATTGCTGGCATTAATTATCAGATGTGGGATAGGATGAATCCAAATCCTTCCGATACTGGTGATAGTGGCACTACAGACAACAAGGCGACTCCTGCTGGCCCTGGAAATGAATCTTCAACAGAAGCAGGGCCAACGGTTGAGACTACCGAAGAACGAATCAAACGTGAAACTGCAGAAAAAGTTGATAACATCATGGGAGACGTGCGGAATCGCATTAATACCCTGATGAACAACATATCCGGACGTTCTAATCCTTCTACATCTGATACAACTGAAGATACAAAGTCTGAAGAGAAGAAAGCTGAAGAAATATCTACCGATGAATCTACAACCAAGAGACCTAACGTTAGGAGAGTACCTAGACTTAGGTCTATAACCGATACCAGTGAGAGTTCAAAAGATGAGACTAAAAAGGAAACCAAAGAGGCATCTACATCTGAGGATGAAACAAAAACCGCGGAAACTCCTAGGGCTAGACTTAAGCGGTTACGGATTAGACTTATGCCTATAACTTCTGATGAAGAAAGCTCAAATGATGAGACCACCGAAACAAATACACCCGAAACTGCAGAAGCTTCAGTTTTGGAAACTGCACAGAAGAAGCTTAATTATAGAATGCTCAACGCTGGTGGTAATAAGAAACTTAAGATTACGAATCGTACAAATATTTCACCAGAGGCGAGACAGGAAGTTAAATCGATAACAGAAGAAGAGGTTCTACAGAAGATCTACAGCGGCGAGATAAATGGGTTGGATATGTCCAATGAAGCACGGTTTATTCTGGCCGGGAGCAGTACTGGTACTCTAGCAACAGTTGGCGGTAAGATCGTAGCTTCTACAGAGGCTGAGTCTGCAAAGGAAGCTGCAGAAAGAGCCGCTATGGATAAAATAACACGGAAGACTGGTCTTGAGAAGTTCAAGCAAAGATACCGCAAAGTTGATGCCGCAGCTGAGAAGTCTGACAATCCTCGCGAAGTGTATGATAATGCAATTCAAAATGCACAAAGTATGGATGAGATCAATGCTATTCAATCAGCCGAGGCAATGAATGATAGCGAAGCTGCCGCAGAAGGAGCCAAAGAAGAAAAAGAAGAGAAGAAAAGTCTCCTTGAAACAATAGGATCCCTAATTGGTGGTCCTATTGGCGGATTGCTGACCAAGTTGGGCGGAAGTGCTGTTGGGAAAGCTGTAGGCGGGGTATTAACGAAAACTGTATTACCAACTGTTGGAACTCTTGCCGGTGTAGCTGGAACAGCATACAATCTCTTTGGCGAAGAGGGCAACCGGCTCTGGGGAGCTGAACAGCTTGCTCATGGAATTACTGGTATCGGTAAAAATATTGGTCAGATTGGAAAAGCTGCAGCTGGTTCGGCTGATGACATGGCTAAGCTTGGCCCAGTAAAGTCTGCTATAGCTAAAGCTGTTAAAGCTATTACGAGCAATAAGACCATAGTGAAGATGTTCGGCAGTCTTAAAGGCAAGCTCGGAGAACTCGCATCCAAGCTTACATCTAAGCTCTGTGGACCTGTTCTTGAGAAAGCAATGCAGTCCGGTGCAAAAGAGTCTTTAAAGAGTGCTGGTAAGCAGATTGCGGCATTTGCAAGCGGTGGTGGTTTAGCTGTTGCATTTGCTGTTGCCGACTTCATTGCTGGTTTTGGTAACGCTAAGAAGTATTTTAACGTTTTTGGCTCTGATGTGTCCTTGGCCATGAGATTAACTTCTGGTATCGTCAATACTCTTGGCGGCTTGCTCAGTTTGATCCCCGGTGTTGGCCCTGTTCTTTCGGTTGCTGCGGCCATGTTCCAGGATGATATCGTACAGATGGTCTATAGCCTTTTGGCCAGTGATGCTGATAAGAAAGAGTTGGCAGAAGATCAGCAAAAACTGCAGGCTGCGACCGATGCATATAATAAAGCTAATGGTACTGATCTTACTGTAGATGAGTATGCAAAGCAGTTCAACGAAAAGGGAGAAAAAGAGACATTTGGTACTCGTGTGAAGAATGTGTTTGGTGGTCTCGGTGAAAAAGCCAAGAATTTGGCCACCAATGTTGTTACCGGTGTTAAGAATGGTGCTAAAGCCGTTGGGAATGCTGCTATCAATTTCGTTGAAGGCGCGCCTGTTGTAGTCGATAAGTTCACTAGTTTCATTGGCAATATGGCAGAGAGTATTGGCCAGAAGCTCAGTGATTTTGCTGACAGGCTTCCGGAACTTATTCCGAAAGTTATCGGTGGATTTTACGACAAGCTAGCTAGTATTGCCGAGAATCTACCTGCTACAATCGGTACTGCTATTGGTAACTTCTTTGGCGGTACAATCAAAGAAGGCGGCGGCCTTGGTGAGTTCGCGGCTAAGCTCGGTGGAGGTATTATCAGTGGCGGTGTGAAGATTGCTGGAAGTATTGTGAAGCTGTTGTTCAGTTTGGGCAAAGGTATCGTTACGGCGGCATGGGCAGGCATAAAAATTATATTCAATCCTAAAAATGTCATAAACCTTTTCACATCAATTGGTTCTGGCATAATGAAGACGTTTGGAGCCATGATCGGTGGTGCTGATAAAGGTCTGTCTGAGATTGTACGTGGCATTACCTCTGCAATTAAACAAGCTCTTTCTGGAATCGTTCAGGCTATTGATAAGGCCATAGAGGGCATTCCGATCCTTGGTGACATTTACAAGGGCGGAAAGAATTTGGCCAAAGGTGCCGTTGAGGCAGTCAGCAGTGCTGGAAGTGCTGTCGATAAAGGCATTGAAAGTATTCCCTTTATAGGTGGTGCATATCGTGGTCTGAAGCAGGCTGGTGGTGCGGTTGTTGATACCGTAGGTTCTGCGGTTGGAGCTGCTGAGAAAGCATACAGTTCAATTCCCATTATCAGTGCTGGATACCGTGGCATTAAAGCTGGTCTTGTGGTTGATACGGAAAAAGCTACCAATGGCAAAGCCTTTGGAGCATCAGCATCTGAAGGTGAAATTAGATATGAACCTCCAGAGAGTCATGACGTGACGACTTCAAGTGAAACAGAATATGGAACCGGCCCTGCTCCTGAGACTACAGATAACATGATACCTAAGACTAAGACTTCTAAGGAAGCTTTGGAAGCATTGCTGACTCTTGGTAAAGGTCTTGGTGCATCTGTTATGGATACAATGGCAGATGTACTTAAAGGTAAGAAGAAAATACCTGAACTATTTGGACGTATTGGCGAGGGAATGGGCAACACATTCCTTGGTGACATGAAGGAAGTAAACGGCAAGAAGGCTACGATCTTTGATTCTTTCGCTACTGGAATGACTAATGCGCTTATGGGTAATACCAGTAGTACTGGTGCTGTAACGAGCACTGCACAAAAGACCGGAGTTGCCGGGTTTATCGATGGTGCGAAGAATGCTGTTTCTACCGTTGGTAATTGGATCGGTAATGGCGTTCGTGCGGTAGGGAAAGGTATCACTACGGTAGTTGATACCGTTGGTGGCTGGATGCCTTGGAACTGGGGTAAAGGCCCAGAGGATACAACTCCTCGGTTTGATGCATCGGATCTTAATGGTTCAGCAAAAATCCGCGAGAAAGCCGCAAAGTTGATGGATTCTTCTTGGGGTACTGGACCGGTTACCCCGATGAGTCAGCAGTCCAGTAAGTGGAACCATGGTTCAGCTGAAATGGCTAAGGTTGGATGTGGACCTACTGCCGCGGCAATGGTAGCATCTGCGTACGGAGACAAAAAGGCCAGCCCGGTAGAGGCTGACAAGTTGAGCAAGCTTACGGGTATGCGTGCTAAGGACGGCGGAACGAATCCAGCATTCTATAGTAAGTACGCCTCTGCACATGGCTTTAATATGAAACAGGGCCCCGTTGATCCTGGTACATTGGGAACTAGTCTGGCTTCCGGTAAACCTGCAGTTGTAATGGGTAAAGGCGGCGTGTATGGTAAGAATACTCATTACATGGTTGCTGAGAAGGCATCTGGTAATAAGGTTGGATTGGTCGATCCTCTAACTGGTGGTCGTAAGTCCACTACAATGAGTAAGCTGGTTGATAATACATCCAAAGCTGTATACTCTTATGGAAAAGGCCCCGAGGATAAAGATGACAAAGACAAGAAGAACAGCCTCATGCTTGAGACTGTTACTGACCTGGGTATGCTTGATGCCGGAGAGACAGACAGGACAGAGAATGAAGGCCCGCTCGAAGGCGGTAAGGGTCCGAAGTGTGAAGCCGGCCTCTGTATGCCTGATACGATGCCTCCTGATTTGAATAAGTCCAAGTGGGGCACCGGTGAGGTTCTGGTCGATACTGGTACAAACACCAGCTCTGGTATTACATCCAAAACATCTACACGTTCTAACGGATTAGCCAGAAGACCCCAAACCTATGCGGCTAAGAAGAACGCTTCGTCTAATAAAGTTTCAGACAGCACCAAGGCCAAGTTAAATGCACCAGCCAGTCTTAGTACAACTTCTTCGATTAGCACCAAGAGTGCTTTCGATGATGTATCTCCTGTGACATTTGGACTTAGCGTTGCTGGGAACATAACACAGGGACTTGAAACTGATGCTGCCACAAGATTAGTCGGGGCAAATATTATCAATGGTGGATTAATGGGAATGCTCCCTGATCATCACCAAGTACGACGCATGATGAGCAGCTCTAATAAGGTGAGTCAACTCTTCGGTAAGATCCTGAATACGTTCTTTACAGGCAGCAGCCCTGTAGCAAGATTTATACGTTCGGTTAACTACAATCTGATAACTAAGATTATCAAGCCAATTCAGAAATACGTCACAGAGCATGTTATCGATAAGGTTCTTGCAACATCCACCGGAGCAGCTGCGGCAAATGCTCTTAAAACAGTTAGCTCAGTAATACCGCTTACAGAGCTGGCTTTTGCTATTGCTGCATTCTTCGATGGGATCAATAATACCGATCAGTATTTTGGAATCTACAGTAAAGATGCGACGCTTGCCATGAAGTTAACTTCTGGTATATGCAGTGCATTGGGACAGCTCCTTGGTTTAATCAAAGGTCCGCTTGGTTTATTGCTAAGCTCTGCGGCTGCTTTGATTATGGATGATATCGTCGTATTTGTATATGGTCTATTTGGCGATAAAGATGCACTCGCTGATGCTCAGACGAAGGTATACAACGATCTGGTCCAGTACAATAAAGAGAATTCTCCTGATCTTACTATGGATGATTATTTGGAAAAATATGAATCCAAAGGCGTGGAAAAGACAACTATGCTTCAGAAGGTCGGTAATGCTTTTAGTACTGGTGTAAACACGGTAAAGAATGCTCTTGGATTCGGAAAAGGTCCTGGGTTTGATGAACCTCCAGAGCCTGAAGATTTCGGTAAGGGTGAGATTGATCAAGGACAAGAGCTGGGAACGGTTAAGGCGGCTGCTGGTACTCCTGTGTCCGGATTCGATGCACAGAGTGGAATTGTTCATAAGAATAACTTCCCGTTCTATATGCAAACGGATCCTCGTTGGGCAAAGGTCAAATATACGGTGCTTGGCCCGAATGACCCGGATTACAAGAAGCAGAATATGTATAACTCCGCTTGTGGTCCCACATCGCTGTCGATGATTCTGCGGTCGTATGGTGCTAATGTGGATCCTGTTGGTGTTGCCAACTGGTCTAGGGAGAATGGAGCTAGAACAGAGCACAGTGGTACTGCCGGTGGCATACTATTCCCGAAATTGAGTAAACTTTATGGTATTGATGCCGAACAACTTAGCACTGGAAGCAAGAATGCCATAACTTCTTCTCTGTCGGCCGGATATCCGATGATAGCTAGTGAGCAGCATAATGACTTTACAAGTGGAAGCGGGCACTTTATCACACTGGTTGGCATGACTAGCGATGGTCAAGTTCTCGTGAATGATCCGTTCAGTGAGAAACGTACAATGAAGACCTGGCCTGTAAGTTCGATAACCAAAGGAAATAAATCCCTCTGGGTATTTAGAGGTCCTAACGGCGGATCGATAAATAACCTTTACACGAAGAATCCTGCAAGCAATATGTCCTTAATTGGTTATACCGGAGGAGAAGCTGCTGGATATGCGGATGGGAATGCTGCGACAGCAAGTACCAGTGGCAGTTCGAGCAGTACTACCAGTACTGGAGGATCCACTGGATTCGAGACAACTGATACTACTGGCAGCATCGGTTTCGATGGAACTCTTGGCTCACTGCTTGGTATTGTAAACAACATGTTCTCTACCGTTACAGGTAAGATTTCGAACTTGTTGTCCATCCTTACCGGTGGTGGTCCCACTGCATCTACAAATGGAACTTCCGTTAGTGGAACATCGTACGATACATCCGGAACAACTGGTGGTACAACAAGCACCAGTATCGGAAGCGGTAAAAACATTGAAACGTCTACTGATCCGACAGTCAATAAGAAACGTACCTGGGATTGGCTTACAACTGAGTTTGGTCTTACTCCCGTTGGTGCCTCTGGCATCATGGGATGCTGGCAAGCCGAATCTGGTAATACTCCTGATCGTATCGAGGGTGATTACCTCTTCGACTTTGACAAGCACGGTTTGACCTATGAGAAGTTATATAGCGATCGAGCCACAATGGACCATTATACTCGGGATATGCTCTTCCCGGTGTATGATAAGAACGGCCTCAAGTATGCTCGTAATGGCTATATTCTGGATGGACACTATTGGCCTGGTATTGGTCTGGCGCAGTGGACCAAAGGTCGCGCCAAGAATCTGTTTGATTGGTCTGCTCAGAACGGAATGAACTGGTACGAACTCGGCACACAACTTGAGTACTTTAAGCATGAGAACGCTGAGTCTTATACAAACCTGAAGGATGCACTCAATGCCGCACCTGATCCCACGGAGGCTGCTCGTCAGGGTTTGGACATCTATGAGTACCCCGGGTTCAGTAAAAAGGGTACCAATGGATACAATGCCTGGCAGAAGCGTGCCAAATACGCACAGGAGATCTATAACACATACATCAATACTGCACCCGAACCGTTTACAGATGGAACGACAACTACACAAGCTCCAACCGATAATAGCGCCAGTGGGGTGTTGGCCCAGCAGACAAGCCCGATATCTGAGTCTTCTACAACCGCTGATGTTGCAAAAACATTAACAACCTCTGCTAAGCCTGTCAATGCCAGTGTCGGAATGGCCAACGACATGAATCGCGTGCAGGAACTTGCAGGCAAAGGTCCTGGATTAGATCCCGATATTGAAAAGGATTTCAAAACTGGGTATGCCGAAGGAGTTGCTGCTGATCCTTCCGATTATGGTAAGGGCCCTGTAACCAATACGAGTTATAATGTGACCGCATTGAACCGAAAGGTCATTGCCCTCAATAATCAGATGGACAAGATTCGCAGTGAAGCCAAGAGCGATACTACGGTTTCTCAGGTTACGAATGCGATCACGAGTGCTATTAATGGAACTAATACAGCCGGAAGCACTAATGTCGAAACGGACAAGATTCTTAATGGCATTGCGGCAATGATGGGACAGATGGTAGAATTGCTTTCCGCTATTAAGACAAATACCGAGCAGCCTAAAGAAGGTCCGTCCGATGGCCAGTCTAGACGGACTAAACGGAATAACTATCACGTTCCGGTTGGTGAACCTATCTATTCCAATGGTGACCGAGAGGTTGATGATGTTGGAGCGGATATCATTAATCGGATGACAGGTCTATAATCAGGCCTCAAGCGCTTGTTTAGTTGGGCATGGGCTGAAAGGCCCATGCCCTCCTATATCTTCAGAAAGGAGATAGATGCGATATGGCTGAATTTACGGTTAAATCATTGATGTGCCGAGCAGTCAGACCTACTCGACTCTTTAGGACTCCATACGACATTGAGCCAACCACAGAAGTTCTTGCTACCGGGGCAAGATTCTATTCCAGGAAGCAGTATCACGCTCAGAATGTTGACCTGTTGTATATTTCTGAAGGGTTGATCGAGAGTACGCCGACTGGATACTGGTGCCCGGCATCGTTGATAGAATACTATGCTATCGATGAAGACTTCAATCCGATTGAAGAGCCCAATCGATTGTCTGACGGGTCTGTTAAGGAATATAACGTCATTGATATACAAGATAATCTGGTGAAGGTTTATCCTTCTGCACATGAGAGTACTCCTGGCCCTAATGGCCTTCACACCGGGGATCGTCTGATGTGTGATCGATTGATTGATGTTGAGTTCGATAATTTCACTGAGAAGCGTTATCGTATTTCTTCTGTGATCGGTGATGATCAGACTGTCACTGGCAGCTGGGTAGCTGGCAATAGGGCGATGAAGGTCTCCAGTACTAATACTGCCGTTGTTCATAATGCTTCGATTAAAGTTGCCAAAGTTGAAGCCATGGATGCTCCTATGACACGAGAAGCGATGGATGAAGGTGGAAGTAACGCAGAGCAGGGGATGACGGTTCAGTCTAATCAGATATATGTGCAGGGGGAAGATAAAGTTGTAGATGTTCCTCCTGTTGATACATCTGGGACCGATGAGGATATCAATTTAGATGAAGTACCGAAGATGAGCACTGAAAGTCCCGAGGATGTGATGGGGCAATATAAAGAGTATAATCTGTACTACGATAAAAGTATCGTTGAAGGGTTAATTAACGAAGAAACTGCGAAGTCTACGCTCATGGGAATACCTATCGGTAAGATGTTGTTCGTACATGGTATGCCATTTCAGTATACCTTTATTGCTGACCGCAGAGTAGGATCGACAATGCGATGGGGTGACTCAATGTATGAGGAAGAGGAAGCCGCAGTGAGTCAGGGTAGTTCTGACCTTTACGGTCGGGAGTTCTGCCGGAATATTGCATCTAATATGCCGGTTGTTGTTTTTGCTCCTGGTAAGCCGAAGTTTATGTCTTCCGTTAAGTCTGGTTTGATTAGTTATGCCGGTCAAAACTTGAAAGCTGCACGAACCGTTCTGCCTATGCTAAGCAGCTCCAGAGGTGCCGACGATGATTCTGTATGGAGTCAGCTTCAGGATATTGAAGGTGAGTTTCAGTATTACAGTATCGAGATTGACACTGAAGGGTACTACAAGTATGTAAACTCTATCTGTCAGACATCAGCAAGACTTATGGGTCTTACAAACTTTACGTATCGAGATAAATCATGTGCGGATTTTGACTGGGGAAAGTATAACCAGGGAGCAGAGCAGGATTTTTCTACATTCGAGGAGGTTATCGGTCTGTCCGGTGGGGTGTCATTTGCATTTGATCCTCAATCCTCAGTAAGCGATACAATAACGAATAGTACTACAGAGTCACAGCTTGCCGGATTGTTCTCCAATGTTGCTTCTGGTACTCGTGAGCTGTCATTTATTCTTGGTTATACTGGTACTAACCTGGATGAGGCTATTGGTGACCCTGACAACTATGTTCAGCAGGCAACGGCACAACTAAATACTGGGGCGTTTGCCGGGCTTAGGAATGCTATTGGTCGAATTGGTTCCTGGATGAGCAATTCGATTCATGGTATGAATATGCGTTTCCCCGAGATTTGGTCTGATTCTAACCATGCGCCGTCGTACGATATTGAAATGCACTTCATTACGCCATACAATACCGCTTTCTGTAAGTGGAGATACGTTCTTGTGCCGTTTTATCATCTCTTCTGTATGGCATCTCCGAAAGCAGATGTGAATCAATCTCAGTACAGTGCACCATTCCTGATCCGTGCATATTCCAAGGGATATTTTAATATTGAGATGGGTCTGATTGAGTCTCTTACATGGAAACGCTTTGGTGATGGAGGAATGATTGCTAACGATGGTGTGCCCACACAGATTGATGTTTCTGTTGGGTTAAAAGATCTGTACCATTCGCTTACTATGACCAGCATGTACGATCAGACGCCTGGTTCTGTGTTAGCCACAAATGTCAGTAATTTTATGAACAACACCGGATTGATGGATCTCATTGGAACTCTCTCTGGTGTGAATATGAACCGTATCAGTCTGAATGAACGGATGTCCATGTTTATCTCATCAAACATGACTGCATGGGGATCTATGGGCAGCAACTTCATGCGGCACATTTCTGACCGTGTACGGAATATTGCCGATGATCTGAACCTGTACGGTTCGTGATGACATGTATATGAAAGGGGGCTGCTATAAATGAGTATGAAAGCATCTGAACTCATCGCGAAAGCGAAAGACATCGCAGCAAACTACAAGACCTTGTATGTGATGGGCTGCTTCGGCGCTCCTCTCACAGGGTCGAATGTTGATCGGTACTGCAAGAATCATCAGTACAACAAGCAGGCAGCACGAACGGCCATGATCAAGGCCAATGCCAATAAGAATCCGCCGGTATTCGGGTTCGACTGTGTGAATCTGATCAAAGGTATCGTGTGGGGTTGGTGCGGGGATGCCAGTAAAACTTACGGAGGAGCGAAGTATAACTCCAATGGCTGTCCCGACTATTCCGCAAACGGAATGATCAAGATTTGCACTGGGGTTACTACAAACTTCTCCAACATCATTCCTGGTGAGGCCCTTTGGATGGAGGGGCATATCGGTATCTACATTGGCGATGGCCTCGGCATCGAGTGCACTCCTGCCTGGAAGAATAAGGTTCAGATTACCGCTGTTGGTAATATCGGCAAGAAGAGCGGCTACAGTACTCGTACCTGGACTAAGTACGGTAAGCTGCCGTTCATCGATTACAGCGGAACATCGGCCAATACCACTGCAACATCAACGCCTACGCCGGCGACTCCTTCTACTGCGGTGGGGAGTTTTAAGGTAGGCGACACTGTGAACTTTACCGGTACGGTTCACTATACCAATGCCGGCGCTGCTACAGGTAAGGCCTGCAAACCTGGAAAAGCCAAGGTTACTGGGACATATAACGGAAAGCATCCGTATCAGCTCACGGCTGTTTCTGGTGGCGGTTCCACTGTGTGCGGCTGGGTTGATGCTGCGTATGTGAAAGCCCTGGACAGTGGCAGCGCGAGCACTGAGTACAATGTTCAGATCACCTGTACAGCTCTGAACATCCGTAAAGGTCCTGGAACAAATACCGCCGCTGTTGGCTGCATCCGCGATAAGAACACCTACACTATCGTCGCCGAGCAGGACGGCTTTGGTCAGCTGAAGGACGGCCGTGGCTGGCTTTCGCTGAAGTATCTCAAGAAGGTTTAACGATATGCGGGAGAGGGTTGACCCTCTCCCGCTCTGTTTATAAAACGATAAATTATATAAAAAGATAATAACACAATAGGAGTTGATCACAATGAAGATCGCTTCAAGAGATCAGAGAATAACAGATTACAACGAGGCATACCCGATAAAGATTGAGGATGCTGTTACTCGTGTCGAGCAATACTTTACTGACCGAGGATGGAACTTGAAAAAAGCGGCTAAAAAGGCTGCTAAGAAGGCCTCTTTTATTGTCGATAAGCGAGAATATCGTTCTATTCATATTCTCATGTATGAGTATCCGATGAAGACAGATCGTCCACGTACTTTTAATGGTCACACATTCTCTCCGAATGCCGCCGCTAATAAAGACTATTTCAGAAAAGCTCTTACTAAGATTATAAGCACGCTTCAGTTGATTACTACTCCAGCGGAAATACTGATTGATGCCTATCTGGAAATGCCCTCACGGGTACCTCCAGATGAGGTTATACTCTTCGAAGCTAAACTGCTCAATCCCATTGATAGACCGGATTATGACAACATTGAAAAGTGCTATACAGATATGCTTACTTCAGTCATTACTACCGATGATGATATCTTTTATCACGCTGAAATCACGAAGTATTACAGTTTGCTTCCTCGGGTAGATATTACTATACGGTATTTAAATAAACACGAATCGGACTACATCTACAAAAAGATCAAAGGTCGTAAAAGTATCAAAGAAGGAATTGCCTCCGGGCAGATAGTTCTGGAGAAATTAACCGATACATAAATCTAAGGAGGATTGATGTATGAAGCTTAATAAAAAGTTAGCATACAACGCAGTTGGTTCCGCGCTTTTTCATGTATGCGGAATGAAAGTTTTGTCTGAAGCGGTTGTAGCTGTTATCAATGACACTACACCAGGAGCGGTGGAAGTGGAGGCTGTGTGCGCGGATGGGTTTACTATCCGTAGGAAAAAGGATTACAACATCAGCGACAATGGTTTGTACAGCGCCATTGTCGAGGCCACAGAAACGCTGTTTGATAAGCACGATGATGAGGTCATTGATTATATCGCTGACACCTATGATTTCGCGTATGATCCGGATTTTGTTACCACGGACTATGCTGAGGATATCTTTGATGTCACAAGGAACGGCCGGCTTATTAGCATTGAAGCTGACATATAAGGAAAAGAAGATGCGCCAGGGTGTTCCCTGGCGCATCTTTTACTTCTCGTTGTAAATCTCTCTGGCCATAGCGGCTACTTCAGCCGGCGTCCACTTGCAGATGCCAAACACGCTGGCGGTCTCGTAGATGGAATAGAGCATGATTGCCTGATCCTTGATCATATCACGGTTCATATCCATGATGTTGCCGATACTCTGTACGCCGGTCGTCTCAGTTACCGTGTTCACGGCGCTGCGGGTGATGTTGTTGATGATGGCGTGCATCAAAGACGTAGGTCCGATCCTGTCGATCCGCTTCACCGTTTCCTCTAGCGTTGTGGTGCTGCCCTCTTCGTTGGACTGTGCCTTCGCGATATCAACCGCATTACGAATCTCTTCGGCCTTCTTGTCCTCCTCGAGCAAGGCCTTAACCGTAGCATCGCGGATTTGGTCAGCCTGAACTTTGGGAGTCTTGTTGTCGAACAGCTGATCCAGAACCTGCTCGTCCTCTTTGGAGAGTTCGATATCCTGATCATCAGGGATGACCATGCCTTTCTCCTTGGCGGTATCAGCCTTCTCTTCGGCGATCTCCTCGGCGCAGTCCACGCAGTCTTGGACGAAAGACACTGCCTCACTCAGACGCAGCTTGGTCTCACGGATAGTCTGGTTCTTCAGGTCGAGTTCATCCTCGAAAAACGCTTTGCAGGCATCTCCCGCGGCATTGAGGACGCCTTCATTGAGCTGCTCTTTGCCGCAGTCACTCAGACCCAACTGATGCATACGTGCGAAGCACTCGAGCAAGGCCTTATTAAAAACCCGGCGCTTATATTCGAGAATCGAAATCCTGCCCATAAATGATTCCTCCTTTATGTTTCATCCAATTCAATCTGGATGTCCGTTACATTGAGTTGTTCCGGCACATATCTGGTGATGATATCTTCACTAATGAATACCGGCTTATTGTATCTGAAGTGCTGATACGATGCGTCGAAATCGTTACAGCCCATATATTTAATAGACCGAACTGTAGCGAAGTTCTCTTCGACTGCTGTGCAGATATTTGACATGAAGACATCATCTTCGGTAATGTAATTGTCTCTCAGGTACTTATAGATGAAGTCATAAATCTCTTCCAGCGGTGCACCGAAACCGTATACCTTGAAATAGAAGGTCGGATTGAGATCGTTGAGATATGCCGTAGTTTCATACTCATCGGGAATACGACCACCGGATATTGTAATGTACTTCGATGGTCCATATGTGGCTATGAACTTAAGTGCGATATCAAATCCCGTGGTAAGTTTCAGCATCGATCCATATACCACGGTCATGTTCTTGAATGTGTCATACAGTGATGCTGTATTCTCAATGCCGAAGTTAAATTCGAAGAACGGTACCGCACCGATTGAATAATCGTATGTAGTATCAGTTACCTTCAGAACTTTCGTAGGAGACCGAGAGAACTTGCCAAATTCGAGAATCAAACTGTACAGATTGTTCGGGTTGTTGTAGTAGCTGTTCATCAGCACATATCCATCGGTGTTTTCTGTAGGCAGCATGGTGTATGCGCTGTCGTTCCGAGGATATTCATCTATTGTAGTCGGATCGGCCTTGTGGAAGAAGCATGCTGTAAAAGATGCATCTCTGTAGTCAATAACTGAATTGTAGTTTGTGTCCGTTCCAATTTTTCGCAAACCTTCTACGATCTCCAGCCGATCAAGTTCTGTGATGTAATCTGATGTTCGAATAGAACCAGTAAAAATGAACTCACGGGTGTTCTTGTCATACTCCGAAATCATCATCGGCAGATACGCACAAGGACTTCCATCCTTAGTGAAGAACAGATAGCACATTACTGCTCGGCTGTCAATGACGTAGCCTTCGTCGTCTACAAGCAGTGAATCGTTTTCGGTATTCAGCATACCTTTGATCGTGAAAGTATAGCGGTCGTTATCTACAGCTGAGTGTGCATTGCGGTAGATGTGAACACCCTGGGTAATCATTTGATACGGGTAGATGTTGTTGGCTACCTGCATGGACAGCCGGGCCGTCTCATCTACACTGGTAAAGTAGTACGATACGATATTCAGATCATTAATGATCATCATGTATGGGCAGGTAAGATACAGTGCATCAGGTTCATTCTCGTCGATAGGGCATTTAGTTACATAATCGTAATCCGGGAACCCATCAACAATGTGAAGCTTAAACTTGCTGTATGCACGAATAAGTTTCCTGTCCACAGTTTTATCGTATCGATCGAAGTCGCCAAGATTTTGAATCGTTCGAACGCCGGTTAAGTTCAGGCGTTTTGTGGTAGTAGGAGCAATCTTCCTGTCACCATAACGCATCAAAACGTAGACGTAATAGTTATGCTCCTGGCAGTCATTACGTTTCTTTATGAGCTGTACATTGGCGTCAAGATCGTTAATGTATTGAATGATGTCATGTTCGGTTGTGATATTCTCACGGCGAACTTTCTTATCGATAAGTTTCTTCTTGACATCAAGAAGAGAATCGCCATTCATAGCACCAACTACATCAGAAAGCATCGTCACGAAGACATTGACGCCGCTGTAGTTATATGCCGCGTCTCGATACATGGCGAATGTCGCGGTACCAGTACGGTCAATGGTGACTTTGATATCTTCACCAAGAGTCTGTTTGATTTCGGCCCGAATGATCCCGTTGATGCCGATATTCAGAACAGGGTTGTTTATGATTCGAAGCAGGTTGCTTTCATCATCATTGTAGTACAGAGCTTTAGAAGGCGTCATGGTTAAGTAATGATCCAATGTCGCTTTCTTGAACTGATCATTAGCGGACCGCTTATAGTAGACTTCGAATCCAGCTAGTTTGTAGTCATAATCGAAGCTTATTCCATCATAGGTAAACTCCAGCAGATCGGTTACGTGCATCTCCGTGATCGTATAGTTGCACTGATAAATCTGGCATATCATTGATACCAGAAGTTCGCCTTGATCATTCGTATCCTCGAACATCTGGATATATGAATCATATGACGAATGTTCTCCGGTATAGTTTGCGGCATAGTAGTATGAGTTGCCTCTCTTTACCGCGCGGATAAGGATATCATCTTCGAGAGAGAAATTATATCCTCCATAGAGAATCGTAGATCGCCTGTCGATTGTAAACTGGATCTCATCGCGAACTTTAACCCCTTTTCGGAGGATGTCTTCTTTGAGCACCGAGAGCATGGCCAGACATCTGCCGGGTACAGCTCTGGTAACACCTACGCCCCAGAGTTTAGCAGTTTGATTCACCCGAATTTCACTGTTGGATAACTCCGGGCAGTAATCGTTTGCTCGCCGTTGTTCCAGAGTAATAGTATCCTCTATGGCCTGTGACATGGCTTCGGTGAGATAACCGTAGATACTGGTGCGGTTTTTATCCAGTGCTTCTTTAGGGAAGTATACTGGAGTTACAACCTGAACAAGATCCTTCAGAATGTCAACACGATCTACCAGTTTACGCACAGTCTTCCCAGGCATATTCAGTCACCTCCTTAAAATTGAGAGTTGGTCCACAGTAGTTCATATTTTACTGCACCATTTCTGTCTGTTCGCTTGGCCATCGGATATCTGGCCAAAGAATTTCCGAGGCCAAATGGCCTTTCGTAGCTGTCGGGCCTTAATGGACGCTCTAACCCAGCAGTCCACCGACCTTCAGCTCCTTTGGGTGAATTACATGACAATACATTGAGGTCAAACAATACCCCAGGATCACAGGGATCAGATCGCATGCCATAGTCGAATTCTATAGACAACTTGTCTTCCAGAATCGGCTGATCGGCATAGCTGTAAATGGAGTAAGGGACCGTTTTTGGGAATACACCAGTAAGTTTCTCCCAATATACCAGAGTTCTCATATCCATTGCAGTGACCAGATAGTATACTGATCCGGCATAATCGATAATCCCATTTTTCTGTGAAGATATTGAAGGCTGCATTGCATCAGTCATCGTTATAATCCAGATGTATGCTGCCCATAACTGTATGGCTTTCATGATACTCTGGTATCGATCGTTGCGGAATTCTACTGTAAATGATCCACCGATCTTGTGTTCCTCTGAACTCGTAGCATACTTTATGATATGGCCATAGTATGTTTGGGCCTTTTCAACCGTTTTCAGCGTCATATCTCCTACGCTGTAGTTTGCTGCCCGTGTTGTGAATAAAGGCATATATGCTGTCGAGTTGTTACACGACAGCATATGAAGCATCTTTTGGCCATACTTATCCGTAGCCCATGCTGCAGACATTGGATGTGTTGCCATGGTTGCGTAGTTTTCAGCGCCGTTTCCGCCATATACTCCGACGTAAAGGTTTGGCCGCGTAAAAATAATATGGCCAACCAGTGGCATGGTCGTACCTTCATAGTCGGGCATTCGAGCAATATCAAAGTTATCGATTAGATCATCCAGAGTAGCATACGGCATTCCATACCGAATACCCTGTCTCTCGATATCGTCAAGAATATAAGGTATTCCGTTGCTGTCTGTTCCTGTGTACGATGACGACTTCAGTGATCCTACGGCATTCTTTACTTTTGACGATAACGCAGATAATGCTTCTCGCAGATAGATTGTACTAAAACCTCCGCCACCGGAATTGTTATCCATCTCAGCCATTAAGTTATCACCTCTTATCTTTATAACATATTAAAGACTTATATCGATGTTTGAGGGTATCACAGATGGGTCAAATTCACTTATGAATATCGATTTTACATGATTATACATTTTAATCTTGTGAGGTTGATACCAATGCTTCCTTGGAAAACGTCTATTGGTGGGATGCTTACTGGGAGTGAAATTGATGCGGAGATTTCTAGCAAGGGGTTGGCTATTACTCCCTACAATCGTAAGAATCTTAATCCCAACAGTTACAACCTGCATTGCGGGAATATCGTAACCTTGTACCATGTGACCAGCCACATTGATCTGATGGAACCTGAGAGCTATGCGGTAACCGAATCGCTCATTGTATCCGATGATGGGCTGGTTCTTCGTCCCGGGCTGCTGTATCTTATGCCTACAGTGGAGACTATTCGTTCAGAGAAGTATATTCCTCTGATTACTGGCAGATCATCTATCGGCAGGCTCGGAGTATCGATTCATCAGGAAGCCGGTTTCGGAGACATCGGATTTGCCGGTAAGTTTACACTTCAGGTAAAGGTCACATACCCGACTAAGATATACCCTGGACTTCCCATAGCTCAGGTATATTTCATCACACCCTATGGAAAAGTGGATAGGCTTTATTGTGGAAAGTATCAGCACTCCAACGAAGCGGTAACTAGTCGCTTCAATCCTGATGAATGAATCTTTAGCTATATACTATAAATTCAGTGGAAGGAGCTGATAACTTTCTATTTGGCTATCCGTTTTCAACATTCATGACAAAAGAGAACGAAACTAATTTCGGTATAGTCAAATTAGGAGGTAACAACCGTGAGTAAGAAGAACCGTAACAACGACGGCTTTTACGAACTGAAACCCAAGGAGAAGCGCACCAGCACGGTCCAGGGGTCAAGCTCCAATAACTACAACAGAAACAAGCGTACATCGACGTATGGTGAGGGGAATCGGCTGAAGGAACTCGAAGAGCGTGTTAGGACGCTGGAGAACCACACGGCCGAGTTGAAGGATCTCCTCACCAGGCAGCTCGATCTGATTGAGAATCTCTATAACCAGATCGATGACGACGATGATGATCGGCGGGATTTTGAGGATCCCTACTTCGAGGATGGCATTGGTGTCAGGTTCGGAGGGGACAAGCCGACTAAGATGTATCGGCTGGAGGATCCCGATGGTGAACTCGTTCCCAAGAGGGAGTTCGCTGGTGGAGTCATGGAGGTGGCTCCGGGACGCGGATTTCGCGTTGGCGTACGCTTTAAGAAGAAATAGCAACAGGAATGGCCCGGGGATATCCCCGGGCCGTTTCTTTTTCTGTGATGGGCGTTGGAACCCACCTAAATCACCTTCGCGTGGACCAAAAGTATTCCATATAATACGACCGGTATACTCGATGCCCATTAAATAGAGTGACACGTCCGCCGGCGAGTGATGATGGTTATAGCATATTTATATTATACGGGGATAATATGGCACATGACTCAAATGTTCCAGGCGCTGGTGCTATTGGTGGTTGGTTTAATAGTTGGAATGGTGGGTTCCAAAATTATAGCACCGGAACCCACATGTATAACCATAGATTACGTCTACTGTCACACTGGTAAAACTGTCTCCTTCTGTATCAACAAACATAACACTTGTTTTTGTATCAGGGCCAAAATATGGCTCCGCCGGCGAAGCATAATTTTGGTGGTGCAACTAGAAGTATGGATATTGTGTGGTATGAAGGTTTAATTCCTGCAATAGGTCAAGGCCTCTATGGGCTTTGCGATGAGTCTAATCCAGGTGGGTTCCATTTTTACGGAACCCACCAGATGTTTCTAGATACATACAATTTACTCCACCGAATCTTGGACTTTCAGTAGTACCATCGACGTATAATATCAGAACATTATTTTTTAAGGTATCCTTAATAGTGCTCGCCGGCGGAAGATATATACATATGGGCAGTACAAGGTGGTACCATGTATACTAGTTCATATTATGAAGGTAATGACGTCACTACATCGGTAGGATCTATTACCGATGGCCAACTGAGAATAGTCCATAATGATCCAGATCAAGAGTATAACCGTCGTGTTGGTGGGTTCTGAATTGCCCACAACAATGACTATAATGTATATGGTTACTCTGGCGAAGCATAACATATACAAACTACAGGAAGAAAGGAGAGGTTAGCTAGTGATCACTGAGTTGTTTTCGATGCTGTCGAACTTCGAGATTGATCATCGCCATGGTGGCAATAACTTCAAGGTTAATCTGAATCGGAATCATATCCGATCCATTTCGGCCTTCAGTTCAAACTCGATTTTTTACTTCACGACGATCGTATCTGATCAGATAACTCCGGAAGAAGTCGCTATGACCAGTAAGATGTTGGAACGGTCGTATGCGTCTTTTGTTGTCGCATGTATCAGTTTGATGCCGTTCCACCGCATCAGCGCTGATGATCAGGCATCGGTCGAGGAGTACTTGTCTCAGTTCCATCAGAACCTTGGCATCGACGTGGATTCAAAATCTACTATGGTCTTTGGCAAAGCTCTCGGGCTCGCCGCTGACCTTCAGGAATCTGTCAGTGCGGAAGATTTGAAGCAGACACAGGACTTCCTGCTTGAGTGCTGGGAGAAATCCCGTAAGAACTGCTCGAATTTCGTCAAGGTTGTTAATGAGACGATCTCTCTGAACGATATGTACAATCTCAATCCGATTGACCCAATGACTCGGACTATGCAGGCGGCCTATAAGGAGAAGCTCGATGAACTAAATACCTGGGGATTCCTGGGCGAAGCCAGCCTGGATTTGTTTGACCTTCCCGAAGGTGGAGAGTACATTCCTGATGCCGATATTATTCGCGGCGCCTTTGATTATTCTCCCGATGATGACAATGATGATGAATACGACGAGGATATCGACGATGACGACTATGATCTCGATGCACTCATCGATAATCGCAGCGTCTTGGTTGAGGGCAATGTCAAGCAGGCTATTAACTCCATAATGTTTGCTTTGGAGGGTGTATCTGAGAACAAGATTCTGTCCTGTCCCAGTCTGGCTAAGCTGAATTCCTTGGAGGCCAAGCTGAAAAAGCTTAAGACCAAGTATGCCAGATACCTCACTCGCTATAAGAGGAAGTATAAAGAGAACAAAAAGAACGGCACCAAACAGAAGCTGGTCATCCGCTTCAATGGTGCCAATATTTCCAATCCGAAAGCGTTTATGAAGCAGTACGGCGGTTACATCAAGATTATCAATAAGCGCCTGAAACTTGTGGAGAAGCGTCGGTCTGAACTCCGTAAGAGGAAGGGCCTTCCGGATCATAAGATGGAAGAGAGCGCCATATTGATCGGTATCACCGATACTGATCTGATGGTAATGGATAAGCTTGTTGAGGATGCTGAGCGTCAGTTGCTTGCTCCCGATGATGAAGCCTTTGTTCTCAATGAAGCTAAGGGTGGCCGCGGTGGTAAAGGTAAAGGGAACGGTGGAGGCAGGAGCAGTTCAAATAGCGGTGGCTCCAATTCCAATGGAAACAATAATGGTGGAAACGGCGGTTCGCCTAAAAACACTGGCAATAATAACGGGGGAAATACGAATAATAAGAATACCGGAAACGCCGATAATTACGATAAAGAATTCAAAGATCTCAGAGACCGTGTATCCAAGATGGAGAAAACAGATAAGAAACTTCGGACAGAGCAGTTAAATAATCGTATTACAAATCTTGAGCGTTCGCAGCGATATGATTCTGATTACGAAGAGCCCGATATGACTATCGGCGATGTCAGTGTGGATGCGGTGTACGATAATCGTCGGCCTAAGGGTGGAGTGAATTTGGCCCGGGCAGCCCGTCGTGGTTATACGGGGACAAAGACCTTCGACAAAGAGGTCTTTACCAATATGGAAATGAAGAAGGCCAATGAGGCGCTTCCTACGTTTACTCACGCTACCATTGGCTTTGTCATTGATGAGACTGAAGAGGTTGTTAATCGTGATATCCTTCTTGGGATTAAAGTGCAACTGCATAAAATCCCGGCTAAGGATCTGATCGACGATATCTACAACTGTATCATTAATAAGCGTAAGTTCCTGAAGTTCGTTAAGTTCATCAGCGGTGAAGAGAAGTCTTTGGCTGACTTAGTCTTTGGATTTAAGGAACTGAAGCTTGATGCTATTAACAGCACCGGAGCCCGCAGGTGGAACAGCGCCTTCCGCCGGCGCCGTCGGTGGTCTAAGATGTCCATACCGTATCTGATGAAAAACTATACACCGAATGGAACGGTCGTTATGACTATGAATGAAGTTCAGTTCATTCGGGATGAGTATGGTATCGACATCATGCGGCCGGATCATGTCAAGATGATCATGGACATGGGATTCCTTCTCGGCTTCGTGATTCTCGATCAGGCCAATGAGGTCTGCTATGTCACTTACGACGGGCACAACGGTGAATTCCAGATGTATACGTATGCAATGCTCGATAGAGAGTCTACGAACAGTGACCGAATGGTTCGTGAGCTGTATCGTGCAATGTCCAGATAGAAAGGTGGTATAGTATGCTGGATTTTAACTGCGCTAAGATCATTAGCGAGTGTGGTGTTCCGGTTGATTCGGTTACTATGCTTCTTCTTGATGAAGCGGCTCAGCTTAAGGTGACCGATGATGTTCTCACTGGAATGCTCAAATTCATTACGGATAAATATAACTCCATGGATTTCTCCATGATCGAGAAGTCCGCTGGTGATTTTGCCAAGTTTGCGTACAAAGACGTTCTTCGGGATAACGTCGAGATTCTCAATGAGATCTACTCGAACTCGCCGGATCCTGGTGCCAAGAAGTACATGGAGGTAGTAGTTGCTACTACTAAGGTGATGGATCATCTTATGGATCATCGGCAGCAGTACTCTGATCTGTATAGGTCTGGCAATGGGATCGTGCAGTTGCTCTATACGAGCATGGTCTCCGCCTGCATCTATTCTGTAGGCATCTTGATTAGCAATACGATTCGATTCGTTACTACTGAACAGGACACTGAGTGCTCGGTTATGTTCGATGAGATCCCCGGGACGATCAAACATGTTCACATCAGGAATATTTTGTCTGCGGCTAATAGCCTAAACGAAATCACTGATCTGCTGAATCGTTACAGTAATCAGACAAAGAATACCAAGCCGCTGAAAGAGTCCATTGAGGTAGGTACCGTTGCCATCGCTATCGTTGGTATCGGAGCCGTTCTGATGCTCATTCCGAAGATCATTGTTCTCATTCGAGAGATTATCTATTCGATATACTACACTCGAGTGAGGGTCAGTGAGATGCTCAACGTCCAGATTGATCTGATCAATACGAACATCGAATCTCTTCAGCTTACTGGCCGTGGTAATAAGAAGATCATTGCCCGGCAAAGAAAGATCGTTGATAAGCTGACCAAGTGGAAGAACATCTTTTCTGTAAAGGTGGATACTACAAACAGCATGGTTTCGGTTCAGAAGGAAAAGGAGAACCGTGCATTGAAAGTTGATCGGAACAGTCCGATAGTTCGTAATCCGGATACCTTCGACAGCGGATCTCTTATGCTGTAGAAAGGAGGCTGACAACTATGTTTACACTTGTTCCTGGCGGGGCATTCATTATGTGCGAATCAGTAGAAGATTTCGATGGCAATGTTCAGCCTCAGACCCAGGTTGATCCCGCTTCTCGTTTGGCTTCTGCTGAAACTGCCGATATTGTGACCAACACCAAGATTAAGCTGCAGGGTCCGTATGAGAAGTACGTTTCCCCTTTGCTGACCATGTCCTACGGCTATACTATGGATGACGACGAATCCTTTGGTATGTCGTATATGAGCAAGCTTGATCAGATCACAGCTGCAGCAACAGCGAGCACCAATGCGATCATTAAGATTATCGGTGAGTTGTCCGGAGTGCTCAAACTGGCATATGCTGATACTTCGTATGTGACGACATCCTTTGATGCTATTCGGGGATTGGTTATGCGTAAAGTTTCTCAGCTTGAGTATGCTGGTTATGGACATTACGAGTATACTTATTCCACGATTCCTCAGCTGCAGTATCTTGATGAGGTTCGTAAACTCATGGGAATCATGAATAAGTGCCCCGAAATGTTGGACAGTATTATAGGATTCGATCAGGCCGGTATTATTACGTCTTGCGATGGGCCTCTGACATTCTTCGAGGTATTTCCAAGTATCCTCGATTTGATGTCATGTATATTTGGGGATCCTGCTCGACTGATCCGGTTTGAATCCAATCGATCCAGAGACATTTCACTGCGCAACCTGCTTAGTCCTGACAGTCTCGGCTCTTCCGCTTGCGATGGCTGTGCAGGTAATTGTGTCGATGCACAAATGTCCTGTCAGTTTGTCGAAAGCGCTTCCAAGTATTTGCGCTGCACTATGCAGAAAGCGTATGATCTTCAGTGCGCAGTTGCAGATGGGAAAGATGTTGACTCTGCGATCGTTTCCGCACTTTTAGCCAGAACCGTTAACGTGTACGGATTTGGCGTTATTCTGGCTATGCATTATGCATATCAGCTGCGTGAGTACTATTCGCTGAAGAACGCTATCGATAACTATTCCAGAGATCTTATCACTGCGTTGAAATCCGTTTAACCCCAAACGGTTTCATACTATACCCCAAATCGCTATACTTCGAAAGAAATGCCCCAAACAAGCATATAAGTATCTTCCTATATTGGGAAAGATAGTTCTACCCCAACACAATACCCCTGTGTGATGTCAATGAACTTAAAATCGATTTACGAGGAGGCTTTATAAATGAGAATTTCTCAGCTTAGGGCCATCAGCGAAAATGCTACGGGCTACTATGGCGGCCCCGCCGTAGATATGCACGAGTACCTCACTCTCGATGAGTGCACGGGAGCGCTGCCGGTGGCCATCATGGAGTCTCAGATGGAGCTGAGTGACTTTACTCGCGACACCAACGATGCCCTGACCGAGGCTGTTATCGAATCCATCCAGTACGAGCGGGAGTTCGATCCGACGGCCATTGTGGAGTCTGCCGTTGACGGCCTGCTGGGTAAGGTGAAGAAGTTCTTTGAGAAGGTTATCAACTTTATCAAGAGCATCATCGCCAAGCTTAAGATTTTTATGGATCGTATTTTTATGAAGGCCAAAGACCTTTATGCAAAATACGAGAAAGAAGAGGTCTATACCAGTAAAGAGCCTAAGGGCCTCAGTGTGACGGCATGGAAATTTCCGCTGCGAGATAAGACCAAACTTTGGGAGCACGACCCCGCGGAGTTTGCTAAAAAGGATCAGGTTTGTAGTATGTATAATTCGCTGTTCAAAGATCTTAACCTGAAATTGCCGAATGATGCCGCAGCTACTATTAAAACCGGCCGTGGATCCGATAGTGACAGCGTATTTAAGGCTCAAATGGACAAGATGTCAGATATTTCTACATCAGAAGCTCAGTATACGGTTATCAACTATATGGTGGGCAGCTCATATGCCGTTAGTGAAAAATCCTGGGAGCGGGATATTAAAAAGGCACTGTACGGCGGCGAGAAAGTTACTGTCAAATATGGTGATGAGTGCTTTACAAAGAGCGACCTTCACCGGGTTCTTACCAGTAAGACTGAACTGGAAGACATCAAGAATAAGTATGAAAAGATGGAGTCGGCAGTTTCTGATGCAAAGGCGGACTTTGAGAAAGCTATCAGCAATTTCAAAAACGATAAGGGCGCCGATGGCAAGCAGATTTCCGGCGGCGTTAAATCGTATGAAAAGCAGCTTAGTGATGCGGAAAAACGTGATGTTGACGTTGAGGATCACTATAACGCAGACATCGAAAATCATTCTAGGTTTACGAATGCCATGAGTGATTTTACCTCCTATACCGGCAAATTGCTAACATTTTTCCAAAATGCTTACGGTTGCATTACTAAGCTAAAAGATATCGAGACCACATACTACAAGGACAGACTGGCTCAGGCCAAGATGATGTTCGGTAAGATCCTCAGCTGGAACGATAAGAAGAAGGACAATTCTGATGCCTCTGACATTGAGGCTGCGGTCTTGGCCGATTTTGATCTTTAATGATTGGAGGCGACAAGTAATGGCATTTAGTGCGTGGAAACTTGCAAACGCTATCAACGAGAGCGCATCTTTCTCGCGGTCTCCTGTTGACGCGCATGATTTTGTGTCAGACGAGCCCAGT